AACGTCACGTCGATCCGCGTCACACTCGGCCACGTCTCTTCCGGCGAGTAGCAGACGACATCGTGGTCCCAGCCGACCAGTCGAAGTCCCGGCATCAGGCCGGCATGAAGCTGCTCCTCCCGCGTCATGAGAAAAGTGCCCGGCTGATTTCCGGGTGCCCGCTCGCCGATGTCGGAGAAATTTGGAATGTAACCCGGCTCGCACTGGATGCGGATGAACTCGGCCCGCTCGGCCTGCCCATTCTCTTCCAGAAAGTCGGCATACACCAGACGGGGCAGGTCCGCATCGGGGTCCGCGAATATGGCGTTCAGCAAGGCGTCGTGGGTGGCCGTGTCCATGCGGCTATTTTAGATCGCCGGCGGCGAATTGCCCGAAGATCTCCAGCCGCCGCTCATCGCTCAGGCCCGGCAGGTGCAAGGCGAAGTCGCCCGGCTGCCACTCGCCGGGTGGGTAGCTAAGACCGTACTCGCCGTAGCGGTACGAGTTGAACGTCCGCTGCGGCCAACACTCCCACTTCTCCCTCGGCTCGCCATGCAGCAGGTGGGCAATCGCCGACTGGTCCGCGTTCTGGTACGTTTCGTACATCGCCTTGCCGGCCAACCACTTGCGAACGAACGACCGGGACCAGTCCGTGGCCCGCACGAACAGCACGCCGCAGTTCAGACCGTTGATGTCGGCACTGTAGACGAGATCCGCCGAGGTGCGGCCCAGCCAGTCAAGCGGCGTCTCCGGGGCGGTGATCAGCACGTCCGCGTCCAGCCACGTCACCCACCCGTCGCCGGCCGACAGGGCGTCAGAAATGGCCGCCGGTTTCACCCACAGGCCGCCGTGCGGGTCATCGTCAGGTCGCCGACCGCCGCGAAGCGAATACCCGTGCCGGGCGCAGTACGCCACCCGGTTCGGCCAGGTGTACTCGCCCACCCGTGCCGCCTTCTCGTCCCACGCGGTGACAACGGTGACGGCGACCGGCACGGGTAAACTCTCAGTCTTGGATGGGCGGCAATTTGATGTGAACCTTGACCGTCGACCTGTTCCCGCCGGCGTCCACCATCTCGCCGTCGTAATGGCCGTCGCCGACCCACGGCTTCCGACAGTTGATCGACCGCCCGCCGATCTCGCTCACCAAGACAAACACCATCTCGACACCGGCCGAGTCGTACCGACTGACGCGGGTGAACCCGGCCGACGTGCTTCGGCCGCCGTCGACACCTTCCGTCTCGTCGTGCGACCAGAGGCGGCTACCAGAAACGGCGGATTTTCCAAAGTACTTCACATGCCGATCACCCCAGATCGGAGAAGTCACGGCCGCCCGATTGCCAGGCACCCTGTCCGGACGGGCTGCCGGTCTCGTGACAGTCACACCGACCACTATCGTGCCAACGACTCCCATCAGAATCGCCGCCATCGAGCCACGACTGCGGTCATTTGCCACGACACACCTCGGTCGATCACCGAAAACTTGCCCGGTCAATTATACGACCTCTGTCGAACCCGGTCGGCGGAAATCGACAGCAGTGCCCCGCACCCGTGCCGGCATGTCGCCCGGAAATTCGTCCCCCGCCACCCGCACCCCTGGCACGGCCACGTCGCCGGGTCGGCCCCCACCCCCCGCACCGACGGGGCCGTGTCGCCGAACACGAAGTCGGCCGACAGGTGCGTCATCACGGCCACCGCCGGCACCCCGTACAGGCCGGCGACGTGGACCAGGCCCGAGTCGTTGCCGTACACCCGGTCGGCGTGCGCGATCAGCCCCAGCAACTCGGCCACCGGCCGGCCGGCCTGAATCTCGACCGGCAGACGACCGAACAGCCGGCCCATCGTCTGCTGCTTGGCCACCGGCCCAACGGCCACCACCCGCCGGCCGCCGCCGGTCAAGTCCCGCGCCAACTCGGCCCACCCGCTCGCCGGCCACTCCCGCTGCCGCTGGGCCGAGAACGGGGCCAGCAGGACGTACCCCGGATCGGCGGCCGGCTCGGGCCGAACGACCGCCGCCGGCCGCCGACCCGCGAACGCCGACACGTTCAGCTTTTTGGCCAGCCGGTCACAGTACCACTGGACGCGGCTCGGGCACGTCTTCCGGTGGGCGGCGTCCAACTCGCCGCCGTAATCGTCGCTCATGTCCGTCGCCCAGTCCGCCGGCCCCGTGTCGGGCACGACCGACAGCCACGGGTGCGACACGCCGGCCAGCCACGCCGGGTGGTGACAGTGGTACGTCACCGGCTCCCGCATGGCCGACGCCAGCCCGCACGCCGCGTACAGGCCGCTCACCGCGTCGCCGATGCCCCGCGCCGACGACATCCGGACGTGCGGCGGCGACCGGTAGTCCGGACAGGTGTCGCACCCGCGAACCGGTCCGCCCAGCGAGACGCGGGTGCAGCGGTCGTGCAGGTCGCAGTCGCGGACGTGCCTCGCCTCGTTCCCCCCGCCGCACGACCCGCACGACTCCAGGACGGCCCCCTCGCGGACACACGGCGGCCGGCCGCTCGGGCCGTCCCAGAGGGCCTTGTACTCCGGCCGGTTCAGGTACACCCGACATATCAGGCACGACCCGTCAAAGACAGGGGTCGGATGCTCGGTCAGGCACGGCCTCATGGTATTTCCGTAATCACCAGGGTGACGGTCGGCGGGCACGTCGTGTCCGGACCCGTGTACGACAGGAAGAACGGGTCGAGTGAAGTCGGCACCACCACCGCGTCGTCCGGCCCCTTGAACGACGCCACCGGGCCAATGTGCCAGTCCACGCCGTCGCAGTACATGACCAGGCCGCCCGCCTGCGAGTCGCACGCGAACCGGTCCGGCGTGAACCCGTACCAGTAGTCGAAACCCACGACGTAGGTGATGATGAACGACGCCCCGTTCGTGAACTCCACAAGTAACGACTCCGACACGTCGCCGCACGGGGTAGAGATTTTTGGCAGGCCCGATCCGCTGCCCGACCCGCTACACTCACAACAGCCGTTGGTCCGCTCGAACTGATACCCGGTCGTCAGCACCAGGCCCGTCGCGTACGCCTGATACCAGGTGTTCCGGAACCGGTACACGACCCCTTCCACGCAGTCGTCCCGGTAGGTGTAGTCGATCAGGCGGCCGGGTAAATCGTCTCCGCTCCCGCTCCCGCTCCCGCCACTGCCGGCCCCCTCGACGCCGGCCAGCCGCAGCCCCGGCCGCCCCCGCCACCACCCGGCCGACGACGACGTGCTGATCGTCCCGCCCCGGTCGCCGGCCACCCGCCCCAAGTCCTGCACCATCCAGTGCGTGCGGTAGAACAGGCCGAGCGTCTGCCGGCACCAGACGCTCACCCCCTGAACCTGCTGGAAGGCGTTGTCCCAGGCCGCGTACTGGCTCCACTTCCACACCCTCAGCACCGCGTCCGCCCGGTCGGCCAACTCGGCCGCGTTCGCCCCCACGTCCGGCAGGTCGTCGTCCGCGTACACCACCGTCCCGGCCATGCCCCCCTCGCCGACCAAAACGTCCACATCCGTCCGCACGTTCGTCCCCATCAGCGGGAACGTCACCCGCAGCGTCTCCGGCCACGGCGGCGACTTGGCCCGGTACGGCAGGTTGCTGGCCACGAACCGGCCCTGCTCGTCCGCCGGCACCGCCGCCGGCGTCGTCGTGTCCGGGTCGATGATGTCGAACACGTCCGTCGTCGGGTCGTACCGCAGCAGGAACCCGGCCGCCTCCACCACCCGCCACGCACACTCCCACGCCCCCTGCTCGTAGAAGTAGAACCCGGCCGGTGCCCCCGGCGGCGTCGACGGGAATGCCGGGGCCGTGCTCAGGTCGGTGAACACCGCCGCCATCAAGTCCCAGATGTCTTGCAGGCAGGCGTCCCACGTCCACGGCGACCCGCCGTCCAGGGACGACTCGACGTACTCGCCGTCCGGCCCCCGCGTGTTGTACTCGCGGCCGACCGCGACCTGGTTCAACCGGTATCGCCGGTCGGCCACCGACAGCAGGTACTCGGTCACCCGCCCGTCCAGACTGGACCACTTGGCCGCCTCGGTGTTCAGCAGGCACACCTTCTGGATCGTGAGCGTGCGGCCGAACGGGTCCGTCCACACCCAGTCCATCTCGGTCACGTCGGCCGGCAACTTCTGGTACACCTCGGACCACATGAGCGCCCAGCCGACGCCGTACATCTGCCCGTCGAAGTCGTGCAGCGGGCAGACGAACGAGTTGGCCCGGCCCCACCACTTGGCCGTGGGGATACCCTGCCGCTCGCAGTCGGCGGCCAGCGACATCGGGTCGACCAGCGGCTGCCCGGCCAGGGACGTCGGCATCGGACTAGCCCTTCAGGAAACTCTTGATCCGAACCGGCTGCTTGGCCGCCGGCGGGCGTGGCGGCGGCGGGACATGACCGCCGCTCCCGTTCGGTGACTTGACGCTCATCAGCACCTGATCGGACTCCGGCCCGAACCCGAACAGCCCCTCCTCTTCGGGCGTCAGGAAGGCGTCGGCGGCCGGGGCGGGGGCGTCCTCCACGTCCGCCGCGTCCCACTCGGTCGGCCGCACCAGCCACATGCCGGGCCGCACGACATCGGGCGACTCCCGCAGCACGGCCAGGTAGTCGGCCGGTGCCCCCGCCTCCTCGTAGGCGTCGGCCAGGACCGGAAGCACGCCGGCGTCGCCCGTGTTGCGGTAGTAATCGATCAGCCCGCGCACGTCGGCCGACCCCTTCCACGCCGCCGCCCCGGACGCCGGTTCGACATACAGGGGCAGCGACTCGGCCGTACCGACGCGGGCCGCCCGCGCGTCGCCGCCCGCCGCCGCCATCGCGTCACGCAGCACCTCGACGGCCACCCCCAGTTCGCCGCCCTCGCCGCCCGCCGCCCGCCGCATCGAGTCGGCCAGGGCCGCTGCCGGCGTGCCGGGGTACGAGTTGGCCACGTCCTCCATCGCCCGCCACGAGTCCGGCGACATCCGGCCGGCCCGCACCTCGGCAGCCGCCCTTTTCACCGCCCGCCCGACCAGGTCGGCCGCCGCCGCCTGGTCATCCGGGGTTCCGCCGGCCCACGCGGCCGGTGCCGAGGCCAGCACGTCGGACGCTCCGGCCAGCACGTCGGCGGCGGCCAGCCGGGCGTTCGCCGGCCCCATAGAACCGGCCGCGTACTCCGCCGCCCGGTCGTTTGCCGGGCTGACGGTCGGCCCGAAAAAGAAGTTTCCGCCCGCGTCCATGTAGTTAGGGCCGGCAAACCGGCCGGCCGCCACCGACCTGGCCAGCGGACTGTCCGCGCCGGCGGATCGGGCCAGCGGGTAGGCGGCGGATCCCGCGACCTCCGCCGCCGGCGCAACGTAGTCCGCCCCGTCCGCTTCTAGGTAGTCCGGCCGCTGCTCCCGCACGGCCGCGTTCAGCCGCGCCACCGCCGTCGCGTAGTCGGGAACCTCCCGTTCGCCGATGTCCGGCAGCGTCACCCCGTACGGCACGTCCAGCGTGCGGATTTCACCGTCCGGCATCCGGAACGCCGCCCCGCTGGTGGCCATCCCGCCGACCCTGTACTCGCTCTCCACTTCCGAATGTTCTTCCGCCGACCCGCTCTGCTCGCCGGCGAAATCGTTCAGTTGTCCGGCCGGCGGTTTGGCGACCGGCCGCGACACGTCCGCCGCCTCCGCCCGCTCGACGACCGACGGCCCGTACTCCGGATACCGGGTTGGTGACGGGGCCTTCCTCGGCACGTCCGGCTTGGCGGCCGGCGACTCCGCCCGGTTGGCCGACTGGGTCCGCCCGTGGGCTTCCTTCTCGCCCGTCTTGGCCCGGACCTCGGCCACCGTCGGGGCACCCGGCGTCCGGCCGCCCTCCATCTTCTGACCGCCGGCCCCGTAGTCGCTGTACGCCGGCTCCCTCGGCTTGGCCGCCGGCTTCTTCTGCTCCGGCGGCTTGGGGGCCGGCTTCGGCGGGTCGGCCGGGTAGGCCCCGGACTTGGGGGCCGGCGGCTTGGGCGGCTCGTCCTTCTTGCCCTCGGCCTTGGGCGGCGCGTTCGGGGCCACCGACAGGTCGGCGTCGGCCGTCATCGCCCCGTGCTCGGCCCCCTCCGCCACCGCGTGCGCGACCGGCGGCGGCAGCACGTCGTCCAGCACCCCCTCGATCACCACCTCCAACATCTCCTCCGGCGGGTGCGTGTCCACCCCGCTCCGCTCGGCCTGCCGCAGCGCCGCCTTCGTGATCGCCGCCGCCGCCTCCGTCAGCCGGGCCAGCGACTGCCGGATCCCGTCCACCCGCTCGGCCTTCGTCTTGCCCGCCTTCACCCGGCCGGTCAGGCTCGTCGCCAACTGCTTGCGGAGCGTCCGCAGGTCGGGCACCGCCAGCAGGCCGATGCGGTCCTGGAAGTCCACCAGGTCGCCCGGCCGAACCGACCGGCCGGCCCGCAGCGACTCGACCAGTTCGGCCAGCGAGTCCTTCGCCTTGCGGAACGCCTCCGTGTGCTCGGCCAGCGTCCGCTCGCCGTCCGCGTCGTACGGCTCCCGCCTGTCCGCCGGGAACTGGTACTTGTCCTTGTTGGCGTGTTGCATGTGGGCGATCGCCTTGTCCCCATACCGCTTCTGGCCCGTCTCCAGGTTCTCCGCCGCGAACCGGAAGTTGCCGCGCGGGTGCTTGAGCGGCACCGCCTCCCACGACAGGTCGGCCGCCAGATACTGCGGGTCGGACAGCGACAGCAGCCGCTCCTCGTACGGCTCGCCGCCGCCGCACTCGGCCAGCGTCCGCACCATCGCCAGCACCGGCGTCGGGTCCACCCCCCGGTGCGACAGTTCCTCCTGCACCAGCAGCATGACGTACCGGACCAACTCCTGCCGGTCCAGGTCGCCCCACCGGTCGCCGCCGAACAGGTCGTCGAGCGAGTCGCGGAAGCCGGCCGTGCCGAGGTCGTCCGACTCGTCGCCGGGGACGTCCAGCACCTCGTTTACGCCGGCCACCGACGGTGCGACCGGGGCCGGCACGCTCAGCATCGCCTCCGGGACCGGGGCACTCACCGGCTCCCTTTTCTCGCACTTCTCTGGGGGTGGCGTCACGACCGCGTGGATCGGCACGGGCACGGGCACCGGCGTGGCCTCGCCCCGGACGGCGGCGACCACCTTGAACATGGTCAGCACCTCGTCTCGGCCCGACTCGCGGCCCTTGGCGAACGCCTCCCGCTCCGCCTCGGCGCACCGCCGCCGGCAGTACTCCTCGACGACGGACCGGACCCGCTCCGGCAGACTCGACAGGTCGTGCATGGTTCAGACTCCCAGCAGTTTGCTGCGGACGGTGATCCGGTTCTTCCGCACGACCGGTATTGTAACGGACATCATCGCGTCGTCCGTCGGAAGGCCCTTCATCTTCTTCGCCAACTCGGCGTCCGCCTGGGCCTTCAAATCTACGTCGGACGGGCCGACCCGGACCTTCTTCTTGGCCGGCTTCTTATCCGCCGGATGGACGATGGCATCCGGCGGATACCACAGGCCGTCGTCAGCCTGGACGTACTCCGGCCGCCGCTGGGTGCGGAAGCCGGGGATGTCCGGCAACGCCACCACCGGCGGCCTCTTCGGCGGTTCCGGCTGGGCCGAGGCCGGCGGCGGCATGGGCGAGGTTGCCGTCGGCGGCGCTGGCGGCGGTAGAGGCGGCGGCGCTACCTGTCCACTCGTGATCGGCAGCTTGGCACCGACAGTCACGCGGCCACGACTGCCGAACACCGCCGGGTACTTCGCCTTCAATTGCCTGACGACTTCCGCCTTCCTGGCGTCGCCCCGCAACAGTCGCAGTTTTGGGTCCATCCGGAGCGGGTCATTCAGCCGTTTGACTTCCGCCTGGAACGCGGCCCACGTCGCGTCGTCCACCCCGGCCGGCTTGACTGTCGGCAGGCCGGAACTCGGAACGGCGGTCGGTTGCTGGGTCGGTTCGGCGGCTGACACCGGCGACGCCTCGGGCGACGAGGTTGGCGACAGTTCCGGGGACGGGGCGGCACCTCCGGACGGCGGCGTTACCGTCGGCAGTTCGACTTCCGGCTCCGGCACCGGCTGAGGGACGGCCTCGGCCCGGCGGGGCGGCGTCACCGGCTGCGGCTTGTCCTTCGGCACCAACACCGGCTGCGGGCCGGCCGGCGGGTTGGCGATCCGCGTCGCCGCCGGAATTCCACGCCTCGTGTTCGGAACCGGAGGCGGCATCTCGGCCTCCGGCGGGAGTGCCGGCCGTGGTTGGACCTCTGGCTGAACCGAGTCGGGTCGGGCCGGCGAGTACCGGATTTGCTGGCCGCCTGGGAACTTGACCGAATCGACCCCCCGGCCGGTCGTCGCGTACACGTTCACCGGCTGGTCGCCGATCAGGATCGTCCGGCCGACACTCCGGCCGCTGCGGTCCTCGGCGTGCTCCAGCCGCAGTTGACGAAGCGTGTCGTCGATCAGCTTCCTGGCCGCCGCGACCTCCTGCGGCGTGTTGATGTTCAGCCGGCCAAGCTCGCGGTCGATGGCGTACGCCGGTGTCGGCATCGGGCCGCCCTCCGGCTCCGGCGTCGTCGGGAATTCGCCGGTCGTCTCGCCCGCGTCCTGCGGCACCACGGCGGCCGGCGTCGGCTGCGGTTGCGGAGGCGCAACAGGGGCCGGCTGCGGCAGCGGCGTGTCGCCGGACGTTTCGCCGGGTAGCGTGATGTCCTGCGTGGCGTCCGCGTCCGTCCCCGTCGGCGGCGTCGGCGGCAGCGGGACATCCGGAGCCACCGGCGTGACCGCCTCGGCCCGCTTCCGACCGACCATCTCGGCCCGGTACTCCTGCAAGTTCGGAATCCGGTTCGGCGACGACCCGTTCCGCACCAGGCTGACCGTGTAGTTCGACGGCATTCCCGGCCGGGCCGGATGCACGTCGATGGCGAACGTCACGGGGCGACCGTCTGGGCCGTTCAGGTGGACGTAATCCCGGACCGTGTCGCTGCCGGTGTTGCTGGCCAACGTGCCGAGCGACTTGCCCAGAACACTCAGCATGTCGTCCTGCCGAACCGGGTCCGTCACACCCTGATCGACCAGCACGTTCCTCAGCCGGCCGGCCGTCTCCGGCGTCATGCGGGGGCCGAACCCGGTCTCCACCACGGCCGACGGGGACACCGGAGCGGGCTGTACCGGAGCCGCAGTCGGCCCAGAAGCCGGCGGTTGGACCTTCGGTGCCGGCGATGCTGGAGCGACGGGCGGCGGCGTCGGGACAACAGAGGGCGTGGTCGGACCGGCCGGCGGCTGACCGCCCTGTGGCGGCGGAGGCGGCTGCTGGGGGGCCGGCACCTGTCGATCCGGCCGAGTCGGCACCCGCTGCTGGGCACCCTGCTGACGCCGCGCCAGTTCGGCCGCCGCCGCGTCCCGCTGGCCCTTCTGGACCTCCGGTGCATCGCCCGAGTCGAAGTCAGAGACCGCCTGCCGGAGCGTGTCGTCCGTCACCGTCGACTGGCCCATCTTCGACGCCGGCGGATAAACCCGCACGCCGTTCGGATAAGCGATCGGCACCTTCAGACGCACTCGCGGCCGGTTGTCCGGGCCGGTCAATCCCTTCTTGCCGTCAACACCACGCGGCGGTGCCGCCTTCGGAGCCGGGGCCGCTGGCTGCTGGGCCGGCTGCGGAGGCGGGGCCTGCTGCGGGTTGGCCGCCTGCGTCGGCACGGACTGCGGGCCGGACGCCGACTGGGCCTGCCGGGCGGTGCCGAGGATGGAATCCAGGTAGTCGCCGACGCCGGGAACGGTCAGGCCGGTGTTCTTTTCAAGCAGGTCGAGGGCCGCCCGCATCTGCCAAGCCTGCCGCCGCCGGTCGATCTCCGGCTTCTTCATCTCATCCCGAAGCAGACGGCCGACGGCACCCCAGTTGGCGTTATCCGGATCGTCCAGACGGTGGTCACGGGTCAACGCGGCCAGCGTGTCCGTGTATCGGTCGGTGGCACCTTCCGGAGCCTGCGGGACGACGAACTGTTCGCTACTCGACAGCGACGGCTGACCGGCGACAGGAGCCGGCGGGGCCGGCCGGATACGGCTGTCGACGGCCGGTATCTCCAGCGGCGTCTCGCCGTCGTTCGGATCGAGCCAGTCGCCCGGCTTGTAACTCGTCTGCGGGACCGGCTGGCCGTCCCATCCGATTGGAACGGAATCCGGTGCCGGCTGAGCTACTTGGCCGCCCCCTGCGGAACTCCTAGGCGTTGCCTTGGCTATATAAGTCGCTCCGTTTCCTTCGACCTGCATGGGGCCAATGTCGTATCCCATCTCACGAGCAATCTTCTTCATCAGGGTGTGTCGAAGAACATCGACACCGGCCACTTGCATTGTCCGCCCGGACATTCCGGCGGCCTTCGGAGGCGTGCCAAGAAATCCGACGACGCCGCCGTTTTCGGCGATCATCTTGCGCACATTTTCCCGAACGACATCTTCTAGGCCGGACGGAAAGTTGGCGTTCGACAAGATCTCGTTTTCTTCGCCTTCGGTCAGCGAATTGGCCACCTCCGGCGTTACGCTCAGCGGGTTGCCAACCCTGTCGTATTTCTTGTCGTGTGAGGCAGGACTAGTACTTTGCTGCTCCTTGCTTTGGAAGATCTGGGCGTGACCGGCGTCCAGTTTTTTCGCCAAAGACGAACTGACTCCGACTGTCGGCCGCTTTTCACTTGTCGACGGTGTCGCATCGGCCGCCGACGGGGTTACTTGGCCGGCTTCTTGTGGCGTGGCTTCTTGGGCACCTTGCCCGCCACCCGGTACGCGATCGCCTTGGCCTGGGCCGGCGGCTTTCCCGCCTTGATCTCGGCCGCGATGTTGTGGCTGATCGCCTTCCGGCCCGACCCCGGTTGCAGTGGCATTGTCCGGACCTCCGGCGGGTTGGGATTGTGGATTGTTTTCGGCCAGCCATGCATCGACTTCCGACTCCAAGGCCGCCTTGTAGCCGTCCCGATCGCCGGATTGTAACAAGCCGGCGTGCTTGGCAAGTCGGTCGTAAAGGGCTTCAGCCCCCTTATCGTTCAGTTGGCCACCACGGGAGCCTAGGATCGCTCGCCTCAAGGCCGTGTGATAGGCGGTCCCACTGGAAGGTATCTTGCCATTTCCGCTGGCCGCCCTGACGATCTCTTTGACCGCGTTTTCTTTCAGGCCAGTACCCATTGCCGCCATGCCGGCAGTAATCTGCTCGGCCGTCGTCTGTGGCCTCTCGACTTTCGGCGGTGCAACCGGTGCGGGCGGCGGCTGAACCGGCACCGGCGCGGCGGAGGCCGGCGGACTGATCGGCGGGGCCGCACTCGGTGAGCCGGGGGTCGGAGGAGTGGCCGAATGAGCCGCCTTGCCGCCACGTTCGGCCTTCACCTCGGCCGGCTTCTTGATGACCGCCGACGGGGCGTCCGGCTTGACGGCCGACGCCCGCGCCTTGTCGCCGGACGAGTACTGCGGGTTGGGCGACCCGGTCGGCAGCCGCTGCGGCTTGATGTCCGCCATCGGCGGCTCGACCGGTTTGGCTGCGGCCGGCGGCGGCACCGGCGGCTTGGGTTCCGGCGGCTTCGGCTGCGGCGCGGGGGTGCTCGCAGTCGCCTTGGGCGTCGGCGGCGTCGAGGAGGCGGGCAGAATCGGCTTCTTCTTGGCCATGTCAAGCGGCCCCCAAGAGCATCGCCTTCAGCGACTCGGTTCCCGGCCACAGTTCCGTCCGGTCCACCTTCCCGTCCGGCCGGTGGTACTCCAACTCGTCGGCCACCCACTTCACGCCCGTCAGCCCCTTACCCTTCAGGTACTCCTCCGCCCGACCCGGCTTCAGGTACGCCACCGTGACGTGCGGGACGTACTCGGCGAACGTCGGCTCGGCCATGTCCAAGCCCGACTCGTCGACCACCTTGTTCCACTTGTGCAGGGCCGGCTTGCCCTTGCACGAGATGTACAGCACGTCGTGCTCCGGACTCCGGAAACAGCCCAGCGGCCCGCACTCCACCTCGCACGGCTCCGGGTCGCCCAAAGCCGAAAAGACGGCCGACCCGTCCGCCTCCCGCAGGCCGTACCGGATCGTCACATGCGTGTCGCCCTCGACCCCGTCCTCCGCCAAATCGGCGGCGTCGATCGACTCGGCCAACTTCCTCACCTTCGCCGCAAACGCCGCCGGGCACTTGGCCATCAGGCAACCGAACTTCTCCTCGACCGCAACCCCCGGCACCGACAGGTTGGCGATCGTCCGGTTGCCCGTCGTCTGCACGGCCGCGTTCGACAGCGGCTCGTAGGTGATCCGGCCGGTGACCACGTTCTTCTTGCCCACCCCGCCCCGCGTGCCGACGTACGGCACCAGGTTCGACCCCTCCTTCTTCGCCCTCGGGTCGTCCGCCCCGGCGTGGTGCGGCGACCCCTGCTCCGGGTCGCCCGTCGGCGGCGGCAGGTCGATCCCCTGGGCCGCCGCCTCGTCCGGGTCTACCGTCCCCTGTTGCTCCATCCGCCGCACCGCCTCCAGCATCGGGATGTGGTTCAGCCGCCACCGGCACCGCTCGCCGAAGTTGTGCGGCACCACCTCCCGCAGGATGCAGAAGTTGATCACGTCCAGCATCTTGGCCGCCAACTGGTCGGTGAACGAGTACAGCGTCTGCTGCGGCACCTGCCGGCCCGAGTACCCGGCCCCCGACCCCGACTCGTCCAGCACCTCCGGCGGGATGTGGAATCCCTTCAAAATCTTCCGGTCCAGGTGGTCGATGTACCCGAGCACGTCCACCGACTGCGTCACCGCCCCGGCCGACTCGACCGCCCACTGCGGCTCCGTCCGCCCTTCCATGCCCGCCGCCCGCGCGTCCGGCACGATCAGGTTGGAGTTGTTCTCCAGGCTGGCCACCAGGTACGCCGCCCACTCCATGTTGGTCGGGCTGTTCGGGTCGTCCGGGTCCAGCCGCCCCAGCGGCACCCGCCACAGCATGGCCGGGATCGCCGCCCGCCGGAAGTACGTCCGCCGCGTGTCCTCGGCCCCGCCCCGCATACACTTTTCCAGCCAGTCCTCGTACGGCACCGCCAGCGGGCTGCGGTCGTACAGCGGGCACTCGCTCTCGTTCCCGCCGAACCACATCGCCCACGGGGTGGGGATCATCGAGTCCTCGGCCGCCGAGCCGCCCATCGCCGCCCCCGCCAGCCGCGACGGCGTCCGCTCCGGCGGGTTCACCGACTGCATCCACCCCAATCCCAGAACGCCCGACGCGGCCGCCAGGTCGATGCCGTAGAACTGGCCCGTGTACGGCCCGTCCGTCCAGATGTGCGGCTGGCCCAGCGTCGGCGTCACCATCCGCCCGCCGACCAGGTCGACGAACCCCGGATTGTCCGGATCCTGGATGTAACTCGGCAGGCAGCACGAGTACCCCCAGTAGAAGTACTGCACCAGCATCTGCGGCACCAGCCGGTTCCACGCCGTTTTGACCGTCGCCTTGATCCACGCCTTGGCCGACTCGTCGTTGCACTCGACCTCGAACTGCGACTGGAGGATCAGCGCCGACCGCATCCCGACCGCCATCGCGATCGTGTCGTCCACCTGCATCCGGGGGACGTCCCGGATCGGCAGGAACGGCGGCACCCCGTCGTACGCGTACCGCAGCCCGACCCCCCAGTACGGCCCAAGGTGCGTGCGGGGGACGTACTGGCGGCCGGGCTGGTTGTTCGGGTCGAACCGGCGGGGCGGCGTCTTCACCACCTTCGCCGGCTTCGTGATGCGGATGGCGGTATTTTCCCTCATAACGGAACGATGTTAGTGGCTACGACTGGCCCAGGTGACGGCGGACCGCGTCCCTGGCCGCCCGCTCGGCGTACGCCGCCGCCCACGCCCTGGCCTCCGACTCGTCGCCGGTCGCCAGCATGGCCAGCCCGTACACGCTCTCCGGCGGCACCTCGCCCGACGCCAGCCGCTCCTCGGCCTGGACCGCCGGCCACGCCTCCTCCGTCCAGAACAACACCTCGGCCGCCGGCGTCCCGGCCGGGAACGTGTTCAGGCCGCCGTACCGACGGGCGGCGAGGGCGTGGCGGACGCCGGCACGGCTTTTTTTGCCTCGGCGATCACCCCCAGCACCAGTTCGATGATGAAGATGGCCCGCCCCTCCGGCCACTCGACTGGCGTGAACGGCCGGCCCAAAAACGCCGCCACCAGCGGACCCGCCCAGTCGGCCCCGTACTTCGCCTCGAACAGCGGCCGGTGGTCGCTGAAGTACTGCTTCGCCTCGAAGGCGTTGAACGACACCTCGTCCGGCACGTCGTCGCCCAGATCGACCGTCACCACCCCGACACTGCGGGGCGCTTTATGGACCAACTTTTCGGACACGACTCACTCTCCTGGTTGATGTAACTAGTTGCCAGTATACGGGTTAGGTGGCGTCTCGACGTTGCCGCCCTTGATCGGCCCGACGAACCCGAATCGCATCCGCCAGAACCCCTGATACCTCGGCTTCGGGTTGCCGCCGAACACGTTCGCCGTCAGCAGCGAACGTTGCCAGAACGCCGGCCCGTCCTCCGGCCGCTGGCACCGCACCAGCGGGTACTTCTTGCCGGCGATGACGGCGAAGTTAAATCCCGGCTCCGGCACCGGGGATCCGTATCGCTCCGCCGCCCCGATGAACCAAACGTACCGGAACGGCCTGACTCGTCGCTCGACCCAAGTCGTCCCCGTCGGCAAGTTGTCAGGGATACCCACTGACGAGTCGGTCGGGACGCCCGGCGGGACGACCCCGGCCGCGTTGGCACCAGCACCGCCTTGACCGGGCGGCTGCGGGGTCGGCGGGGTGAGCGGGCCGAGCAACTGGCCGCCGATCAACTGGGCGACGCCGGACCCGACGCTGGAAGAAATCACCGCCTTGACCGCCGACGCCACCATCGCGTTGAACTGACCGACCAGGTCGGTCGATCCGGCCAGCGGCTCCGTCGACAGTGTGACCACCCCGTTCGTCCCGTCGTCGTCCTCCGGGAACACGTTGCAGTAGTACGACAGCCAGTCCTGGCCGGGCACCGGCAGCAACTGGGCCACGAGGTTCCTGTCCTCCGGTTTCGGCTCCGGGATCGGCAGCAGCGCATACCGCCGCAGGTCGCCCGTCGTCGGCGCGTTGTTGCCCAGGTTGTGGACGTTCGGCTGGCACAAGTCGACGATCGTGTCCTTCGTGACATCGAAGTCGAGGGCCGCCGTGCCGAGCGGGTTGAACACCCACCCCATCGAGTCGTACCACGCCTGCCAGTCGCCGTTCGACACCCGCCGCCAGACGCCCGACTGCTCGATCACGTTCCGCAGGCCGGTCGTGAACTCGACCGACAGCGACAGGGCCACGATCCGCCGCCCACGAACCTCCGGCTCGCTGACCGAAAATGCCGTCGGGATCAGGCCGTTCGGCACACCCTGTACCGGGTTCCCGTTCGCGTCCCGCTGCTGGGCCAGCATGGTCTTGAGAAAGAACAGCTTGCCGCCGGCGAACTCGAAGAAGGCGTCGACGGCGTCGTTAACACTGGGGGCGTTGTACGGGATCTCGTACCGCCCTTGCAGGGTGGCACTCCAGCGGGCCAGGCCGGCCCGCTGCTGGGTGCCGAGGTCGTAGCTCTCGTCGGCCGTGATGCACCCCGGCGGCGGGGCCTGCAACCCCATCTGCGTGTCGGTGATCGAGTAAGACAGTTCGGACCGGTCCTCGTTCAGCGTGCAACTGTACGGCCCCCGGAAGAAGCCGTACGGCTCCAGCGGGAACAGCGACCCCGGCTGGCCGTCCAAAGCCCGCTGGAACTTGGTCGCCGCGTTGGCCGGCAGCCGCGCCCCCAGGGCCAGCCGGTTCTGCGGGATGACCGCCTTGCCGGCGATGATTCGCGTCGTGTACCCCTTTTCCACCACGGTGGAAACGGTGTAGGTGTTCGACAGGGTGCCCAGGGCGGCCGAGTACACCGCGTCCGGGCAGTCGGGCAGGTGCCACGTCAGCGTCCAGACGAACTTGCTGGTCAACTCGCCCAGCACCTCCGGCCCCATCATCCTCGGGATCGGACCGTTTTTGATGTCCGTGACGACGCCGTTGTTCACGGCCATGACGCCGACCGCCCGGCCCTTGAGCAGCAGCGGCGCGGCCTGCGTCGTCAGCGCCTGCCGGACCCGCGTGGCCAGGGCGTCGGCGGCCGAGTACGAGTTCGGCCCGTTGTTCACGCCGGCGTCCCAGGTGATCGTCGACTCGCAGGTCAGGACGAACACGTTGTACGAGCGGTTCATCCTCGCGTCGTACACGACCTCGACGTTGTAGTCGGTTATGTGCGTGAACGGGCCGAAGTTGACGCCGGCGTAGTAGAACGCCGACCACGGCGAGTTGACCGGCAGGCTCTGCGCCCCGGCGTTGGACGCCGGCCGCCAGCCGGGGTTGGGAACGGGCAGGCTCATTCGTGCCATTCTGCCGGCCACGCCGCCGGAAACGCTCTAGAATTTCCGTGTGAGTTGGCCTAAAAACACGAGAAAGGGGCAGGAATGAGCGCTTCCGTCAACAAGGTGATCCTGATCGGCCGCGTCGTATCCGAGGTCGATCCGGTGCGAACGCTGTCCAACGGCAGCACCGTCACCAAGTTCCGGCTGGCCGTCGGCCGGGGCAAGAAGAACGCCCAGGGCGTCTGGGAGAACCAGGACACGATGTACATCGACTGCGAGGTGTTCGCCTACGCCGACGCCAAGCGGAACCTCGTCGATATCGTGACCAAGTACGTCAAGAAGGGCGACAACTTATACTTGGAAGGCCGTCTGAAGCTCGACGAGTGGGACGACAAGGGCACGGGCCAAAAACGACAGAAGCACAAGATCGACGTGACCGACGTGCAGTTCTTAGGCGGCAACAAACAGGACGATGGCGACGACGGTGATCAGCAGGCCCCGCCGCCCCGCCAGCAGCGACAGGCCACACGGCCTGTCAGCCACGGAGGGGGAGACGACTTCGGGGTCGATATACCATTCTGATGTGCGACTGAATAACCCTGGGCCAGCAGGTAAAGGCCGGCACGCGCGGCTCTGCGGCGGAATTAGGTGATCGCGAATACGCGGTTCTGGCCCAGTTTGATGTTGCACTTCGACTGGTCGCCGACGAACGTCATGTTGTACCCGGTCGTCGCCTTGTTCGGGTCGCTGAAGGTGCCGCCTTCGCGGACGGTGACGGCCGTAACCGAGACGGTCGATGGCGAGGCCGAGAAGTCGATACTGCCGGTGGCCCCGACGGTGACCGTTCCGGGGCTGCCGGTCGAGGTCCACACGAGGGTGGCGTAGGCGTTGGTGGTCGTCCCGGCGGACGCCGCCGTGGTCGTCACGGTCGCCCCGTTGTCCACCGTCATGGTGGTGTACGGGCCGGCGATCAGGGCCTGCCCCTGGTAGAACGAGCCGGTGCCGATGGTCAGCCCGGAGTTCGACCGGAAGGTGAAGTTGCCGTCGGCCGTGATGGTTGCCAGCGTGCCCGTCTCGCCGATGTCCGGGCACAGGACGATGCCGCCGCCGGACTGCCGCAGGACCGACGACGCCGGCGTTCCGGTCAGGTCGAACGTCTCGTTCCCGCTCGCGCCCCGGAAGATCACCGTCACCGCCGATCCGGCCGTACTCTTCACCCGGTAAATCGACTGGCCGTTGGCGTTCACCGTGAGGGCCGTCCCCGCCAACTCCAGCCGCGTCGGCAGGAACTCCACGAACCCCAGCGGGTTGACCGTCGGCAGGCCGATCGAGCCGGCGTACGACGCCTCGATCAGGAGCGCCACCGTGTCGGCCGTGTTCTGCGTCAGGCCGTACAGCACGGACGTCAGGTTGCCCTGGAAGACGGCCCGGTCGCCGCTGGCCGGCAGCACGCCGCCGACCCAGTTGGCCGTGTCCGCGTAGTTGTACGGGCTGGTAGCGGCCACCGACGGGGAGCCGCCGCCGGACGTGGTGGTGCCGCCGGAACTGCCCCAGGTGACGACGACCGCCCGCCCGTCCGGCGGCCCGACGGCCGACATGACCGACCCGGACGCCGACCACGTCATCATCCGGAACTCGTTGATCGGCGAGTTCTGGAACGCCAGGATCGCCCCCTGGGCGGCCACCGCCGTGTCCGTCGACGTGGTCGTGTACGTCTCCGTCTTGGAGTTGATCGTGGCCGTCAGCGTGCCCGACGCGGCCGACGCCGTCACCGTCACGGCGTACTCCTGCGCGCGGGCCACCTGATTTCCGGACCAAAAGATGTCGGCCATTTCGCGATTCTCCTAGCCAGTTCAGCACATTCTGACCGCAACGCCCTCGCGCGCCGAACCGGCGATCAGTCGCCCTCGATCGTCCAGTCGTCGTCCGGCAGGGACAGCAGCCGGTCCTGCTCGGCCAGGATCCGCCGTTTCAGGGCGTACACCTCGTCCAACTTCGGGTGCCGGTCCGGGGCCGCGTTGATCCACACCTTGACGGCGACCAGCCCCCGCTCCAGACGGGTCAGGGCCTCCGTCCTGGGGCAGTCCGGGGGCGGCCAGTCCACGGCCGGCGGCGGGGCGGTCTCGCGGCGGACGTCGGCCGGCGGCTTGGCCTCGTGGACCATCGATATGAAGGTCAGTTCGCCGGTCGGCCGGTCGGGCGTGACGCCTTCGAGGACGGCGACGAACATGTAGCCGGGGAAGTCGGTATGCCGGAACCCGATGCGGTCCCGGTCGAGGACCAGGCCGTGCGTCTCCGGCGGCGCGTAGTAGCAGTGGCGGACCACCTCCCACAGGTCGCGGGCGTCGGCCTTCCGCCCGGTGTTGGCCGGGTCGCCCGGCCGCCCGCAGTTGACGGCCATGTCGTAGTAGGCGTTCATTTTGTCGACGAACGTCTTGGGCAGGAACAGCCGGTGGTCGGCGACGTACACCGTCTCGCCGGGGGCCGGGACGTACTTCGGGCGGGGGACGAACGGCAGGTGCTCGCGGGTGCGGGGCGTCAGCATAAGTGACTCTCCTGACTGGCTTTGTCGGCGTACCGAAAATCTTATGCGGCATGGAGACGTTACGGATCCCGGTGTTCAAGCCCGGCCGCTACCTGGTCCCCGATCCGCAGACGGGCCAGAAGAAGTGGGTCGAGTACACGCCCGCGCACGTCCAGGCCGTCATTAAGAACGGGAACGCCCAACTGTCGGCCGGCCTGCACTGCCCGACGACGTGGATGCACGACCTGTCGGCCAGCCCGGAGCCGCACAACCGGGACAAGTGGATTGCCAAGGAGTGGTTCACCCAGCCGGTCCAGTGGGAGTACGACGACCGCACCGGCGAGGCGGTGGCCATCGCCCAGGTGGAGGACGCGGCCGACGCCAAGCGGGCCAAGAAACTGAAGTACGTCAGCCCGGCGCTGGTGGTCGATTATGTGGACCAGGTGGGCCGCAAGTGGCCGGGGCTGAGCGTGCGGCACATCGCCTCGACGCCGCAGCCGGTGCAACTCGGGCTGACGCCCGTTTCCGACTTTACGGCGTACCGGCAAACGTTGCTTTCGGCCGGCGGGTCGGACCTGGCCGGCGCGGTCTGGCTGTCCTACGGCACCGGAGTCAAAGGCATGAACGAGGAAGAAGTGGTCGCCGAGGGGACCGTACCGGGCGGCGAGGAAGTAGTGGCCGAGGGGGTTGGTGCCGGCGACGGCATGGACGACCTGAACCGGATCGTCGGCCTGTTCGCCAAGTTCGGGGTGGACGTCCCGGAGGGCGACTTCGCGACGATGGCCGAACTGGCCGACGCCTGCGAGGCGGCCGTCAACAAGGCGTCCGCCGGCAAGGGGACGGACGACATGGGGGCGATGGGCATGAACAAGCCGGACCACGCCCCGACCGCCGGCCCGCCGGTGCTGATGTCGATGCCGTCGATCCCGCAGCATGCGGCGTTCATCGTCCGCGACGCCGAGAGCCAGGAGAAGGGGCTGAAGGACCGCATCGCCGAACTGGCCAAGACCGGCCGCATCAGTGTGGCCAAGCGGCAGGCCCTTGAGGCCGAACTGTCGCAGGTCAACCTGTCGCTCGACCCGCACCGCTTCTACGACGCCAGTTTCCAGTTCCACGCCCCCGCGCTGGCCGTCAAGGTGGCCGCGTACGAGGAGTTGGAGCCGGGCACGCTCGGCAAGCAGGCGATTGCCGGCCGGGCGACGCAGGGGGCCATGTTGAGCATCAAGTCGCCGACGGCGGCGGTGGTGCCGCCCGGAGCGACCCCGGCCAAGGCGACCGACGCGGAGACGGGCGGCGACATGCTGGACTACGTCGCCAAGTCTCGCGGCGTGGACCCGGCTGAACTGCGGGCCAAGATGGCGAAAAAGGTGATGTGACCGACCGGCAACCCGACCAACCGACCACTGCCTTACGGCCCAGAGGAGCCTTCCGAAAATGGCGATTACGAATCTAACCCTGGGCGTCCCCGGCGTGGTCACTGGCGACCAGGTGACGTTCGGCACGATCTGGCTGGGCGGCCCCCGCGTGTACAAGCCGGGCGGCGGCCTGATCAAGGTGGCCCAGACGCGGGACACGGGGAACACGACCTCGACCGGCATCCTGCGGACCGGCCTGATGATGGCGTACAACTCGACGGACAAGACGTACGCCAACTGGGTGATCGGGGTGACGACCGGTGCCCTGACCGGGTCCGGCACGTCGATCACGGTGTCGGCGGCGGCGGCGACCGAACTGGTGCGGGTGGTCGGCTCGACCGGCACGTTCACGCTGACCGGGCCGGAGGCGGCGGCCGGCACGACCCGGCAGATGACCGTCACCTACTCGGCGGTCGACACGACGACCGGGGTGATCACGATCACGGCCCTGGGGACGAACCAGGTCGAGAACGTGCGGTTCAACATCGCCTCGACCGCAGGCAACCTGCAACTGAACGTGTCTCTGCCGAACGGGACGCGGGCGACGACGGCGAACATCGCGTGGTCGGCCACGGACGCGACCTACCTGGCGTCGATCAACTCGGCCCTGGATACGACCACCGGCGTGGTCGGTGGGATCGTGGCGACGGCCATCGCGGCGACGGACACGGACCTCGGGTTCGTGCTGACGTACAGCGGGACAGGGTACGCTGGCAAGACGTGGCCGCCGGCCGTCGTGATCGTCTACCCGACCTCCTCGACGTCCTCGGTGGTGCAGCCGGTGACGGCGGCCGTGCAGGGGGCGTTCATCGCCGGCTCGGTGGTGAGCGACACCGACTACAACGTGCCGGTCACGATGATCGACACCCCGCCGAACCCGTCGAACATGTCCCTGGTGTCGACCACCTACTCGGACTGGAACGCGATCCCGATGATGGGGACGGTGAACACGTCGGCCGTCATCGACATGCCGACGGACACGTCGTTCCGGCTGTGGGTGCAGCAGCAGATGTCCTCGCTGGCCGGCAACAAGTTCGAGTTCTCGAACGTGATCGGTGCTTAACCCGGACTGACTGACACACCATCCCCCGCGCCGGCGGCGGGGGCGTTGACCGAACCCGAACCAACCCCGGCCTTCTGAGGCGTGGAGACAACGAGATGGCTAACAACGTGGATCAGATTCTCTCCTGGGTGAGCCTGACGCCCACGGTGGAGGTCATCAAGGCGGGGATTCCCAACCCGCTGCCGCCCAAACTGTTCAGCACGACGATCGACGTGCCGGGCGACAAGGCCCAGTACATCAACACGTACGGCACGCGGCGGGTGGCGAGGCGGATCCCGTTCTCGGGGCCGCCCATCTCCGCCCCCAAGCAGCCGATCGCGGAGACGAGCGTCAAGCTGATCCAGGTCGCCCAGGAGATGGTGTTCGACCAGGAACTGTGGCAGCAACTGCGGGAGTTCGCCGAGTACTCGCCGCAGCGCAAGTTCGCGATGCAGTTGATCGACTTCCAGGGCGAACAACTGCGGATGATGTTCGAGAACACCCGGACGGCGGCCGTCGGGTACAGCTACAGCCAGGGCAAGATCTGGTTCGACGCGGACGGGGCGCTGCTGCCGAGTGCGACCGGGGCGTACGACACGTTCGACCAGCAGATCCCGTCGGCGAACACGGGCACGATCACGGACGCGAACAGCGTCGGCGGGGTGGTGGTGAACTCGCCGTGGAGCCTGCCGACGACGGACATCGTGACGCAGGTCAACACGATCAAGAAGCTGGCGGCCCAGCGGGGCGGCGGCTACCCGCCGAAGTACGCCCTGTACGGGACGAACATCCCCGGCTACATCTCGCAGAACGAGGTGTGCCAGGCGCTGTTCCCGTTCTTCGCCGACCAGGCCAAGGCGATCACCAACCAGGGCAAGGTGCCGGACGGGTTCCTGGACCTGGAATGGATCCCGATGCAGAACATGTTCTACGACGACGGGACCACGAACAACGAGATCTTCCGCCCGGACTACGTCACCTTCCTGCCGGAGATCAACCAGAGCACCTACACGATGTTCCAGGGGACGCGGATGGTGCCGAAGTCGTTCAGCCTGGCCGAGTCGGCCCCGGCGGCGATGAGCAGTTACGAGCCGGTGACCGGCATGGGCCGGTACGCCTACCCGAACTTCTGGAACGGCGTGCCGACGCTGGTGGATGTCGGGTTCGACACGTTTGCCCCGCTCATCAAGGTGCCGAACGCGGTGTTCATCATGAACACCTGCCCGTGATGTCGGAGTGACGGTCGGCACAATCCAGCAGGCTCGGACCCGGTGCTGAGCCGGGTTCTTCTATTTTCAGGGAGACAGAGTCATGGCGAAGGCGACTGACGCGGCGAAGGCGGAACCGACGGCGGACCCGGTGGCGGTCGGTCCGCAGCCGCTGCCGCCGAAAAACCCGATCGGGCCGGTAACGAGGCAGGAGCCGACGGAGAAGGTGGAGAAGATCGGGCCGACCACGACGGGTGCCCCGGTCCAGTCGGTGAACAACCCGAACGTCGGCATCCACACGGACGACGCGGTGTTGAAGGAGAAGCTGGCCGGCTACCCGCTGGCGTCGTGGCCGGAGAACGACCTGTACGGGGCCGAGAAGCAGGCCATGCTGGACTGCGTGACCGGCCGGCGGCCGACGCGACCGACTGGCACCGAGGGCCTGCTGCGGCGGTTGCAGGCGACGGGCACGAGCCGGTACAACCTGGAACAGTTCTGGGACATGCTGCCGAAGGACCGGTACGGGCAGCGGACGGGCGTGGACGTGCCGGTGGCCAAGTGCCTGGACGCGATGCTCCAGGTGATCGAGGAGGACGAGGCGAACCCGGACATCGTGGTGCCGACCCTGGACCGACTGACTTACGAGAAGGCCCAGCAGATCGCCAAGTACGGGTACTGGAAGCCGCTGGTCGTCTACCGGCCGCGACTGACGGGCGCGATGGCGGACGAGGTGTTCGACCCGGCCGCCGCCTGATACACTGTCGGGGCAAGGATGGCGCGTCCTTGTGGGGGCCGTCGGCACTTCCAGCAATGGGGTGCCGGCGGTTTTTTCGTGCCACTCTAGAATACCCGTGTGTTTCACACCGGGAGTGCGGCAAGTGGACGAACAACTGAAGGCCAAGTTGATCGGGTATCTCGACTCGGTGGAGTCGAAGTTGAAGACGGGGGCCGACTTCGTGGCGGACGAGACGCCGAAGTTGGTGGACGAGTGGCTGCGGTGGCTGGCCGTCGAGCACGCGATCTACGCCGGCTGCTTCCTGGCGGCGTCCCTGACCGCCATACTGCTCTGCCGGTGGGGCGCGAAGAAGTTGCGGACGGAGTGCGATAAGTACACCGAATACAGTAACGGCTATGCGTGGCTGTGCGGGCAGTGGTCGGCCACCCTGATCGTCATCGGCTGGGTCTCCGTTTTCCTCTTCAACATCGGAACGATCCACCACGCCATGCACACGGCCAAGGTGCTGACCGCCCCGCGAGTCGTCGTCGTCGAGAAGATCGCCGAGTTGACCGGCCTAAGCAAGGACAAACGATAGCGGCTCGCCGGTTGCTTTTTCGTGAACCGTCCCGGCCGCCACGGCATCATGAAGATGTTAAGTGCGTTCGGGTGGCAGCACCCCGAGCGGGGTGTATAGTAAGATAGCGAGCGAGTTGCACCGTTGGAGGGCCGTCATGGAGAGAATGAAACAAGATCGAACCGTCGCCGACCGCGAGGCGGAAGTTCTTCTGGGCACCCGGCTTGCGGCCGAACGCCTGCCGTGGGACGAAGACGCCGTGCGGGCGTTCCAGCGGCGTCGTCTGATGGAGGCAGAACGTCGGCGACAGGCCAAGTTGCCCGTCACCGAGCGGACGATGGTGTCAGAAATGTCGTATGCATGACGGCGAGCCTCGGCTGATTATTGCGGTCTTGGCCTGCCGCACCAGGAAGTATGAAACCCGCTGCCCACCGGTTGGGAAAGCGGGTTCTCGCGTTTTAATCGGCCACTTCCGACTCGAACTGCCGGATGTACTCCAGAATCGACTCGGACCAGCCGTCAATGTGGACCCACTTGCCGTACCCGATTCCGTTCTTGCACACGGACACGTTCACGAAGTAGCCCTTCTTGTCGGCCAGCGGGGCACGAACCGTCTGGCGACTCTGTTCGTCGGTCACGACGATGACCCGGTCGTACCCAATCTGCTCGGCCTTGGCCAGTGCCAGGTCCGTCATCGTCCCGTTGCTGGTCGTCTTCTTGATCGCGTCCACGAGGGCGAACCCGCGCCGGTCGGGGACGACGGTCGGATTGTCCGAGAAGGCGATCACGGCCACGTCGTCGCACACCTGGCGGATCAGTACGGCCAGGGCCGCCGCCGCGTCCGACCGGTCGATGTCCGACTTGGCCGACACCTTCGTGCCGTACATCGACCCGGAGTTGTCGACAACGATCACGGTGCGACCCTTCAACTTCTCGTACCCGTCCAAACACCGCAGCATCATCCCCTCGATGATCGATTCCCACGCCGGAACCGCCCGTGCGGCAGCGATGAACCGGAACGGAAGCACCCGGTCGGTAGGAACCGTCGAGGCGTACTGGCGGACCAGATCGACATCGACCTTCGCCTCCGACATGTTCCGCAGGTTGCGGATGAACGCCAGGGCACCCAGCTTCTTCTCGGCCATCAGCCGCTCGAACGCCGCCTTCTTGTCGGCCCCGCCGGACAGGGCCACCTCCCAGGTGTCGGGCGTCGCCAGAGTACCGGCCGCCAGTTTGCCGTACAGAGTACCCTCGTGCCGGGTCACAACCCGCGTGCCGGTTTTGGTCTTCCGTTCGACCTTCGTGCCGTCACCGGCGGCCTGCGGCTTGGCGTGACACAGGAACAGGACGTCCCGCAGTTTGACCTTGCCGGCCCGGTCGTACTTGGCCAGCGAGTACTCGTCGAACTTGCCGAACGCCGCCGCCAGCCCCTTCTTCACCTGGGCCGAGAGCGGTTGCCTCTTCTCGGCCCAGTAGACGGCCAGGAACTCGGACAACTCGTCCGGCCGCTGGATCACCTCGGCCAGCGTCTTCGCCACCAGGTGCTTGTGCGTCGCCAGCCGGGCCATCTCCCGTACGATCAGGAGCGGGACGTGCCGCAACTTCTGCTTCGTCCGCGCCTCGACCGCGATCTTCGCCGCCGCCTCCGCCGTCACCTCCTTGACCAGCCCGGCGATCCGCTCGGCCACCGACTTGCCGTCCTCGTAAAAGCCGTCCTCCCACAGCAGGCACGCCATCACCGACCGCCGCAGTTGCTGCTCCGGGCTAATCCGCGTCGCCACCGCCCCCTCGTGCGTCTCCTCGCTCGGCTTGCTCACTGCCTTGTTCAGGGTCGCCACTGGTCTTCTCCAGGGATGGAAAAGGCCGTCGCCTCTCGGCAAACGGCCTGAAAAGTACACCGGGGAATGAACGAGAACGGCGTTGTCTCTTTTGGAGATTTCTTTGGGATAAGAAGTAACCGCCCTCTGCGCCACCGATGAGTCAGAATCCGGGGATTAAATCGGCCACGGCTCTTTAATCCTCGCGCTCTACCAGGCTGAGCTACCAAGGTTTTACCCTAGGACGGGATTTGAACCCGCGACATCGAGGGCCGTTGAAGTATCCGTAACCTGCGCCACCGGATGGTTCAAAACGGGGGATTTATCGGCCTCAGTGTTAGCGTGCTACTTTACACCACGGACCACATCAAAGGCAGTCCGCCAGGATTCGCACCTGGACCTCTCCATTAACAGTGGAGTAACTGAAACCTGCGCCACCCGTCAGTCGGAGACCGTGGGATCGAACCACGCGACACAGCGTTATGAGCGCCGAGCGAGCACCAGCCCGACTCCGATTTATAAAACAATAAACGGGGGATTTATCGACTGCGGTGTCTTACAACCGAAGTAACCGCAGTCTACGCCACCCGTCAGTCGAGACGCCCGGATTTGAACCGGGACCGCCGGCTTTTCAGACCAGCGTGCTACCAGTTGCACCACATCTCGATCCAACTACCGACACCGACTTATTTCCTTTGGTTCGTCTCCGCAGCCGACGCATTTCTAGGATTCTCTTCAGCACCGCCTCGTCCTTCCGACACTCGACCAGCAGCCTTTGCAGCCGATCGGAGATCTTGTCGGGTTCTGTCATATTTCAGAAACACTTCTGCTGGACGTATGCCAGTCTTGTACTGCTGGCCCAGATACTCCACCACAAAGCATCGAAGTGGGAATCGAACCCACGTTTACGCGGTGTCCAAGCGGATCGCGTCGTCCTGGCCTCTAGACGATTCGATTAGCGTCACGACTAGCATCGCGACTCTGCCACCAATAGTCGGCCTGCTAGAGCCGATTCATTGGAATGCAGCCGGGCCGGAATAACTTCCGAACGGACCGACAATGCAGCCCTACCAACCGCAGGGCCACTCACTGGGTTCGACCCACGGACCCCGGACCATTTCTGATCCAGCCCCGAAAGCGGCAAGTCCACGCCGGACGGCTTGATTTCTCAGGTCCGACCGTCCGGCGCGTCACTTTGTCGGCAGGCGAGTGGCACTCACCTTCTGACAACCTAATTCTACATCGCGTCCGTCGGATGACCACGAAAACTCCCCGAAACGGAGTACCGCATCTGATTGGGCTGGCGAAACCCGCCGGAGGGCCGCACCGTGTCCGTTCCCAACATGTGTACCGTCGAGCAGGTGACGAACCGGCTGTCGGCGGTCGGCACCGGCCTGCGGATCGACCACAACCCCGGCGGGGCGATGCTGGAGGCGATCGAGTCGGCGTCCAACGACGTGGCCCAGTACCTGTGCAGCCGCTACCCGAACCTGGTCACCCTGTCCGAGAACCGGTGGGTGCAGTCGGTCACCACCATGCGGTGCATCTGGTATCTGTGTACCTGGCGGCTGAACCAGGTGCCGCCGTGGCTGGAGACGGAGTGGCGGAAGTACGAGGACAAGCTGCTCGACATCCAGATCGGCAAGGGGAACGTGCCGGGGCTGCCGGCCGGCACCAGCCGCGACCGGACGCCGATCCTGATCCACATGACGAACACCCTGCTCGGCCCGCGCGGGTTGGCCGTCACCGGCCCGGACGGGCTGCCGATCGGGGCGTACACCAACGGCCAGGGGCTGCTGTAACGTGGAACACATCGCCGCCGTCAGCGGGGTCGTCAAACGGCTCCGCGAGTTGCTGGGCGACCAGACCGGCTCGTACGTCGGCTACCGGCCCACGCTCAAGCCGCCGCCGGCCGCCGGGCAGTGGTACGTCGCCGTCGGCCAGGACAGTTGCGTGGCCAACGGCAAATACGGCAGCGCGTACTACGAGAAGCGGCACACGGTCGCCATCTGCCTGACGTGGAAACTGGGGTACGCCCCGGACGACCGGCTGGCGTCACTCATCATGGCCAACAGTTGGATGGCCCAGATGTCGCCGGAGATCGCGGCCGAGGGGCGGCCCGCCCTGGTCGAGGTGCCGGAGGTGCAGTCCGGCATCATGGCGATGGCCGAACTGGTCATGGACCTGTTGATCGAGGACTACGAGACGGTCAAGGCGATGAACTACTTCCTCGGCACGGACAAGAGCGACGACGTCCAGACGCTCCTGACGCCGCCGCAGACGGACTGGTGGTGGGGGTTCAGCGAGCCGTTCCACTCGGGCACCATCGGCCCGGTGTCGCCGCAGGACGCCTCGTGGGTGGGCGGCATCCAGGGGACCGGCGGCGGATCGGACGTGCAGACGGTGATGGTGACCGTGGCCGGGGCCGCCAGCATCCGCCCGGCCCGCTACCCGCGCGGCCTCGACCTGGAAAACTTCACGAGCAACTACTGAGGCCAACGTGACCTTGCACCGCCCGCCGCCGCCCCCGCAGTTCACGTTCGACGACGACGCGCCGTTCGTCATGCACTACGCGCCGGCCGGGGTGGACGCCGCCGGCCGGGTCGGGTGCCTCGGCTTCCGGGCGTGCGACGGCGGCCCGATCGGCGACACGGCCGGGGCCGACGCCAAAATCAGGCTGTTCCAGGACAGCGAGTTGTACGTCCCGCCCCGGTGGGCGTCGGCGAACGTGCCGCACGCGGTCACCTGCGAGGCGTGCCGGGCGTCCCACTGGTATCTGTCCGCCGTCGGCCGGGAGTCGCCGCCTGAACAGATCCCGGACGCCGAGGTGGCTGCCGCCTTCAAGAAGCAAATCCTGGGCACGCCGTCGGTCGCCGACCCGATCACGATCACCGGAGGTAACTGACATGGCACTGGAAGAGTGGGTGAGCGGGCCGTACATCGCCAACTACAAGGCCCCCGGCGGGTCGGCCCAGTCGATCGGCCTGACCGACCAGGGGTTCGAGTTGCAGTTCACCCCGCAGAACGAGACGATCGAGTCGTCCGACGTATACGGGGCGGCCCTGCTGGACGGGATCACGCGGGGGCACAACGCCTCGCTCACGTTCACCATGAAGTCGTACAAGAAGGCGCTCGTGACCGGGCTGATCTGGCAGTTCACGGCCAACCCGCTGTACATGCAGGGGGGCGGCCCGGTGGCGGCGGCGACGGTGCCGACCGGCCGACTCATGTCGGCCCTGGCCGGCGAGATCGTGATGACCGGCCAGGCGAACACGCCGGCCGCGTCGGTGGACAACAACAGCGGGGCCGGGTACGCGAATAACGTGTTCGGCATCAACCGCATCCTGACCGCGTCGCAGGCCATCCTCGCCCCCGGCCAGTCGATCAACTTCCTGATGGACTCGCGGCTGCGGCAGGTGACCCTCGGCATGGCCCTGCTGCCGTACTCGGCCACCATCTCGGCGGCGACGTGGATCGTGTTCGGCGTCGCCTCGTAACGGGAGACGCATGAACCCGACCGCCTCGCGGGGGCACGACGGGACGGACGACGTGGTGCCGACGGACTTCGTCGACTCGTCGCCGTACATCGACCCCCAGTACCTGATCCCCGAAGACACGATCAGCCACCCGTTCCGGCTGGTGTCGTCGACGGCCGTAAGCTACATCGGGTACGACGAGTTGACACAGGTTCTGTACGTCTGCCTCCTGGTCGAAGGGGTCGAGCCGTTCCGCTACCTGGGCGTGCCGCTCTACGTCTACGAGGCGTTTATGGAGGCACCGTCCAAGGGTGCCTACTACAACTATTACGTCCGCAACTCGTACCCGCTAATCTGACCCATGCCGCCAAGCCCACGCAACCCTGGACCGAGGCCGCCGACGCCGGGCACGAGTCCGCCGCGCGGGCCGCAGCCGCCGACGCCGCCGCCGATCCCGCCGGGCGGCAAGAGCCAACTGCCGCCCCCGTCGAACCCCGGACCCGGCGGCGGCCCCGTCGACCCCAAGAAGTGGGAACTGGAGTCGCGGGGCAAGTCGGCCCTGCTGAAGAACGAGTCGGAACTGGGCGAGGCACTGAAGGAACGACTGAAGGCCGAGAAAAAGCTGACCGAGGCGATCGACGACCTGTCGGCCCACTTCGGCAAACTCGGCAAGCTGGTCGGCGGGGTGGCCAAGTTGGCCGTCATACTGGACCGGGAGAGCAAGGGGCTGAAGGGCGGCCCGACGGGCGGCCTGGGCGGCAAGGGCGGCGGCCTGCAAGCGGTCGCCGGCAAGGCGACCGTAGTCGGCGAGATCGTGTCGGCGGCCAAGGGGGTCGTGCAGGACGCCTTCGACGGGATCGCCAAGGCGTTCGACACGATCAAGTCGGGCGTCGAGGGGGCCGGCCAGTCGATCCAGAAGTTGGCGTCCAACGACGGCATCGGGGCGCTGACCACGGCGGTCGATACGGCGGCCGATGTCGTCGGCCAAATCCCGATCGTCGGCGGCATGTTCGCGTCGGCCCTGAAACTGGCCGGCGGGTCGCTCAACGTGTTCAAGGGGATCGTCGACTCGCTCGGCGACCGGGCCAAGGAACTGTCCGGCCTGAACCCGGTGCTGGCCCAGACGGTGGCCGAGATCGAGGTGCAGAAGTTCTTCGCCGACATGCGGGAGGCCAACCGCAACGAGAAGGAGTACCAGGCCCTGCTCGTCGCCCAGGCCCGAATGGACCGCGAGTGGCAGAACGCCATCACAGAACTGAAAAAGCAACTGATCCCGATCGCCACCGCGATGGCCAAGGCGCTCACCCAACTGGTCCGGAATCTGCCGCACCTGCTCAAGTCGTCGTTCGACATGATGCCGTTCGGCAACCTGATGAAAGCGTCCCTCGACCAACTGATCGCCGACATCGACATGATCGAGAAGAACACGCGGCCGAACGAGGAGCCGGAACTGTCGCCCGGCATGAGGGACATCATCGACCTCGCCCAGTTCGGGGCCAACATCCCGCAGGCACCCGCCCCCCGCGTCATGGGCAACCCGAACAACCCGCTCAACGGCCTGTTCGTGCCGGGGGCCAAGTAATCCCGTCAGTTGATCGAGCCGGGATACCACCTCGGCTCGGCGATCTTCATCACCTCCAGACGCCTTCGTCACTTTTCTCGGATTTGTTGTTGACACCTCCGTAGACTACTCTATAACTACTTAAGCAACTGCCCAAGTGGGCTGGCACCGTACAATCTAGTTTCCAGGGGTAAAACCGTGGACCGTTCCATTGAGCAGCCGGTTTCGGGCGTGGGTGACGGGGCGTCGGTCGGGCGTGGGAAAGGGAAGGTCAAGCCGTACCCGGACAACGGGTTCGTGGACGCGGACGGGCGGCTGACGGACCTGGCCCACCAGAAGCTGGCGGAGTTCTTCGCCGCGTACCCGGAGCCGATGCGGGTGCTCGCGTCGGCCGGGATGCGGAAGCAGTACCCGAAGGTGTGCGCGTGGGCGATGGCCGTGTACGAGGCCGGCCAGATCGTTGACGCGGACCTTGGCGACGAGTTGAACGCCGACATCCGCCTGTCAGTGGCGGCCGGCATCCGGCGGTACGACCCGGTGAAGGCAGCCGAGCGGGGGACGTCGCTGACCACCTACCTGATCCACTGGGTGGTCAACGGGGTCACGCGGACGCGGACGCGGATGGAGCGGGAGGGGCGTATCCGGACGGTGCCGATCGGCCGCCGGCGGGACGCCCAGGCCGGCGTGATCGGGGAGAACGGCCTGCCGGCCGCGCACGAGGCGGACCAGTCGAATGCGGCGGAGCCGCTGGGCGTGTTCCACTTGGCGATGGGCCGGCTGGACCCGGAGACGGCGACCCTGGTGCGGAGGCGGGTGCTGGACGGCGACCGCCTGCGGGACGTCGCGGCCGACGCCGGGGTGAGCAAGGAGTCGGCCCGGCAGAAGGTGAAGCGGGGCGTGGCCCGGCTGGCCGAACTGGCCGAACTGGAACTCTAACGGAGGGCGGACATGGCCGACGGGACGGGGACGATCGACGACCTGACAGCAGCGGTCAAGGAGTGCAAGCGGACGGTGGACGACCTGGAGGACCGGCTGTCACAGGCCAGGGTGATGCTCGGCGTGGCGTCGGCCAACCTGAACCGGGCGCTGGGCACGGAGACGGCCGACGGCCGCAAGGCGTACCGGGACCGCGACGCGATCGCCAAGATCGACGTGGTGCTGATGCTCCTGTCGTTCGGGGCCGAGCGGATGGCGACCGTGGCGGCGGCGGCCCGGCGGCTGGGCCGGTCCCTGCCGGCCAGCGTCGTCTACCAGCAGGCGTACCAGCGGCTGACCGACCAGGCTGGCGGCGGCAAGCGGAAACTGACGGGGGCCGGGCGGGAGCGGCTGAAGGCGGTCCTGGCCCGGCCGGAGTGCGCGGCGTTCTACGAGAAAGTCCGACAAACCCTGGAGGAAGGCAAGTGAGTGAGAACAGCGAGACGGTGGTGACGGTGTTCAACCCGGCGACGACGGCGGAGAACGGTGACGCCTTCCGCAAGGCGGCCGACCTGGAGACGGAGTGCGGCGGCATCACGGCCGGGTTCGTGCCGAAGATCGAGGCGGCGGCCAATCCGGACTTCCCGTTCGTGCAAATTCCGACCATGATCATCGGGCCGGTCGTCTACACACCGCCGGAGCCGACACCCCGCGAGACGCTTCAGAAGTTAATCGACGCGAAGGTGGCGGCCGACGACGAGGACCGGGCGGCGGAAGAGGCGTTCCGGCTGGCCCGAACGCGGCTGGACGTTGCCATCAAGACGGCCCGACAGTGCAACGCCGAACTGGGCAAGTTCCTCGGCTACCAGGTCGAACCGAAGAAGTCCGAGAGTGGTACGGCCGCAGTGCCGGCGGCCAAGGCGCACGTCGGGCGTAAGAAGTCGCGGGTGCCAATTGTGCCGTACGCGACGACGCTGACCGGGCGCGAGCGGGTGGTCGTCGCCCTCGGCCTGCGGCCCATGCACCGGCACCACCTGGAGCGGGTGGTCCGGCCGCTCGGCTGCGGGCACGCCTCGGGCAGCATGGCCGCCGACGACTCGTTCGCCAAGGACGCCGGCGGGCGGTGGGACTTGACGGCCAAGGGGCGGGCCGAGTTCGCCAAGCTGTCCCAGACGCCGGACGGCCAGAAGTTCGTCCTCGACTGCCGCAAGAACGTCGAGCGGGTGCTGGGCAAGCCGGTGCCCAAGCCGGCCCAGCAAGTGCCGACGACGCCCGAGAAGGCGGCCGAGTGGAACGGGGCGGCCGACATGGCGACGCTCGCCCTCGGGGTGCAGAAGATGGTGCCGTCGCGGGTGGCCCAACTGATCCGCGACTTGGCCAACATCGAGTCCAACAGCACCCTGTACGGCCCGTACAAGAGCCGGTTCACGAAGCACGCCGACGGCCGGTACGGCCTGACAACGGAAGGGGCGATCAGGTACTCGGAACTGGTGAAGACGGCCGAAGGGCAGACGTTCCTGGCCAAGATCAAGGACTACATCGCCAAGGGCAAATGACACGACCCATCTACTGCTGCGGGTGCGACGCGGTCGTCGACGCCCGGCTGACGGACGGTTCGGAAGTGTACCCGCACCGTCCCGATCTGGCCGCCCTGCCGCTCTGGAAGTGCGACTCGTGCGGCAACTGGGTCGGGTGCCACCACCGGCGGAAGGAGAGCCGGCGCGGCAAGGAGGGGCGAACGGCCCCGCTCGGCGACATCGCCACGCCAGGCATCAGGGCAGTCCGGCGGACGATTCACGCGGCCATCGACCGACTGCTGTCCGGGGAAAGGCCGCTCGGCCGTACGCAACTGTACCGCCTCCTGTCGGCCAGGCTCGGCCTTGAAGAATACCACACGGGAAACATCAGGACTCTGTCCGAAGGCGAACGAGTCATGTCGGAACTGGAGAAAATGGCGTGCGAGTATCCCCATTCGACATGCCCGACTACTGGGCCTTGATCCGCCAGATCCGGGCCATCGACCGGGACGGCGGAGACAGCACGCTCGCCCGGCTGATCACCGCCGACTGGCTGGAAGATCACGGGGAGGAGGATCGGGCCGAGTACATACGCCTTAACATCACCGACAAGAACCTGTGCGGATCGCAAAAACCCGAAGCCTACCGCAGCGCGGCCCTCGATGAACCGCGACTGAGCGCGGATTATGTCGCCGGATGCCTAGAGGCCGGGTTCCTGTCCATCGTCCGCTGCCCCCTCGCGTGGTGGCTGACGCACGGCCCGGACATCTGCCGCCGGCACCCGGTGCGGGAGGTGGTTATTGCGGACGCGGAATGGCACATCGGAATTCGGAGCGGGGACGTGTGGATGGAATACGTCGTGACTTTAGACCAGGTTCCGGGTTTCCGGCCTCGCACCCGGCACGCGACTCACACACTCGCTGCCTCTGAACTCGGCTTCGCCGCCCTCCGATGGGCCGAACGGGAGGCCGACAGGGAGTGAACGACTACACGCTGACGGCCATACTCAGGATGGCCAGGGAGGTTGAGGCCGTCGGCGGCGACTCGTCCGTCCACCGGCTGGTCGCCGCCGACCGGGTCGAGGAAATCGGATTCGAGGCGTGGGCCGCGTTCATCCGAGCCAGCGTCGAGTGGGAAAGGTGCAGGCACCTGCCCGGCGGCATGAAACACAAGATGATGCGGGTCATGCTGAGCACGTTCTGCAAGGTGCCGATGGACCTCCCGGTGCCGCCGGCCATATACCGTTCAGGAATCAGAATCGTCGGCAACCAGTCACAGGTGTGGAAGAAGTACACGGACGGGAACAGGTTCCTCGTCCGGAACTGCATGAGGCGGGACGCCGAGCGGAAGGCCGTGCCGGCGCACATCGGTCGCCACCAGGCGGAGTTCGAGTTCCGGGGCGGGTTCCCGGCAACCGCCCGCGTCCACTCGTCGCTGTGGCTGGGGCCGCGCGAAACGAAAGACGGATTGGCCGACGACACGATTTACGGGTCGCTCGTCGTCCGTCATTTTCCGCTCCTGACGGACGTCCGGTTTGAGCACATGCGGCCGACCGAGCATTACTTTGGCCCGGACCAGTTTTTCGGCTGGCTGATCGACGACGACCAGTCGTCACTAGTCACCGACGGCGGCGGGTTCGGCTCGCGAGTGCCGTACTGCCTGACGTACCACATGGCCTTCGACCCGACGCGCGTGTGCCCGTCACGGGCGTCTCACCACTACGCCTGGTGGCCGACCGAAGAAGGGGCCACAGCCGCCCTGTCGCGGGCCGCAATCGCTTACGCCGAACAGGAGGCCGACAAGTGACCGCTATCTCCCGAACGGCGAGTTCGGCCTGACCACCGACGGCAGCGGGTTCGACGTGAACCCAGGCAGCGAGGCCCCCGACCGGCCGCCCACCGGCGGCACCGGCACGTTCCCCATCGGCACCCGCCCGGCCCCGCCCTGGACCGCTACCGACTGCGGCTGACCGGCCCGGCCGATCGCGATCTGCGACAGGTACGGAAGCAGTTCGTGAGCCAGTGTAACTGTGTCCACTCTGTCGTCTCGTCCCCGGCCGTCCTGCCCGGTGAACGCCACCAACTCGGCCAGGAAGTCCTCGGTGTCGAAGTCGGGCACCGAGCCGGGCTGCGGCAACCACAGCTTGCCCTGCGACGCGCGGATGATGGCCGGCTGGGCGCGGACCAGCTTGTCCCGGCTCTTGGGTTCCAGCGGGACGGCCGTGAACCCCATGCGGACGGCGTACTGGAACATGGCCGCGTTCGCCCCGGCCCGCTCGATGCCGAGGACCGGCGGCGCGTGCTTCTTGTGCAACTCGGCCAGCACCTTCGGCTGGTCCGGGATGTCCACCTGCCGCAGAATGCAGTCGAGGACGACGAGGTCGCCGCGTGGGGACATGACGAACATCGTGCAGGCCGTGTGGTCGGCGCTCGTCTTGGCCGACGCCGCCGCGTCGATGGTGGCGAACCGCACGCACCGCAGGGCGTCGAACTGGTAGTCCGGCTCCTTCGGGTCGGCCGACGGCAGGACGATCGACCCCATCGTCGGCCCGTGCCGCCACCGCAATGCGAACCAGTCCGGCTTGAAGAAGGCGTTCTCGACCGCCGCCGGGTTCTGCTGGTGCTTGGCCTGATAGTCCAACGCCTTGCGGCCGATCTCCACCTGCTTAGGCCCGTACCGCTCCGGCCGCAGCAACTCGCCCGGTTGCGTCCGCCAGTCCGTCCACCCGACGCTCGACGTGAACCGCCGCGACGGGTCGAACTCCTCCGGCAGGAACAGGTACTCGTACCCCCAGTGCGCCACCAGGTGGCCGATCAGGTCGTGGACGGAAGTCCGCTGGGCGATCGCCACGCGACAGGAATCAACGAAGCTGTTGACCCGGTCGTGCAACCCCCTGTCGTACCAGGACTTCACCGAGTCGGCCAGGGCCTTGGAGGTCACCTGCTCGGCGTCGTTGGGGTCGTCCATGATGATCAGATCACCCTTCTGTCCAATGATCTTACTACCTACAGGCTTTGCCATTCGGTAGCCACCCTGCGTGGTCCGGTAGAACACCTTGGTGTCCTGGTCGGCGGCGATCTGCACTTCCGGGAAGTACTTGCGATACCAGTCCGACTTGAGGATGTCGCGGCAGGCGAGGCTAGACTTCGTCGCCAGGTCTTCGCTGTTGGAGATGCACAGGATGCGGCGGTGCGGGCGGCGGCCCAGCACCCAAGCCGGGAACGCCTCCATCACGAGCTTAGTCTTGGTGCAGTTGTGCACCACGAACCCGTTTGCCAAGAAGCAGTGCGGATCGCCGTCAACTTCTAGGTCGTAAACTTCCTCATCACCGTGCCTGACGATGGACGTCACAGTGTCTTCGCCGACCCATGCCACGCACCCCATCAGATCCGTCGCATGGAGGCTGGCGTGTTCTGAGTTTCCGTCAAACAGTTCAAGGTTGTCCTGGCTGTTGTTCTTGTGGTTCTCGTCTCGATGGTGAACGATTTCGCTAGACGCAAGGAAGCGGAAGGTCGACGACCGAATTGGATCGGCGCGGAGGACACCGATGTATTCGTCCGTCGCCAACCCGTTCAGTTTGGCCTCCATCGCCAGACGGTGGGTCCAGTAGCGGAAACCGCCATTGCCCTTCCTCTGATGCGGATGATATCGGACGTATGTGTCCTGATATCGGTTTCGTTTCTTCGGCGACTTCTTGTAACCGATGTCCACGGCCACCTTGTCTCCGACCGACAGTTCGTCAACCCGACGGTAACTGCCGTCCGGGACCATGAACGGGTGGTCGGCAGTAGCACGAATCGACCTGCCACCAGCGGTAGACACCGTGTACGTCGTTTTTACGCCAGACTTCCACGCCCTCCGCAACTTCACCATCCGGACCCGTCCGTCAACCGCCCTTGCCACCATCGTTGGAATCGACAGATCCCACGGGTACTTTCCTTGTCCGTTGAACTTGGCCACCAGTTCGTCGATACGGATCGACCACCCCTTGCCGCCTCGGTTGATCCGGATCAGCGTCTCGCCGGACAGGCAGCCAGGCGGCAACGATATTGCGATATTGTGAATTTCCTCACGCTCGACGGCCTCCAGGTGAAGGCAGTTGTGAACTAAGATCGATCCGGCAAAGTAGTTGTTGTTCCCCTCGACTGACAGGTTGTAGACGGTTTCTGGTACCCGTACTTCTCGCACAACTTCCGTGACAGTATCCCAGACCGTTCGATAACCTGATCCATCGTCCCGGCCTGATCGCAGTGACACTTCAGGCACAGGGTGACCAGGTTCGTGATGTCGTTGTTCTCCTTGTCCCAGTCTATGTGATGCACGTCGAGATTCGTTCTCACATGCCCCGGCCGGATGGGTGCCTTCTCCGTCCCGCACAGGAAGCACTTGATCCCGTCCCTTTTTAGGACTGACCGACGGATCCGCCGGAACTCCTTGGGGTACGGGTTGTAGGAGTTCCCGTGCTTGTACTGCGGGTTGTTTTTCCCGTGGTAGAACAGACTGAAGCACACCCGGTCGCAGAAGACCCCCTTGGTCCTCTTGGCGCATCGCAAGTGGCCTTCCGTCTTGTACACCGGAGACTCGCACTGGGCGCACGGATACATCTTGCCAGTTTTCTGGGTCTTGGCGTAGCACTTCCGGCACCGGGAGCCGGCATGTCGAACCTCCTTGCCGCAGTCCATGCATCCGTTCGCTGTCTTGGTCTTGTACAAGCCGAAGCAGGCTAGGCTGCAAAAGATCCCGTAAGTTCTCGGAGCCGCCGCCAACTGGGCCGGCGACTTGTAGACCGTCTTCTGGCACTGAGAGCATGGATACTCCGTGCCCTTCTTCTGACTCTCGGCCCAACAGGATCTGCATCTGGCCCTGGTACGATTTATCAGCGGCTGGCCACAGTCCGCACACGGCTTCGGTGCCATCTTCCGACCGACTCGTAGGCATTCCGGAGAGCAGAACTTCCTTCCCGGTTTCGTTGCGCGTATCTTGAATTCCGCCTGGCATCGCGCACAGACGTAGGACTTCATCTCCGGGTTCAAGATCCGAGGCCGGCCCATACCCACGTCTCCTAGTGAACACCGGGTGGTTTTCCGTCAGAGACAAGACGCCACCGTTTGCAGTCCTAAAGACCACAAGCGGCCTTCCGGGATTCTTGTGCCCGACGGCCACCCGCCTCCATTCTAGTGACAGTGTGTCTTCATTTCTAGTCAGTACGTTACCTTGCCATCCAGAATCAACGATGTGGCCGATGCTGAGTGGACCATCTTCGGTTTCCACTAGGGTGTGCGCAGGAAGGCACAGGCAGTCGAGGTGCTTCCCCCACATCAGTTCGTCGTTCTTCTCGACGATCGGCCAGACGGCGCGGAGGAAGTGGGCCAGTGAGCGGCGGGCCAGTTCGGCCTGGGCGGACTCGCGGAGTTCGGCGTTACGACGACGCTTGAGTTCGGCCAAGAACTCGTCTTTTCTGTCTTCCATACCCGGAAATCGTAAGCGAAACGCCCGGAATCGTCTACATTCTTGTTGTCTGTGAGTCGAATCCGGGCCGGCGGAGCGAGACCGGCAACAGGGGGACGCCGCATGCGGCCCAGATGGCAGGACGACCTGGTACGGATCGAGGAACTGGAGCGGCGGGTCCGCGACCTGGAGGACGCCGGACGACCGCCGGACGGTCGTGGCGGCAACGACGGTTGCTTCATGGTCGTGGCGATCACGATGTGGCTGATGTCCGGGTACGGTCTGTACAAGATGCTCGGGTACTGACATGGCCGACGAAAGCGTGGGGCGGCACGAGAAGACCGCCACAGGGAAGGTGCGCTCTCCGAGAGACCTGCACGGGTGGGACGTGGAGACGGCCCGGCGTATCTGCGATTGCCGCAAGTGCAATTTTTGCGGGTTCACCGCGTTCGAGCCGCCGCCGGTTGCCGGCCTGAGACTGATGTACGGTGCCAACACCCCCGACGAGGAGGAATAGCATGAACGACGAGGAACTGCGGCGGCGGATGACCAAGCTGTTCGCCGAGTACGGCGGTACGCTGCGGCCGTTCATGGAGGCGGTCGTCGCGTGGGCCGAGGCGAGCGACATGACCTGCTCGCTGCCCGAGTACTTCCCGGAAGACAGGCGTCAAACGTACTTCTGCAAGGACTGCGACGAGGAACTGGTGTGCGCGTCCTGTGAGGGACTGATCGACGAGTCGGACTGCGACTGCGACTGCGACTGCGAGGAGTGCGCGTGCGGCACTACAAAGGTGTGCCCCGACTGCGACGGCTGGGTCCGCGCGGAGGTGACCGCATGAGCGAGGTTCGTCGCCTGCTGGCCCTGATCGGCCGCGAACTGAAGAAGATGTCCGACGACGAGTGCGAGGAGGCCCTGGACGAGATCGACGATTGGCTGGCCGACCGCCGCGACGACCTGGAAGCCGGCCTCGACACCGACGACTCCGAGTGGGAAGTCGAGGACGACTCGGAAGACTGACTCACAACCCAAAGGGGAACCCGTGAACGAGGAAGAGAAAAAGGCGGCGGTGCCTGCCGCCAGTATCCCGATGCACCCGGTGGTGCCGCCGATGATCTGGCGTGTGCCGGCCGGCCGGATGGATCCGAGCGACCCGAACAGCATGACGTGCATGGAGTGGGCGTCCAGGTTGGTCGAGTCGCTGGAAAACAACTCGCGCCTGATACTGCCGTCCGGCGGCCCAGAACTTTACTGGCCTGTCGATCACCAGGCGGAACCCGAGGCGGACACCCCGCAGGTGATCGAATGACGCAAGCGGAAGCCGAGGCACAACTGAACCGGATCGTCATCGAGATGCACGCCGCCTGCGTCGCCCACAAGGCGGAAATGCGGCGGCTGACCGACGAGATCCTGGCGATCAGGGACCAGTTGCAACGTTCCGAGGCCGAACGAGGCCACGGTGCGACGATAAAAACGGAGGTCAGTAGTGAGTAACTTCAATTCCGATCCGCCCGAAGTGGCCTACCAGTTTCACATTCACACGCCGACATCGCTACTTCCTAGCGGGTGCGACCTGTCTTTCATATGGTATCGCGGACTCGATAACGTCCTGTGGATGGCCAGGCGGAGAATTTCCACGCTTGCCGAGTGTAACACCCACTCGGCCGTCGAGCCGCTGGTCCGGGCGTGGTTCCTGGGTGACTGCATACCCGGCATCGTCGCCGACTTCATCGAGGAACGCGGCGAGGGCGACCAGTGGCTGCTCCGCTTGCTGCGGGACGACCCGGCGTGGCACGAGAGCCTGCCACGGCGAGAGCGGCCGGAGATGATCATCATCGACGACCCGTGGACGGAAGGCGAACCGAGTCCGGAAGAGTCGGGACGTATTCAAGAGTGGTACGAGAGGTACAGGCGTCTGGAGGCGGACACGCCGACGCCGTGGGTTCCTGCCCCGTACCGAAGGGATCACTTGTGGACCTACCGGCCGACGGAAACCGACCGGGCGATGGGCCGGTACAGGCCGGAAGACGAGACGCGGATATACATACCGGATCAGGACTGAACGGCACACTTCGTGCCCCTGTTCGCGGCCGTCGAGCGGCACGCACAAGCCCGCGAACAGAACATCACCTCCGACCGCTTCGGCCTGAACGACGACCGGCACCACGCGCACCGGATCGGCGTCAGGCCGACGTACTTCCGCCGGCACGGGTTGGAACAGTACACAGTCGTCCCCCGCCGGGGCCGGAACGTCAGCCCGCACGGGCAGACCAGGTCCGGCAGAACCCTGGGCCGGCGGACGACCTGGGGCGACGCCGGGCGCTCCGGGGCCATCCGCAGACGGCCGCCGTCCGGGTCGCCGAACCGGAACCCGACGTTCGCGAACTTGCCCCTGGGGAACTCGACCGCGATCACGTCGCCGAGGACTTCCGCGATCTCCGGATCGACGACGCGGTACTCCCACTCTTCTGGGAACGTGACGGACATGACGACATCCGTGATTGTAGTTAGACGTGGAACAGGGACTCGACGGGAACGGCCGGCTGATTCTGATATCTGCCAGAGTACTTCTTGCGTTCGCCCCACAGTCGCGTCCACCGGATCTGGGCGGCGCGGCTGCCCGGCCGGATGAGCGTCGGCTGGGTGACGACGATCTCGCAGGTGAAGTGGCCGCCCCACGCATCGTCCCCGCGACCGGCCGTCTGGTGCAGGGTGACGAAGTAGCGGCCGGTGCTGCTGCGGCCGTCGATGTCGGGCACCAGGTAGTGCGACTCGATCCGCTCGACGACCGAGCCGAGATACCCGCGCCCCGGCCACAAAAGCCACCGGCCGTCGGCCTCCGGCCTGTACTCCAGCGTGCCCGGCGGGTTCTCCGGGTCCAGGACGCCGTGCGTCACCCACCGGCCGTCCTTCACCTCGCCGGGCAGGTCGTACACCTTCAGGGTTTCGCCGAGGTGGCAGTCGAGCGAGTTCGGGCCGCACCACTTCGGGTCGAACGGGGACACGGATATCATCTCGCCCTGCGGCCCGCACCGGGTGACATCCCGGCCCTGGAAGTCCACCCACTCCTGCCCGCCGGTCTGGTCCCGCAGGCAGACGCCCAGTTCGGGGTTGATGGCCAGCACCTCGCGGTGGTGGCCGTCGAGCCACACGAAATCGCCGTGCTTCAGATCGGACATCCGGCACGGCTCGGCCAGTTTGCGGATCATCGGACCAGTCAGGATGCTAATTTTCAATCCTCCAAGTGAGTCCAAGTTCTGCGGTTCATGATTTCCTGAATCGTGCAGGCAGACACTCCGTATTCAGCAGCAAGAGTGATGTGCTCGCCGTACCTCCTGGTATGCCTCCTTCTGATTTCTCGAACCTGGTCTTCTGTCAAAATAGCACCACGATTTGACGAACCCTTGGCTCCGTGGTTTGTTCCGTGTCTCATCCTGTCGTGCCGGTTCTGAAGTCTTGTCCCCCAGGACAAGTTGTCGAGTCGGTTGTTGGTTCTCACCCCATCCAGATGGCGACACTCCTGGCCTTCACCTGGAGGGCCGACAAACGATATCAAGACAAGCGAGTGTATCTTTTTTTGCTGACTGAATCCGACCCTTCTCAGTCTGACCATGCAGTATCCACCGGTGTTTGATGTGCAGTACCGCAGGACAACTCCTTTTCTTTTTGACACTCGGCCGAGACTGTTCACGAACAGTCTGTCAACAGATCTTACTCTTCCAAAATTTGAAACTTCGTAGTAACCCTCCCAGCCAAGAACTGGAACCCAGGATTCTTCTTCTGTTGAAATCATCGGTCGCTATCTCGGGTCGAAGTGGTGTGTCCGTGGATTTGCCCGCACGGCCGGTGAGTGGATCACAGTTTACGAGCGAGCGAGTTTGCCGGCAAGAAAATCGGAGATTCGTGACGGAATTGCGTTGGCCGAACGGCCGGAGACGTGTTATAAAACGAGAGACCGCAGAAGAGTTGCATCTTCTGCGGTCCTCTTTGGATCTGCGGTGTTCGAGACCGCGTGAACCATGCCAAGATCATATCTGGCAGATCACGTCCTCGGCAACGGCAAAATCCAAATCTGCGTCGGAAAACACGAGCCGCAAGCCGTCCGGAGTTCAGGACGGGAATACGCCTTGATTGCATCGTGGCGGGACGTGCAGTGTAGCACACAGCGACCCTCCCGCGCACCGACGTGATGTCGGAGCAAACCGCCTTCCCCGGACGAACTGGAGACGACGCCGTAGCGAGGGGTGACAGGCGGGAGTGGTCGACTCACACTCCGTCGTGGTGGCCGTATTGATCGGTCGGGGCTGAAAAGTGCCCTGAAGGATAACCGGATCCTTCCGCCAAGAAATCTTGGGAGCCTGGTGCGTGACAGCACCGGGTTCGTGACGCGAGAAGAGGCCGATACGATTGCCGAGCGGTTCGGCAGGGTCGGTCCCAGCAAGTTCCTCTAACCCCGTCGAGAATGGTACGCTACCCGTGCGCGCCGATCAGGATTAGGATCGCATGGGCGGTGGATGGACTTTCCACCAATTTCTGTCTGGATTTGTCGAGTTTTTTTCAGTCCGGGGGCGGAGTGGGTCTTGCTCTGCGCCTTCCGGCGGACAGCCGACGAGCGCGAGCGAGGAGTGTGGCCGCGACTGCCTTTAAAGACCAAAGCCAAGCCCCGAGCCGGTCGATGAGGTCCAAACCAGTGGGGAGCGGGCCGGGCAACGGCGAAGGTTAAACTGACGCATCAGCAAGAGGGGCAAAGAAGCGGCGACAGCGGACGGCGTCGGCACGGGATGGGCCTAGGAAGACAAATCAATTGGCCATCACTCTGCGCCGGATTCCGGACGGTCTATAACAGGTCCATGAACAGACAACCCAAGGCGTTCGCCGACCTGATCGTCACCTTCCGGTGGAAGTGGGAGGCGTCGAAGGGACGATGGGGGCGACTCAAGGTGTACGACCAGTCGTCCGACTACCAGAGCGGCCAGCCGGCGACGGCGTGGTTCACCTGGCAGCCGCAGTTCGGCCTGTACCTGTTCCACCTGTCTCTGGAAGGCATGAACCTGCCGGCGTGGTGCGGGGCCAACCACTACGAACTGGCCCGCAAGATGAAGGACGACGCCCACTGGAAGCACTGGGTGATGACCTTCCCGAACGGCGATTCCATGTTCCGGGCCATGATGGGGCGGGTGGAGACGAAAGTAGCAGCATTCCTAACTGGGGGTTCTCGATGACCGTTCAAGAGGCGGCGCGGGCGTTGGCGGAGGCGGTGTCCGGCCGGCCGTGGCTGGTCAGCGTCGGCACAGGCCACACGGAGCGGGGCGACACCATCTACCTGTACGTCGACGGCAAATGCGACTGGCATCCGGCCGACTGGTTCGGGTTCCCGGTCCGGGTGGTCAACAGCGGCCGGTTCATTGCAATGGCCGGCGAGTGAAGTAGTTCCCAATTGGGAAGGAAAACGGAATTCTGCCTGCCGAATCCGGGCGGCACCGCATAATTGACTCACCAAGACGCGAGGTGGTGACGTGGCAGAGAAGGTGTTCCATTTCGTCGTCGAGAGTTCCGGCCAGGAGGCCCAGGTCGTCCACGGCGTGTTCCCGACCGAGGCCGAGGCGGTTGGGTTGGCCGAGGCGCTGATGGCGGACTTCGCCGCACTCGGCCGGCACGACTCGCCGCTGGGGTGGGGCTGTCAGGGGCTACTGACCGTCCGGCGGTGGTGCGGGACGTGGGCCGATGAAGTCCGCGAGTGGCGGAACACGGACCCGTACACGGCCGACGGCCGGTGGGTGACCGACGAGGAGTACGACAGAACACGGGAGGAAGAGTGATGCAGTTCGGCATATGTGAGATCGTGATGGTCGGCGTGGCCGGCCTTGTCGTCGGCCTGGCCGTGGCGGCCGTTCTCGTCATTCGCCTCGTTGCGACGACCGTGCCGAAGGCCGACGTCGAAGCTCTGGCGACCGAATTGGCCGTCCCAAAGTCCATGCTCAGAGCGGCGCGGGCCGCTGACTATCTGAGGTGTCGGGCGGCGGAACTCCGGCGGCAGGCCGGAACGCCCGGTGGCCCCGATTACAAGCCGTTCCTCGCCGCCGGTGCTCACTTCATGAAGGAGGCCGAAATGGAAGTCCGGGCCATCGCGTACGGCATGTCGAATCAGATTGACACCAAATTTCTCGACGAGGCTTCGCAGTGAATCAGCAAGACATGACGGTGGCCGGCCATCCGGTGGTCCTGGGCATCCGGGTGCGGGTGACGGCCGTGGAACTGGCGGCACACCTGCGAGGGTTCAGCATCGATGAGAAAGGGGTCGAGAAATGAATGTGACCGTGAAGCCGCTGGAGTGGGTCGGCACCGGGGGGTCGCGGGCGCTGAACGCCAAATCGTCGTTCGGCGAGATTTCGGTCTTCCCGACCGTCAGGGGCACCTGGAGTTTCGTTGCCTGCATGTGGTTCTCCCAGCGGGAGTTCGGCACGGCAGAAGAGGCCAAGATGGAGGCCGAACGGCTGCACATTCAGAAGGTGCTCGGCTGCCTGGAGCCGGCCAACAAGGACACCTGTGCCGAGTTCGTCACACTTTACGCGCAGTGCCGTGGGGAGTACGACTGATGGACGACCTGCGGGCCGAGGCGGAGTGGATGCTGGCCTACATCGGGCGGGAGTGGTTCGGGTGTAAGCCGTACTCGCGGTTAGCCCGGTCGTTGCCACTGGTTCTCAAGGCGTTCCTGGAGGTCGGCCGTGACGAAGGAAGCGAAGAGGCTGGCGAGGCTGGCGTCCCGGATGGGGGAGGCGATCCACCTGCTGAGCCTGAACGGGATGCTGGCGGACGCGGAGCGGCGGAAGGCGGAGGAGAGGCTGCTTAAGTGGTCGGAGCGTAACGGGGTCAAACTGGTCAAGGTCAGTGCCATCACGGGGCGGAGGGTCGGCGAATGACGAAGGACGACTGGGTCGCGGCCATGCGGGCCAACCCGACCTGCACGCTGACGATGATGGTGTGTGCGGACTGGTTGGATGAGGAGGGCCGGCCGCACGCCGCCGAGGCGATGCGGATGCTGGGCGAGCACGGCAAGATCGGACACGAAAGACGTGGGTACGAAATGATCGGGGCGGAAGAAAACCAGTCGTTTACCGTGTGCCGCGAGTGGTGGGAAGTCGTTATGGATGGCAAAGGTATGGAACCTTGGTACTGTCGTCGAGAACAGGAACGGTTCCGGCTGGCGGAGGCTTACGAGGCGGCAGACGAGGACACGCGGCTGCGGTGGGCGATGGCGACGTTCGGCCTACAGGGGGTGTGCCGGTGAAAGTGACCGACACGGACGAGTACCGGGCGCTGTGCCGGACGGTGCTGGACCACCCGACGGAGGACGTACCGCGACTGGTTCTGGCCGACTACCTGGAAGAGAACGGCGAGCCGACGTACGCCGAGTTTATCCGCACCCAGATCGAGGCAGCCAACACGGACAAGTGCTGCGACACCTGCCGAAGCCTAATCGGTGGCTACGGGTGCGCACGGTGTTCACTGGCGTGTAGGGCCGGCGAACTGTGGGCCAGTGTAGTCGGCGTCTGGGACTTCGGCTGTTTCGGCGGCCGGTACGAGACGGATGGGTTCGTGGTCCAGCCGTCGTTCCACACGTTCCGGGATGAGCCACGGGCGTTCCGCCTGCATCGTGGGTTCATCGACGAGGTGAAGTGCCCGCTCGACTGGTGGGTCGGCCCGACGTGCCGGTCGTGCGGCGGAGAGGGAGAAGAGGTGGTGTACTCCGGGCACAAGAACTTGTACAGGAAGTGCCGCAACTGTCATGGGACCGGCCGTGGTACGGCTAACGGACCGAAGGTCGTCCGCGACCACCCGGTGACGAAGCTGACGCTGACCGACAACGACGGGTGGGTGTTCATGATCCACGTCGGATTCTCCCGTACGACAACAGGTTACAACGAGGACGTTGTCGAGTGGCGTCCGCTGAGCGAGTTGCGTGCCTTCGACCCGGACGACCGCCTCCGCCTCCCGTTCGACGACAGTGGTGAGATCGGCGAGGCCGTGTCCGATGTCCTGCTCGACTGGGCCAGAAAGGAGGCCGCGAAGTGACAGTGCTCGACCTGATCGATGCGTGCGTGCAGCGGCGGTACGCGGCGTGGGCCGTAATGAAAGGGTCGGCGTCGCCGTCGGCCGAGGCGGTGGCGGCCCTCCGCAAGGACATCGAGGCGCTGGCCCGGCAGGTGCGGTACGAGGGCGGCTTCCCCCTGATGGGCGAGATAGCGCCGAGCGACGACGCGACGGAGCTTCGGCGTCAGTTGTCCGGCCTGGAGTGGCTGCTGGAGAAACTGTCGGCCCCGGAGGTGTCCTGATGGGCGAGTGGGAGTTCTTGGGGTACGCGGCGGTGCTGGTAGGCGTCGTCTACCTGCTGCTGGACCGCGTCTTCCACCAGTGCCGGTGCGAGGACGGCGACCCGGTCGTCCTGCGGCGGGTGGTCGAGGAGCGGGAGCAGGTGGCCGACTGGCTGCGGCAGAACGGCGACGACCTGGCCCGCCGGGCGGTGTCGATAACCGACGACCGGGAGGCGCACGCCCAGCGGACGGCGGCCGTGGCGATGACGAACGCGGCCGACATGATGGCGGCGCGAACCGAAGACCTGCGGAGGGCGGCGGATGCACGCTGACACCCCGGTGATCGTCCTGGACGGCGTCGGCCTAGTGAAGTTCTGTGCCAACTGCCAGGTGGAACATCCGGTGGCCGAGTTCTACAGGCAGTGGTTCAGGCCGGGCGGGCTGTCCAGATCCTGTAGGGCGTCCGAGATGGCTAGGGTCAGGATGGCCAAGGCCGATGCCCGCGCCAGAATTAAAGCGAGGGGGAAGCCCGATGCGTGAGTTGACGATGGCGGCCCGGACGGTGGCCGGCGACTTTGCCTCGATGGCGTATGTGGCCGTCCTGTCGCTGCTGGTCTACCTCGCGTCGATGGCGTGGTCGGACCCGTCGTGGATCCTGTTCTGGTCCGTCGCCGCCGGGTGCTACACCGGGTCGGTCCTGGCCGAGGTCCGGAACCGGGCCGTGCGACGAAGGCGACTGAAAGACGGGCCGGCGGCGGCGTCGTTCGCCGATTTTTACGCCGACCGCGTTTCCGCCGTTATCAAACCGTCGCCGGCGGTGGGAGTCGTGACGGCCGACGAGTTCGCGTTCGACCGGGCCAAGGGCTTCGGCGACGAGACGGCCGACGGGCTGTTCCGCACCGTCGAGAGCCGGCCCAGTGACGGGCTTGCCAAGGGCGTGCTGGCCGACCGCTTGGACGAGGTCGGGGAGAAGTGGAAGTGGGTGTCGTACGCCTTCCGCTGGTGCATGAAGAACGACAAGTTCCCGTATCGCACCTCGAACGGCGGCGAGTGGTGGTGGCACGCCAGTGACCACCGGAAGTGGACGGTGCTACCGCCAGGTCTGTTCGCCACGACTGGGGAGTCGGTCCTGATCAGTTACCCGACGCAGTTGGCCGCGTACCTGGGACTGGCCGAGGCGATCCGCCGCTTGCACGAGGAGGTGGCCCTGTGATAGAACTGGAACTGCCGAGGGAGCCGAAAGGTCGGGACGGCTGCTGGCTGTGGTTCACGTCGAAGGCCAGTTCGCCGGGGTATTCCAACTACCTGCCGGAGAAGCTGTTCCGGCTGATCGAGCCGAACCCGGAGTGGAATGGCAAGACGTTCGCCACCCGCGAGGGGGCGATGGCGGCGTACGAGGCGGCCGTCAGGGAACTCGGCCTAGGCAAGTTCCGGCGGGGCCAGAAGGTGGTCAAGGGCGGCGGCGACTACACGTTCCGGGGCGTCGTCGTGGCCGCCTTCGAGAAGTTGTCCGGCAAGGTGCGGTACGTCGTCGAGAACGCGGACGGCGTCCTGCACATCTTCAGCGAGTCGCAACTGGCGGAGGACGGCCCGTGATGGACGAGGCCGCCTGGCGGGACCTCCTGCGACAGTTCCCCCACTGCGTCAAGACGCTGTCGGCGTACGCGGACTGGTTGCAGGAGAACGGTGACCCCAGGTGGGAGCCGTACCTGCTCCTGATCGACCGGTACAAGAACGGGTTCCCGACGAAGGGGGCGTGGTACGAGGCGGCGAAGCTGTACCTACGGGTCGTAACGCCGCCGATCACGACGCCGCTGATCCGGGAGAAGTTCGTTATGTCGTGGATCATAAACCCAGGCCACAGGAAGGCTTACGAGGAGTCGATCCGGTGAAGAAGGCCAAGAAAGTGTACCGGCACCCGACGAACCCGCTGCTGCCGGGGTACGTCAAGGACATGACCGGGGTGCGGCAGCCGGACGGGGACGGGGTGGTCGTCGGGCCGGCCGGCCTGTCGGTCACGAGGGTCGGCAACCGGCAGGGCATGTACTGGCTGGTGCGGTGCGGGTGCGGGGCCGAGGTGCGGTCCAGGGGCACGAGTCTGCGGGAGGGGCACGGGTTCCGGTGCCGGGCGTGCATGGCGGCCAAGTCGTGGGCGACCAAGCACGCCGCCGGGTACGTCTCGCCGCTGGCCGGGGTGCCGCTGGCCGAACGGCCGAAGGCGGGCCGGTGCGAGCGGTGCCGGCGGAAGTGCAAGCGGGCCGGCTACCGGTTCTGTTCGCCGCAGTGCTTCGGCAGACACCGGGCCGCCGGAGGGTTGTCATGACGACCGACGAGAGCGATTTCGACCGCAGTCACCTGTTCTTCTGGGAGATCTGCGAGTTGTTCCGGCGGGCCGGGTGGTCGCCGGAGGCGGTGGCCGCGCTGCCGGCCCCGGTCATGTCCGACTGGCTCCGGGAGCGGGGCTGGGACTACGCGGCCGACCAGATCGTGGACGACCCGTCCGCGTTCATCGGACGCGGGAAATACCAGATGGTCGTGGCCGAGGCGACGGCGATCGCGGCCATCGGCGGGTGGGCGATTCGCGACGCATACGTCGACGCTTCCATGACGATGGACGGCATCACCGGCACCGAGAACACGGGGCGACTATGACGACCGACGAGGCGGAGCGGATCCTGCGAAAGGTGTGTCCGGACCTGACCAGGGAGGAGAAGCCGGACACGGGCGTGACGATCTTGAGCGGGCGGGTGCCGCCGCCGAGACTCAAGTCGTCCGTTGGCCAGTGGTTTCTGGACGTGCGGTGCTACCAGGGCCGTGCTGTTTCCGTTAACCACACCCGCGTAGATCTTCTGCCTTACCTGCGGGCGATGGTGGCGACCCGAACCGAGCAGGCTGGTGTCAAGAACCCGTGCGGGGCGTACGGCAAGGTCGAGGCGGTGATGGGGTACGGCCCCGACTTCGATTGGGAGTGCGTCGAACTGAAGGTGCGGCTGTGGGGCAGCGGGTGGGCGGAGAGCACGATGTTCTGGGTCGGCGACCGGCTGACGCCGGAACTGAAGGCGTTCGGGGCGGCCGTGGTCGAATCGCCGGACTCCGGCGTCCACGGGCTGATCGACTACCTGATCGAGACGCAGGAGAACTTCTCGTACCTGTGGGGCCGGGCGACCGAGTGGGCGGCCCTGAACCCGAACGGTAAGCCGGGGCCGAAGCCGGTTGTCGGACTGGCCGTCGAGGCCGGGCACGACGGCGAGGTGGCCGCCTCCATCTGGCGGGCCGGCGGTTACCAACTCACGGTGGGACGGATCACCATGCCTGACGACCGGTGTCCGTGCTGCAAGGCTGTCGTCCTGTCGGACCTCGATCGGTCGCAAGTGTACGGCGGCATTCGGCACGGGGAAGACCGCAATCTGATTTGGGTGTGCCGCGACTGCTGGGTCCGGTATACGCCGCGAGGAGAAAGGTGACTGTCGGGCGGCCGGCCGATGACGGTCTAGAATAGACGCGAACACCGGAGGGAAAGGCATGGCGACGGCAGTCGACAAACTGAACGAGATCCTGGAGAAGGTGGCGACCATCGAGGCGGTGGCGTGCGGCATCAACGGCACGCACGAGGTTCTGGAGAAGGTCAAGGCGACGGTCGACGCGATGGCGGCCGACGTGGCGGCGATCAAGGCCGAGGTGTGCCGGCCGCAATCTGTCGGCAGCGGCAGATCCGACGAGAACGGAACGGTCGTGGACACCGGACTTGGCGTGCCGTTCTACGCCCCGAAAGGTGGTGTCGGGCGGCGTGACCCTGAAACCGGCAAGGTTTCCTATGGACCCGCTGCCGAGCCGCCGGTGGTCCTCAAAGACGACGAGGTTTACGGCCGGTAACTCGATCGCTGTCGTTGGATAAAGGTAGTCCGTCGGGATTCTAACCACTGAAGGTGTCGGCTCGAACCCGGCCATGAGCCGTCCGGCCGTCACTTTCGGTGGTTGCGTTCTTGCGGATCGCCTGGGCGAGTTTGGCGGCCGGTGGGAGTGGTTCGCCAGCGCTATGCGGTGGCACATGGCGAGACGGAAGTGGCGGTCGGAAAGCCTAGGCCGGCAGGCTAACACTGGCACGAGAGCGTGTTCCGAGGACTGGAGGCGTGATGGCTACTGACAAGGCCGAGGTCGGTGCGGACGGCAACCAGGGCGGCAAGGCCGACGACGAAAAGGGTGTTCCCATGTACCACGACGGCCGGTACATCGGGTTCTCGGTCCGGGACACGGTTTACCTTCAGAAGTGCGGCCGCTGCGGCCGGGAGAACTGGGCACCGGCGGTCTCGACCGGATCCTGTGCGTGGTGCGGGTGGGTTCCGCCACGGGAGGTCGAATGACCGACGTGCCGAGTGACGCGAAGGCGTCCCTCCTGTCCGTCGATCCGATGGCGATCTGTTACCGGCGACACCCGTGCGGCACGCCGGATCGGCGAAGCTGGGAGGTCGCCTACCGGTATCGTCGGCCAGGCAATTACTACGGTCGCGGCAACACGGCGGCCCAGGCGTGGCTGGACGCGGCGGAGCAGATCGTCCAGCCGGCACCGGCGGTGGTTCCGGTCAGGTGGGACGGCCCGGTGTCGGACATTGTCGAGCAGGTCGAGTCTCTGAGGCGGCAGATCCTTCAGTCAGTGTGCGTTCCACCGGAGTGCCTGGAATGAAACCGCTGAGCGAGTGGACGGTGGAAGAGTTACATAAATACATCGGCCCGCCGGACGACTCGTCCCACGAGGTGGTGGATGAACTTCTCTGTCGGGAGCGGGAACGGTGCGCGAAGGCGTGCGAGGCGGAAGCCGTCTCGTTGATTTCCAAGCCGGCCGATGCGACCCGCACTGCCGCCGCTTCTGCCCTGTGGGACGCGGCCAAGACGATCCGGGGGCTGCAATGACCGCGACTGAATCGGTCAGGCACCACGCGGACGACACCGCCGACGGGCTGCTCCGGGCGGTCGTAGAGTACCCGTTCGACCTGAGGCCCCGGCTGGTGTTGGCCGACCGCCTGGACGAGATCGGCGAGGGGGAGCGGGCGGAGTTCATTCGGCTGGACTGCGACCCTGGCGGCATTCGGCACGAGGATGCGCATCGACTGTGGCACCGCCACAACGCCGAGCGGTGGGCCGGCGACCTGTACGCGGTCGGCATCATCACCGTCTCTCCGGCGGTATGGGCGACGGCCTACCAAGAAAACGCAAGACTGGCGTTTCTCCGCAACGGGTTCGTCGAGGAGGTCCGGTGTCCGCTCGGCTGGTGGCTGGGGGAGGAGTGCGGGCGGTGCGATTCTCAGTTGCGGGCGGCGAACTTGGTCCGGCACTGTCGATGCAAGGGCACCGGCACGACCCCCGGCCACGGGGCCGAGGTGGTGGCCCGGCACCCGGTGACGCGGGTGGTGGTGACGGATCGGAAGCCGTTTCGCGGACTCGGCGGAACGGTCAGCCCGTGGTGGCTGTGGGTGCGGCTGTCGAATCCGACCACACGAACAGACGGCCACGCCATCCCCGACGAAATCTGGGAGAGGCTGCCCGACGACGGCCTCTTGCCGCCGTGGTCGGTGCGAGACCGGGCAAAGCGATACCGTTCCCGCGAGGCCGCCGAGACCGCCCTGAGCCGTGCCCTGGTGGACATCGCCCGCGAACGGGCCGGGCTGCCGCCGATCACCTGGGAGGTAACGGAATGAATGGCGAGTGGAAGTTCAGCGAGCAGAAGGGTCGGCCGGGCCACTGCTTCGTTGCCCAGGTGTGGGACGCCGACGGGAACTGTCTGGCCGTCATCGAGCCGACCGAGGACCCGGCCGTGGCCACCGAGCGGGCGATGCTGTTCGCCTGCTCGCCGGCCCTGCTGCGGTTCGTGAGTGACATGATATCCGGGTACGACCACGAAGGCCGAGACTCGTGCTACCCGTCGTGCCGCGTGTGTGCGGCCGAGAAGGTTCTGGCCAGATACGAGGCGATGAAGGCACACCGCCTGGGGGAGGACTGAGCAAGTGACCCACACGGTAGCCGACGCCGAGGCCGCCATCGCCCGGCACCCGGACGGCACCAGGAGGGCTTGATGTGAATCTGACAACGATGATGGCATGTCGGGTCGGCGTTCACGGGTCCGTCGACACGGCCTGGACGGTCATTCTCGCGGACCGTGGGCGGGAGGCGGAGTGGCTGCGGGAGGTGGCCGAGATGTTCAGCCGGGACGAGTTGACGCCGGGCGTGACGTACCGGTACGACGACGAATGGCGGACGGTGTCCGTGTGCATGACGGAAGGCGAGTACGAGGAATGGCCGATTGTGTCGGGCAGGGAATTGTGGTTCGAGACTGAAGAGGCGTGGGGACGTCAGACACTGGGGGTGGTCGAGTGATGGACCTCGAAGACTGGGTCGCCGCGATGGACGCCGAGCCGGGCAACACCGTGCTCATGCTGATCGTCGCCGACTGGCTGGAGGAACAGGGTAAGCCGGGGGCGGCGGAAGCGATGCGGCTCTTGGGCGAGGCGGGCAAGGTCGGCACGATCAGAAACGACGGCGTGACCACCTTCTCGTACTGGTCGATAGAGACAAAGACAGGCGACCTCGACTGGGTGTGCGGCCGGTGGTTCGCCAGGGCGGATTCCATCAGGTCGATGTGGAAGATCGGGATCGCACGGACACGGGTGCAACTCGCCGAGGCGTGGGAGCAAGCAAACCAGGCGACCAGAGATGCGTGGCGACGGGAGACGTTTTCCCAAGCAATCGCAGCGAAAGAGTGAACAAAAGCGTGACCGGTAGCGTCCAACAAGACAGGGAGACCGAAGTGCGAGGTGCAAATGCCGACCAATGCTGAATTGAGAAAACTGAGAGCGGCCAGGAAGAGAGCCAGCCTAGAAGGAAAGACGACAGAACAGAGAATTCACAAAATCCGCGTGAACTCGCCGATTACAGAATTCGAGATTCACGCCTTCCTGTACATGAGCCTGAAGTCTCTCGGAATCGAAGTGCGAGGGGAAATCGGGACGTGTTGCCGGACAGCTAGGTTCGACTTGGTCGTTGTTCAGGATGGAGTTGCCTCCCGCCTGATCGAGGTCAAGAAGCCGAGAAAGAAAGGACAAGCCACCGGGGCAGGACAGGCCCGAGACTACACCAGATTCGGACTGCCAGTCGATCTGGTCATCGGGATGGAACAGGCCCAGAAATACATCGACCACGTCAGCCAAACGCACCAACTCCCTCCGCCAACCTACTCACACGAAAAGCCGATGTGGCAAGTCAGACAGGAGGCCGAAGAACTGGATCGACTCGCCAAGCTTCAAACAGTACTGCCGGAAGATACCGTCACCATCACTCACGACATGTTCGTCGCTGCGGCACGAAAAACAGGAAGACACTCAGCCAGACAACTCCGAGTACTCGGAGTGCAATGGCCACTCAAGAAAGGCTGGACACGATCCATTGTCGGAAAGACCTTCTTGAGAAAGGACTACGAAGAGTTCGTTGCCATCGGAAAACAGGACTAGCCGTCAGCCAAATGACCGCTAAACGCTTCCCGCAAAACTAGCACGCCAAACAAGTTACGCCACGTCGCATGGCTTGACCTCCAGTGCACGATCTCAGTGCCATGTGGACTCCACGCCTCATTTAGCCCAAAACGCATCAGACGCAATCCTATGCGATCTGGTGGCAACCCCATGTCATGATGGTTGCCAGCCATATGCTAAATTTTTTGCAAAATAGAGAGGGAGACTGGTATAGGTCATATGTAAAAACTTTTGCAAAATAGAGAGTGGGACTGGTCCCCTCCCTCGACCTTCTCCCTGTCGGCGAAATGGGCGCAGGGAAACCAGGCAGGAGCGTCAGGTGCCGACGTCCAGGTTCCGGACATGCGGAGGCCACTAGGCGGGTACGCACGCAGGCGCGTTCCCTCCCCTAGTCCGGCCAAGCTAGGCGGGCATGGCCAGAATCAGAACGGTTGCCTTGACTCCCGGTGTGGACCTGTTAGATTAACGGTGTCGATGCGTCACACGCCACACGACAACACACAAGGGACACGTCCATGACCATCGCCACTGACTTCCTCACCCATGACCTCACCGTTGCTTTCCGTTCCGTTTCCTGGAACCACTGTTCCGACCTCTGTTCCTTTACCCGTCAGTACCGTCAGCAAACCGCATGGTTCCGCCGTTTCATCCGTTACTCTTTCCTCTCGACGGTTGATTGATCCCTTCACCTTGCGTCCCATTTGGGATGTGATAAGGTGATAGTACGGTTCAAGTTCGGTGGTGCGAGCGGACATCCGTATCTGCTTGCGGTTCCTTCACCCCTTCGGAGTGCCAGCGATGGAAGAAAGCAGCCTTCGGATGATCATCGACGTGTATGAGCGTGGTGGCAGCGAATGCGTGTACGTTATCGCCCGGAGCAACGGGCCGACGTTTTGGCGGCTGTCGCGTCACATCTCCGACCGTGCGACGTTCACGGTGGACGAATCGCATGAGGTTGAGGCGTACATCGAAAAGCACATGGGCCACACGTTCATGGCGGTTCCTAGTTTCGCCCCGTATGATGGATGATTCCGGCTGACCGGTAGTGGGTAGGCGGTTCGATTCCGCCCGCCGGCCTTTCGGTGTCCTGCCTGTTGGGGATGCCGTGTTGGTGCAACGACAGTATGGCGGTAGCTTTGATCCGCCCGTGTGGGTGCCGTAAGTGCCCTGCCCGTCCCTTGCGTGAATGGGACCGCTCCCCGGCAGTGACGCGGGGTTCACCGATCTTTGACAACTCGGCTGAGCTAGTCCCCGGCTCGATTGGATGGGGAACGGTTCGTAGCCTAACCGGACAAGGCTACCCAAATCATCCCGGCCGTTCGACAGACGGCCACACTATCCGGCATTGCTGCGAACGGCCACACGCTTTCCCCGGTGCGATTCCGGGGCGGATAGCTCTGTTCTGACCTACCTACCCTTCCGGAGTGCACTGCCATGCCGTACACGCTCACGCTTACGAAGTCCGAACGGGAAGCGATGGAATGGATCGGCGACCGCTACTATTGGGGCCGCAAGCTACTCGACATACTGACCATCCGGGGCGATGCCGTCATGGAACTCGACACCGCCGACGCATGGGGATACTGCGACGTCACCTATACCGTGCCGGAACACGTCGCATGGGAAATCCGGGACAACCTGGAATCGGAAGACGGGTTCATGCCGTGCGCCGGTTCCGAGTTGTCCGCCAAACTCCGCCAGTTCTGCGATTCCATCGTCTGAGATTGCATCCCACACGGGTTAGTGTATGCTACCCGTGTCCTACCACCCAACGGAGAACATCGTGAAACTTCCTACACCGCGTGACCATCGCTTCTACGGGATGCCGGTAGTCCACATGATGGGCGGCAACGGCACATGGGTAGAAGCGGAAGAACTCGCCTACCCGAAGGGCGGACTCACACGCCGCGCCTACGTCGAATGCCAGGACGGGAAACGTCGCGTCGTCCGGTGCGGCATCCCCGACACCTACACGACCATTCCGGCCGTCGCGGTCATCTCCGGCAAGCGGACCAAAGGGTACGTTTCTCACAACCGGCAGGACGGATCGGCCGACGGGTTCACGTTCACGGCCTACACGAATCAGAACGCCTAACCCTACCATCCCGCACCACACACCGGAGAACGACCGTGCCGACCTACCAGCTATCCGGCCTCACCGACAACCAACTGACTCGCGCCTACTGCCGCGTGTGGTCACACATCGAACGCGCCTACGCCGGCGGTACGTCCTTCGGCATCGACCGGCCTACGCTCTACGCCTGCCTTCCCTCATGGGCAACGCTCTGGGAACAACTCCGTTCCGAGATGCAACGCCGGATGCGAGAACAGCAAGCGATGGAACTCGACAACCCCAACGGTCCCCTTGCGACCACGTTCGACAACTGAGCATTGAATCCCGCATGGGGTAGTGTATGATACCCCCATCGACAACCCACAAGAGTTAGAAGCCTACAACCTTCCCGGAGTTCCCCATGAACGCGACCCACGAAATCGGCCTGCACGAACACCGCCAGTTGAACCTATTCGGCTGGGCCGACGACATGCTGAACATGGACCGCGCCAACTACATCAACCAATCCGAGTACGGTGACGGCCAGCTTGAGGGCGAGTTCTGGATTCGATCCGACCGCCTTGCCACCGGAAGCGACGGGAAGACCTATCTCGTTCTCATCGGCGGTTCCTTCGGCAACTACAACTCGCCCGGTGCCGACCACTGCACGACCGCGTACCTGTACGACATTGCCGACCCAGACGCCGTTGCCGCCTACCACATCGACGTCGCCCGCCTGTCCAGCTACCCGGAATACGAACCGACCGATGACGAACCGGAAGGCGACGAAACGGACACCGATTCCCGCAACGGCGGAACCGAGTACGCGGATTGGGTTGACCAACTGGCCGACTACACTTCGCCACTTTACGCCAGCCTGGATGACAAGTAACACCACTGGCGCCGGTAGGAGAAGCCTAGCCCTCCCGGTCGCAATACCGGCCGCGACACTGACCGATCACCCGACCGCACAACCCTTCCGAGGTGCCGACCATGCCGACCGCAACAGAACTCGCCGAAGCGTGCTACAAAATGGTGTCCCATTGCGGGGAAATCGAAGACAGCACAACCGTCTACGCTCGCGGCATCCTGAACGCCGCCAACGTCCTGATGAACGGGTGCGGTGTCGAGAGCGTGACCGAGTGCGGCCGGACGCTCCTCTACGTCAACGTCGGGGACAGCTACACCCCCACCATGACCTACTCCGACGTTGACGGGTTCTCCGTCCAATCGTGGGGCGGATGGGTTGAAGAACTCGAATCGGAGAAAGCCGAACGGGACAACGAAGTCCGGTGCGGCAACTGTTCCGAGTTCACCCCGTGTCACCCGGACGGCTGGACGCTGACGCGGTGCCACTCTTGCGGTTGCAACGTCCAGGACGGCCGACCTATGCCGGAACCGACCGACGACGAAGACGGAGAGGAAGAAGCCGCCGACTACCCCGACGAACCGCCGGCCGTATCCGCCCTGGACTTCTGCTAACTCCGAACCACCCAACCGAGTACAACCCATGTTCGGTAACTTCGCCGTCATCGTCTGGGAATCCCCCAACGGATTCGGCACCCTGCCCGGAACCGTCTACACCTGGTGCGAAAGCATGGCAACCGCACTCAACACCGCTACCGACCTCATGCGGAACCGCACCTACTTCCATGCCGTAGTTGTTAAGGTTGTCTAGCCTTGCATCCCGCATGGGCAGTGATAGACTACCGACACCACACCAGAGGGAAGACCGATGCGAAGCCGAACGCTCACCTTGAAAGACTTAGAACAGTGGGTCGATAACGACGAAGGGCTTTACCGTTGGTGGCGTCAATCCAGACTGCCAAAGCGTGAATTCATCCGCCGCAACCGCGACGAACTCCGCGCCGCCGTCGGCCGCGTACTGTCCGGCGAGAAGAAAGCCCACTACCTAGTTTACGGCTGAATACCCCGCACACCCACGCAAGGAACCGAGACCATGACAGCCGACGACTACATTGCCGCAATCGAGACGGCCAGCGGGCAAGCCATTCCGCCCGGACACCCGCACCGCGAACGTCTCGCGTCTCAGTTCGCCGACCTGTGCCGGATGATTCGGGACCGCGACCCGGCGTTACTGTCCGCCGGGCTGGACGTGCCGGACAACAAAGCCCGCCGACGCCTGTTCGCCGACCGCACCGGAATCGCCCTGCCCAAAGGTGTTCGCGCGTCGTTGGAAGTGCTGGAACGGTTCCTGGGAGAACAGTACGCACAACAGAAAGCCGCCGACCGGGAAGCCGCCGCACTCGCCGAAGCGGAAGCCGCACGGAAACAGGAAGCCGAACGGGAAGCGGAACGCATGAGCCTGGGCGGGTTCATGGCCGACGCAACCCCGATGGCGCGGGCCAAAGCCAAAGCCGCACTCACGTCCTACGTCCGGTACAACGGCGAAGCGATGCCGTATCACAAGTTCGTCGAACAACTGATTGCGGCCGGCAGCGTGCCGCAAATGGAACGCGAGCGGACGGAACGCAAGGTGCGGGGTGAGCGCATCGAGACTGTCAAGGAAGTTCCCGCTCTCGCCAGTCCCGCCGGAACCTACGTCCGACTCCACACGGTGACGGCGTTCAAGTACGCCCAACACATCAAGGCCGGCGGTAATCCGCTGCCGACCGCCTAGCAACGCCGGGTCGGATTCCCGGTCATCGCCAGCACGGAGAAGCATAGACCTGTCACCCAAAACCAACCGGAGACTCCCGTGAAAGTCCGCTGCACCTACGGCCGGTACGCCTCCCAACACAAGCTGGATGCCGGAAGCGTATACATCATCCTCCGGCACACCGCTTACGGCGTCCGCCAGCCGCAATACGACACGGTGTTCTTCCCGCACCCGGACGGGGAAGACATAATCGACACCGCCCTCCCCGTGTTCGATGTGGTCGGCACCGTACCGCCCGAATGCGTGGTGGAAGCCACCGTCTAGCAACACCCGGCCGGGGCAAGGTGCCGCACTCCCAGAAAGCGGGGAGTGCGTGCGGTTCGACTCCGTACCCGTCCAATCACCAAACCACAAGAGGTAGACGCCGATGAAACCGTTCCGCGTGGCCTTCAAGAAAGAGTTCGCCGTACTCGATGAGCCGGCTTGGTCGTTCTACATCGACATCGTGAGCCGCTACAAAGGGCTAACCTTCCCGGTCGAGTTCTTGGCCTTCGATCACACCGACACCGCCGAATGTGACACCGTGGTATACATCACCGACAACACGCAAGCCCTGGTAGCCTACGACTACCTGCTAGAACACGGCTGGGAACTCGACACCGAAACGGACAACCCGCAACGACTCGCGTTCATTGACCTCATGAACGCCACCGCCAGCAAGTGACCGACCCAACAACCCGGAGCAAGCCATGAACCCGACCAAAGCGAAGACGCTCACCGCCGCCGAGTTCTACGACCTATTCTCCACCTTCGACGGCAACGGCCTGGACGTCACCGACGACGACCTACTGTGTGAGGCCGTCGCCGAGATGTACGACTGCGACCCGGCCGACGTTTGGGACGGCTACAACCCCGACCACGACAGCGACGACAGCGACGACAGCGACGACAGCGACGACGATAACGAGTAACCGGTCGCACCCCAGATACCCGACACCCCATACCAGGACCACGACCATGACCACGACCGCCAAACCATCTAGGCGATCCGCCGGCCGCCAAGCGTTCGCCCAAGCCACCGCCTACCGCGACAACCCGACCGCCTTCGTCGGCCAGCAAGGGCAGGTCGCCGCCACGCTCGAAGCCCTGCCAGTCTCGGACCTGCGCGACCTCATGCCCGACGGGGTGAGCAAGAGCAAGGACGGCAAGGCCGCACCCAAAGCCCTGTTGATCGAACGGTTCTGCCAGTGGGTCGAACTCGGCGGCCAGACGGAAGCCAAACCCGCGAAGCCCGTCAAGGCGAAGCCGGAGAAGAAACCCAAGCCGGACCCGGCCGCCGTGTTCACCGAGACCCTAGCCTTCCTCGGCGACCTGGAACCGCACGCTACCGACTTCACCACCATCGACCGCACCGCCACCTTGAAGCGTCTCGCGGAACTGGCCGACCAACTGCCAGCCGGCACCAGCAAGGACGCACTCGACAAGCCGACCCTTCGGAACGTCGTGGAAGCCCTCAACGACGGCATGAGCGAAGACGATACCGCCCTGCCCGTCTCCGGCCCGAAGGCCAAGCTGGTCGAACGCATCGCCGCCTACTTCGGACTCATCGACCCGCCCGAAGTCAAACGCACCGTCGCCCGCGTCACGCTCGCCGAGTTCACCGACGATGAGATTGCCGCCGAACTGGAACGCCGACGCCAGAAGAGTTCCCAGACGCACCAACTCGTCACCGGCGGGGTGTGCTAATGACCGCAACCAGACGCCGACGAATCAAGATGACACCGGCATCACAACTGGCCGACGCGACACGGCTAACGTCCGAAGAACTGGCGCACGTCGCCGCGTTCAAGGACACCGGCTCTCTCGTCTGCATAGCCTGTGTCGCCGACCGACTCACCGAACGGAACCAGATGCACGGCGAAGAACTGGCCTTCATCCTCGCCAGCGAAGGAATCAAAGTCGAGACGACGAGGGAGTTGAACGGCATTTGGGAACCACACATTCAGTTGTTCACCGACCACGACGGCAAAACCGTCATCCTCGGCGCGACCATCTATGACGGAACCGGCCAGATGGTAACTATCAAGTGCCCGACCGATGCCGACCACAAAGATAGACTCTGCCGGAAGTACTTCCCGGAAGACTACACCTGATTCGTGGCCGGCGGAATCTGCTAAACTAGTCTTGCATCCCGCACGGGGTATAGTATATAGTATCCCGTATCACCTACCACCGAGGGCAAGCCATGACCGAACGAATCCACCCCGACGTACAACGCATCGCCGACCGCTACCGCCTGACGGTAGACGTGGCCCGCTGCACCGCCGGACACCCCGCGACCGGCGGGTTCTTCACCTACGAACTCACGCCGGCCGACGACGACGCGCGGGCCACCATGTACGACGCCGCGAAGGTGTTCCGTGCCGACGTGTCGAAACTGTCCTTCCTGTACCACGGCGACAACCCCGAACACCCACAGTTCGGCAAGCCGTACCTGTCCGTGGAATCCGTCTGGCACAAAACCACCAACTGAGGCCAATCCATGACCGACACCTGCGAAGTGTGGGGTATCGAAGATTGGGCCGGCAAGCGGCCGTTCCCCGACGCCCTATTCTCCACCCCGGAAGAGGCCACCGCGTTCCTCGACGATCGGTTCCCGGACGACGACGACCGGGGCGAGTTCTACGTCGTCCGCCTCAACCCGACCACCCACAACCCGGAGTGATGCCATGACCGAACGACACCCGACCTCTCTCCAGTGCTGGCCCGGCGGCAAGACTCTGTACTACAGCGGCGACCCGCACGGCCCGGACCTCCGCACCCACAACGGGTACGACGACACGGAAGGCACCCCGGCCAGTGCCGAGGACGCGAAGGCGATCCGCATCGAACTCCGGGCCAAGCAGTACCTCGACGACGAAATCCTGTGCTGCGACTCGGCACTCGTTGACGAACTGCTGTCGAACTCCTTCGACGGGTTCACCTGGGATGAGGTGGAGAACCTTTGCGTCGATCCGTCCGACTGGGATCTCGAACAGTGCAGCGAGTGGCTTGAGGACAACGGTGCGACCTGCGAACCGCCCGTGCCTAACCCGTTCGCCATGAGCCTAGACGAACTGCTTGAAGCCATCGACTGCACCGACGAAGACCTGAAGGCCGAACACACCATTGAATCGGCGAAGTCCAGGCTCATCGAGATGATCGACGACGGCGACATCGACGGCCTGGACGACTGGCGCAACGCCGTGCGGGACAACGCCGAGGACGCCGAGGACGCCGAAGTGTTCCAGTGGTTCCGCGTCACCCCGTGGTTCTGCGAACAACTACGCGAGATCGGCGAAGTCGTGCTAGACAACGTGTATGGCGCGTGGTTCGGTCGTCAGTGTTGCGGCCAGACGCTCATCATGGACGGCACGTTGCAGCGTGTCGCCGCCAACCAAGAGGACTAGACCGATGACCGAGATACCACTGTCCTGTGACCCGGACAAGCTGCCGAGTACAGACGACCTGCTGCCGGCCATCGTCGCCGCCCTGGACGCCGCCAAGTTCATGAAGCGGTATTACGTCCGCTTCCGACTCGTCAAACCCGATGGCGTCTGGCTCCTCTGGCACGGCGGCATCGACGACATCGACAACTACACCGTCCAGCTTACCTGCCAATCCGTCGGCACGCCGGTGGCCGAAGCCGCCCGCGACCTGATCGACAACTACCGCGCGTACCACAAGTGAGGGCCGATCCGTGCTGAACAACCCGTTCGACGTGCCCCGCAACACCCTCATTACCTTCCTGAACCTGGGGGCCGTCCGCCAGAGCGTGGCTGTCTACCAGAAGAGGGACCACAACGGCATCGACCGGCCCGACCCGTTCCTCGGACTCGTGTACTTCTGGGACGCCGACGGCCACGAACTCGGCTACTTCGACCGGCCCGGCGGCATCGGCACGACCAGCACCAAGGGCCGCATGTGGGACGACTCGTTCATCGACCGCCAGCAGTTCCACCCGATGCAACTACCCGACACCGAGGGCCAGCCGTGAACAGGTTCAGAGTGATTCTTTACGAAAGCGCCACCCTCGTGGGCGTTGCGGAAAACAAAACCGTGTGGTCGTTCTCTTCTGGGGACGACGACGCCGATCACACGAAGTTCCCGGACGAATTCCGCGCCTTCGACGTGGAAGGCGATTCCGCGTGGCCCAGCGGCACACTCGTCTGGATCGCCGACAACACGCAAGCCCTCGTCGCCTACGACTGGCTACTCGAACGCGGCTGGGAACTGGCGACGACCGGAGCGAGGGACGAGAAGCCGTTCCTCGACCTGCTATCCGCCACCGCCGATAAGTAACCAACACCAGAAACCACCGAGGAAAACCAATGACCAAGACCAAGACCCGGCCACACATGAAGGCGGCCGAACGCAAGCGGCTGGCCGCGATGGTGCCGCAGATGATGTCCGACCTCGGATTCACCCGCTTCACCGACGGGTACGGCGACGGCTACGAAGCGCCGACCGAGTGGGGCTGTCCCGTCACCGTCCGCGTGGAGATCACGGAGCACCCGTACCTAACCTGCCGCTTCGAGCGGGAATCTGCCTACGAGCCGTGGCGATCCGGCGACCCCCGCAACCGCCTGTTCGCCGACATCCACGGTGCCAACCCGTTCACCGGCAAGCTCAACTGCCACCCGCCCACGGCCGGCGACACGACCGCCGAAGATGCGTGGTTCTACTTCGACTTCCACCTGTCCAACAACGTCCGCCCCGTCCGACCAGACACCACCGAGGGTCAGCCATGACCGAAGACATCGACCCGGCCATTGCCACGGCCATCGGCCGAGTGCTTGACTACATGTGGGACGACGAACAGCGGGACTGCGAAGAGAGGTACGCCGAGGGCAACGACCCCGGAGACCACATCTTCTCCAGCCTCGTCGCCCTCAAGAACTACCTCCACGGCACCGCGTACACCACCATCGACCTCATCGACGTGGAGGACGACGAATGACCACCGACCCGACCCTGACGGCACTCACCGACGCCATCGCCAAGACCATGCGGGCGTTCCGGGGCGACTCGGCCGCCACATTGATCGGCACCTACCTCGACGAGTGCCTAGCCGACGCGGACACGGACGACTATCGCGAGTCGCTGGAATCGATCCTGGACGACCTAGACGAAACCATCGACCTGTACCGCCGGGAAACCGGCCTCGACACACACACCCGGAGATAGCGATGAGCGACCGAAACGAGCGGGTGACGTGCCCCGGATGCCGGGCGAACATCGAACGGGCCGGCGGCGTGTGGGGGCTGGCCCGCGCCGCACCGGCTGCCGGCAACCCGGCCAACGTCGGCATGGGCCACCAGTACTACTTCACCCGCACCGGCCGAATCGCCGCCTGCCTGCTGACCGCCCGCAGCACGCCGGCCGAACCCACCAAGGAGTAAGCCATGACTGTTGCCGAGCTCGACCTCGTGACCGTCTACTGCGACGGCGACACCGACCTGATCTCGCTGGCCGTCGGCAAAGTGCTGGCCTACGGCGTGGGGTCGGTCATCGACGGGACACCGCACTTCGACATGGCCCGTGACGCCGAAGATGACATCTGGGAGTTCATCCACCCCGGCGAAGGGTACACGTCGGAAGACGACGGATACCCCGGCACCGAGAACGTCATCGCGTACCTCAAAGCCAACCGCCACCTGCTCACCTAACCACGAACCGGAGACTCCACATGCCTTCCCTGCAAGACCTCGTCGCCGCCTACTTCTGCAAGAGCGGCCAGTACCGCAACCGCCGCCCGCACGCCGACGCCTGGGTTGACCGGGCCTTCGCCAAGTACGGGTTCTGAACCCACACCCGGAGTCGGCCGGGCAAGACCGACAAAAGACGCCAACCATCCGAGGGACGACCAATGACCCACACCCCCGAACGGATCGCCCTGCGGATGCAGTGGCTCGCGTACCAGGCCAGCCGGCCCGTCGGCCTCGGCTTCCTCCACTTCAACGCCGACAAGACCGAGGACGACATCAAACCGTTCGTCAGTACGACCAACTGGGACGGCGTCACCGGCTGGCACTCGGATTACATCTTCGGCCGGATGATGAAATGCTCTGCCTGCTTCCGGGGCGACCAATTGGCCGAAGTCGCCCCGCACAACCAGCCGCACCCCGACTACCAGAGTTGGGCCGGCAAGTACCCGACGTACCAAGCCCTGTACGACGCCGCCCTCGAATCCCTCAAGGAGAGCCAGTGATGCAGATCGAAGTCGTCCTGTACATCGACAGCGAGTCCGGGCACACCACCTACCGCACCAACCCGCCCGGCGACACCTGCAAGGAAGGCGACCACGAGACCGCCGCCGGTGCCGTCCGGATGGCCCTGCTCAGACACATCGACTCCCGCATGAGTCGCCGCGAAGTCATCGACGCCGAACGGGATCGCGTGACCAAAGAAATTGTTGACATCGATACCCTGCTCGGCACCAAAAACAAGGACACCAAGTGACTCCCGCCACCAAGACCCGGCCCGAACACCACGCCGGCCGACCGTCCCGCAAGTCCGTCGCCGACGCCCTGTACACCTACAACTGCCTCGGCGAACACCTGATTGAGTACAACGGCAAACTGATCCGACACCGCGCCCGCCGCGACTACGAACACCGCAACCACCCCAAGAGGTAGACATGCGAATCACCCTCGACTACCTCCCCAGCCACCCGGCCGACGAGCGGTGGCACTGGCAGGTCGGCGGCGTCATCGACGACACCCCGGAACTCCAGGACCACGCCGCCACCCACCAGGAAGCCGTCGCCGACGCCCTGCAAGCCCTGCACGACAAGGCACACGGCGACTACCTGTCCGCTCAGGAAGAAGCCAACGACGCGATGAAGAAGCTGTCCGCCATCAAGGAATTACTGAAATAGTGGTTGACTCCCAAATGGAGTAGTGTATAACTACCCCGTACCACTGAGGGCCAGACATGAGCACGACCGCCAAGCAGAAAGCCACCGTCGTCATCGACCTGTCAGATGTCGTCCGGGCCAGCAGCGTCGAGAAAGCCATCCACAAGTTCTGCGAGAACTCATACACCGTTGCCTCCGGCATCGTCGGCCCGGCGTTCGCCACCAGCGGACCAGGCACCGGCTGGAGCAAGCAGTACGGCGTCAGCGAGTGGAGCCGCGAGGCGTTCAGCGGCGGGGCCACCGCCTATGTGGACGCCGACGACGGCCGCGTCCTGCGAACCGAACCGTGGGAAGGCCAAGACAACAACGGGCAGGCCGTCTACCGGGACATCGGCGGCGGCGAGTACATCATCGGCGACTGGTCTTCCGAGTCCGAGGTGTACGTCGAATGCCCGGATATCGAAGACGCCCTGGAGTACCCGGAACTGGCCGCTCAGATGGCCAAGTCGGTCATCGACTGCCACCACGCCCTGAGCGACACCAAACAGTGGCGAGAACTGATCTGCAAGATTAAGGACGCCGCCCACTACTTCTACGAAATCGACGACGCCGACCTGCCCAAAGAATAACCAACCGAGGAACGACCAATGAAGAAGTTAACCAGTAACCCGACCGACGAAACGCGATGGACCGTGGTCCAGGTTGGTCCGACGGCCCGCGTGATCGGCCACTACAAAACCGAGAAGAGGGCGACCGCCGCCTGCGACCGGCACCTCGCCAGGCCGCACGGCAGCGGCGTCGGACCCATCGTCCGGATTTACAGGATGGAACCGGGCGAGTTCCTGTACCGCTGAACGACTACGACCCGGACTCTTCCGCCTCGATCTGGGCCAGCATCTTCGCCAGGTCTTCGGTCGTCATCGACTTGACATCCACGTTCACACCGACGTTGACCGTGGTGCCGCCGCCGGCCTGCTTCTGGTCGATCCGGTCGGCGGCGACTAACACCTTGGCCGCGTTGATCTTGTCGCGGGCCATGTCCGCGTCCTTGAGGATCGTCATCATGGTGTCCACCACCACCTTCTTCATCTCCGGCCGCACCCCCCAGCCGGCCGAGACCGCGTGCCGCACCACGCCGAGATCCGCCGGCGTGCGGAGGTCGAGCGGGTGCCCGTCCTCGAAACGCACGCCGGGGATCACGGCCGAACTTGAACCGTACCGTTCGTCTGCCTCCGCCTCCCTCCGCGCCACTGCCTCGCTGTCGAACATGTCAAGCGGTACACCGACGCGGGGGCCGAACGGGTGGCCGGTCTCGGACGGGTTGGCGATTCTCATGGCAGGACGACCTCGCTGGCTGGATCAGTGAATAGTACCAACTACCCCAAGCGGAGGACAGTGACGACGGAATGACCCACCACACACCCGGCCTTCACGCGGCGTGGGTCGAGCAACGGCGGGAGGTCCGCCGGCCGACGGGGTGAACGGCACCGAGGTGGTGCCAGGAGTACGGACCGTGTTCAAAGTGGACATCGACATCAGCTTGAAGGTCAAAGACTGCCCGGCCGACGGCCTCGCCGCCGTGGACTTCCGCGTGGCCCACGGGCTGCCGCCGGCCCCCACCAGAGAGGTGCGGGTGAAGTACGCGGCCGACTCCGACGAGCCGATCTGCCGGGCACTGTTCTGGATGCTCAACGACGACGCCGACCTCGTGGTGAAGACCGGCACGAAGGGCGGCTGTTACGAGTTCACCTACTGGTGTTCCGGGAACCTGAACAGTCGACCCGGCGAATTTGGGCACGGGTCGACCGCCGGGTTCATGGTGCCGGCCGACCTGCTGCGGCCGTTCACCGACGGGTCGGCCGGTGCCGCCGACGTCGCCGCGCTGATGGCCGAACTCGGCGTGCAGACGGCCCACTTCAAAGGCGAGGCCGCCGCCAAGGAAAAGGCCAAAGAGCTTGAAGAGGCCGAGCGGAAGCGACTGGCGGCCGAACGGGACGCGGCGTCGAAGGCCGAGCGTCAGGCCGATGCCGACCGCGAGGCGAAGGAGGTGGCGGCGTGGGCCGAGGCGAACGGCAGCGACCGCCTTAGGGCGTGCGTGGCGAACGGGTGGGAGTGCAAGGCCGTCTACCACGACGAGCGGCTGGCCGCCGAGTACCCCGGCTGGCAGTTCGACGGGTCGAACCTGCCGGGCTGGAAGGAACCCCGCAACCCGCCGGTCGAAGCCGTCGAACTGTTCGAGACCGCCAAGGCGATGGTCCCGGACAGCGACCGCGACACGGTCGGCCTGGTGTACTGGACGGCCGACGACGAGGACGGCGAAACGACGACCGGGTACGCGGTCCTGTGCTGCCCGCCGTGGGCCGACGGGAACGACATCATCTACGGCTACACCGGCCCGGTCTAAGACGACGAGTGATCCGACCGACGCCGAGGGGAGTAGCAGTTTACTCCCCTCTTGCCCCAAACGGAGGACAGACGGATGCAAGACGAAGACCTGCCCGACTTCGAGGACCGGCCGCACCCGGCCGTGAGTGCCACAGTCATCGAACAACCTGGGCCAGCAGGACAAGACTGGTACGCCGTCCTTAACCTTGTCGGCCTGCTCGCCATCGCCGCCTACATCCTGCTCATCGGGGGTGCCAAGTGATGACCGTCAATCAGGAACAACTGGCCGAGTACGACCGCCTCGACGCGGCCCTGCGGAAGGCGTTGCATGACTACAACACGCACTACCACCCGCTGGACGAACGGCTCGACCAGGCCAGAGAAGAATTGAACCAGTTCCTCGCGAAACTCGGGGCGGCGGCCATCAAGGAAGCACGGGAGGCGAAGAAGTGAGCAGACACCGAAACTGGATCATCGACGGCGACTTCATCACCGAGGCGAGTCACCCGCGACGGCGGATACTCGACATCACCGACACCAACATGCCCGACGAGACCGCCGAACGGATCGCCCAGGCGTGGAACGCACTGAACGAAGCCGAGCAGCAAGAAGCGGCGGACACCAGAAAGGCAATGTTCAAGATTACCGAGGGTGACCCCGACCGTCCGCTGGTGGAATCGGTCGAGGTGGCGTTCGGCCGGCCGGGGGTCAACGTGGTCGCCGTCCGCCTCGCCCGGCCGGGGCACGCCTTCAACACGTTCGGCACGACGATCCAGCTTTGCGGGCGGGGCGGCGGATGGGCGGAAGTGACGTGCCGTCTGCCGGACCTGCCTGAGCCGGGCCAGCCACTAACCATGCACCGGCAGAAGTGGGGGTGCGTGGCCGGAACCCATACGGGCGACGTCGTCTACGAAGTGTTCATCCCGGTACAGGACGAGTGACATGGCCACCTTGAACAACGTCGAGTACAGCGGCCCCGGCTGGAGCACGCCGCCGGAACTGTGGCCGACGGCCGTGGCCAAGCGGCGGAACAAGTGGGACACAACACCGGAGGACAGCGGAATGACCATCGACGAAGTGCGAGAAATCCTGAAACGGGAGATGGCCGAAACGCGGGCGAAGGGCGGCGACTTCTATCTCGCAACCCAGACAATCGCCCGATTCCTGCTCGACTCGACGGACGGGTATGAAGGGCGGCACGGGGCGGGTGGGAAGGCGAACGAAGTGGTGTCCTCGTGGCTGGGCCATTTTGAATCGGCGTGCCGGAGCCTGCGGTACGAACTGGCAGACACGGACGACGTGCGGCGGGTGGCGGAACTGGCCGAGCGGCTGGGCTGGGATCGCCGCGAACTGGCCGACGCCCTGTACGCCGGGGACGAGTTCCTGGGCGGCGATTCGTTCGAGCAAGTCCTGCTCGACAACATCGCCATCGGCGAAGACCTCGCGGCTATGGAGGAGATCATCGAAATGAAGGCTGAGGATAACCAGTCATGATCGTCCGGGCCACCGTGGAGATCGAGTTCGAGGTGCCGGAGGGGACCGACCTCATCGGCCCCTACGTCACCCTCCGCGCCACACTGAACGACGGGGCGGGAAACCAACTGGCCGACGCCTACGACTGCAAGACGAAAGACGTGGAGGTCCGCTTCCGCCGGCAGACGCCACGCTACTTCCGCGAGAAGGTCGGCGGCTACCTGTACGACACCGGATTAGTGGACAACGGCCACAACCACATGTGCCGGTTCGCCCGCAGGACCGGCGACCTGTCATCGGTCATCACCGACTGGATCTGCGGCAGCGAGTTCGCCGCCTGCACCGAAGTGAGCCGCGAACAGGTGCCGGCCGAGTGGCTGGCCGTACTCGACCCGGAGGCCAAGTGATGCCGACCGAGACCGCCGCCGACCTGCTGGCCAAGATTCTGGACAACTTGGACGGACAGCAGGCGTGCCTGTCCGACACCGCCTCGCTTCTGGAGTGGGCCACCAAGCTTCTGGCCGACGTGATCGGCGAACAGTCCCATGTCGTGCAGCAACTCAAGAGGGCGTGGAAGATGAACGACATCGCCCTGACGCTCAACTCGGACATCGGCTTCGACCTGCGACAACTGATGCCAAGCCTGATCGACGTGGACGAAACAACGGAGGGCAAGTGATGCTACCGAACTGGGAAACCCGAGACACCGAAGAGGAGGACGACGTGGAAGACGAACTGACCTTGGAAAGCGTTGACGAAGTCACTTGGCACGGCATCAGCGTCAACACGGACGGGGCTGTCATCGACGGCCAGGGGGCCGAGTTGGAGAACTGGGACGAGTTGGCCAAACTGATCACCAACACCGTGATCAAGATCAACCGCCTCGTTCAAGCCGCCAAGGGGGACGACTGATGCGAGTCGAAGTGACGCCGGAAGAGATGGCCGAGTTCCGCAGGCTGGACGCCGATTTCCAGGCCGCCGCGAAAAACGTCGAACGGCTTAAGTGGTGTGACTTGTTGCGTGACCACGACAAACTCCAGGCCGCCTACTCCGCCGGGGCCGTCGCCCACGAAAAACTGATGTCGTTCATGCTGGTATTCTTTCGCAGGCTGTCAAAGCCGGAGACGGCCACGCCCACGCAGGCCGACCTGTTCCTCGACTCGCTGTCCGGCACCGACACCAACCTGGGGCCGTGACGCGACGGCCTTCTACCACGAGTGACCAACGACAACGACCAAAGGAACCTGACATGCCGACGAGTCAAACCGCCGACCAACCCGCCGCCGACATCGACGACATCCGCGACTGGTGGGCCGAGTGCATGACCGACCCGGACGACGAGAGTGCCGACGATGGCGAGGGCGACAACAACGGCAGGGCCGCCCGGTTCGAGGGCGAGCACCTGCTGCACCTGGACGCGGGCGAGTGGGACGTGATCGACGGCCTGCTGGCAAACAGTGTGCCGCTGCGAGGGATCGGCAGCCGGTGTGCCCACACGCCGCACCCACTCCCGGCGTGGGTGGTGGCCGACGGTCGGCTGCCGGGGATCTGGTGCCGCCCGTCGCCGGTCCTGGGCGGCACGTTCATCCTCTTTCCAGGGGAGTGACATGAATCAGGATCGTACTCCACGGCCTGGGCCAGCAGGTCAATACCGGCACGAGCAACAGGCGTGCTGTGAACAGCACAGCCCATTCCTGACCGATGCGGTCAACAAACTCGTGGGGGACAAGTGATGAAGAAGGTCGTGACCCGAGTGCTCAGCCAGATGACCCGACACGCCAGCACGCACCCGCACCCTGGCATCGACCGGCGGGGCAGTCCGCCGACGCGGGTGCTGGTCAAGTACGGCGACATGGAGATGTGGATCGTCCCAGGCGGCACCTACAACAATCGTGGAAAGCACTACGTTCCCGGCAACATCCTGCTCGTAAGTGATGGCGACCGGGAGTGGCGATGCCTCAGTTATGCCAGAGGAGGACGCATCAACCTGCAAGAAGGTAGTCGCATCAGCAAGAAGAAGATCGCCGAATGGGCCACCAAGATCGACGAGTTCTTCGGCGTCCCGGTCGCCCACCTGATCGACGCGAAGATGACCGTATGGATCGAGGACGCCGACGCGCCGGCCAAGCGGGTTACACAAGTATCCAAGGTGCAATCATGACAGTCGAGGAACGGGCCGAGGTGATAGCGGGGCTGGAACAGGCCCTCCGCACGGCTGAAGGGTGCGGCAACGAGAAGTACATCGCCGCCCTGACGAAGCGACTGGAACAACTCCGGGGCGGGCGGGCGGACGGGGAAGGCGATACAAAACAGGAACAGGCGGGGTCGAACCGCGACCCCGTCGTGGCGGCACCCGGCGATCCCGCCGGCACACACTCCGAGGACTCCCGATGACGAAGACGATTGCGGTGGCGGTCATGGCGGTGACGGCGGCGATCGCGGCCTGCCTGCCGGGCGACGCGGCCCCCGCCCTGCCGGCCCCGTTCTGGGTCGAGGTCGAGTGGAACGGCGGCACCGACGCCGTCGGCCGGCGGGTCATGCTGGTCAGCAGCAACGACGCCGGCACCCGGCACGAGTTCAGCGAGACGCACCCGGACGGGTCGGAGTCGTGGGCGCTGCTCAGCCGGGCCAACCCGCAGAGCACCGAGTGGTTCGTCCGCGCGTACCTGATCGTGCCCGGCGGCACCTCGTGGGCCATGCCGGAGAAGGCGTGGGTGCCCGGCAACAGCGCCTACCCCGGCGTCAAGAACAACTTCAACCAAGACCCGGTCACGTTCCGCGTCTACCTGGGCGACAACGCCCCGTAACCGGCGAGCGACATCCGGGGAGGACCGCCCACTCCCCGCCCCCGAGGACGACCACATGATGGAGGAAGCCGACTGGGTGGCGGCGATGACGGCGAACCCGAACTGCACGGTCACGATGAGCGCGTTCGCCGACTTCCTGCAAGAGCGTGGCGACCCGCGATGGGAGCCGCTGGCGTGGCTGGCCGAGAACGGCCAGGTGGGGGTCAACGACGGCATGGGAAGCGACGGGTACTGGCCGTGGAGGTCAAACAAGAAGAGTCAGGCGAACTGTGCTATCAACGAGGATTGGCTCATCGTCAACGAAGCCCAAAGTTTTTGGGGGACCATCAAGGAGCGGATGGGGCTGCTGAGCCGGTGGGTGGCGGCCACCCCGGAGCAGCGGGACGACTGGCTGACGGACCCGTGTAAACTTCACCCCGAGGAGGACGACAATGCGTGACCCGTTCGACGACGACGAAGACCCGGAGTTCGACGAGACGGACCTGGAACCCACCGAGGAGGAGGACGAGGACGAATGACATCCGTGAAGACGCTGGCCGACCTAAAAAAGAACGACACCTTCCGCCGGCCCGGCGACAAGAACCTGTGGACCGTGCTGCGGAAGGGCAAGAAAGAGGCCGAGTGCCGGGACGAGACGGGGAACGTGGTGTGGTTCAAACTGTACACCGAAGTAGAACCGGGGAGGGCCGACTGAATGGGACGCACCAAGGGGCACCTGACCGGCCCGTACACGACGGAAACCTACCGGGGCAAGTCGATCGGCGGGTACACCCTGATCGGGCCGACGGCCGAGAGGAGCGACGTCGGCTCATACCTGTGGGCCGTCCGGTGTGACACCTGCCACGCCGACCAGGTCGGCCTCGTCACGCCCGCCAAACTGAAGGCGTTCGACAGGAATAAGACCCGCCGGCTGTGCGAGAACCCGGCCTGTAGCCGTCACCGCCGCCGGGGGTGGTTCGACCCCGACAGGCGGAAGGCGGCCGTCGCCGCCGTGGCCGCCGCCGGCGGGTGCGGGGCCGACCTGGCCGCCACCCTGGGCGTCAGCAAGCAGCGAGCCAAGCAGATCCTCGACGAGGCCATGACCACCGAGACCGCCGACGCCAAACTCGCCGCCGCAACCCTGGAACAATTGCTCGCCGCCGTCATGAGGCGACCGGCGGCCCAGCGGCGGCTGATCGCCATCGCGATGACCACGGCCGGGGACGACCAATGACACGCTCGTCCAGGGGCGACGTGCCGGGTGAATGTGACGACATTTGACTTGCATCCCGATTGGAGACGTGTATAATACAGCTAAAGACACCTGGGCCGGCAGGTGAAGACCGGCAAGTGCCGTGGGTCGGACACACGTCCAGGGCAGAACAGCCTGGGCCAGCAGGTAAAGACTGGCACTCATCTGGTGCCGGTCCGCTGACACACCCGGCCGTGCGGGGCAAGACACGGACTGCATCCACAGCCACCAGTCAAAGGATCAACCAGTGCCTACCAAAGTGTTCGCATTTCACGTCTATCGGATGTCGGCCGACCAAGAGCGGCGGCTGGCTGACTGGATGTACTCGGCCCACCGGTACTACAACGGGCTGGTCGAACTGGAGAACCTGAAGCGGGCCAACCTGGACGCGATCCGCCGGGCCATGTCGCCGGAACTGGCCGAGGCCGACGCGGTCGTGTCCCGACTGGAAGCCGAACGGGACGCGGCCGTCGCCGAGGTGCAGGCGTACAAGGGCCGCGAGCGGGCCGAGGTGGCGTCGGAAGACCTCCGCATGGCCGTCCTCGACGCCAGGGCAAAACTGAAACTGGCCTACGCGGCCCGGTCGGCCGCCATGAAGGCCCTGCACGCCACGCCGGCATGGAAGGCCGCTCAGAAGGCCGAGACGGCCGCCCACTTCGCCCGGCAGAAGGCCGCGTACAACGCCTCGGCCGTCTGGTGGGGGACCAAGCTGGCCCTCGCCGAAGCGGCCGAACGGGCGGCATCATCCACACCGTTCGGCCCCGTCCGCTTCCGCCGCTGGGACCGCGACGGCCGACTGTCCGCCCAGATCCAGAACGGCCTGTCGGCCGCCGACGTGTACGCCGGCGAGGACACCCGCGTCCGGATCGAGTCGATCCCCGGCCACCCGAACGTCAAACTGGTTCACCTGCGGCTGGCGTCCGACCGGGGGCGTCCGGTCTGGACGACGCTGCGGGTGAAGGCGCACCGGCCGCTGCCCGAAGGCGGCACCGTCAAGTGGGTACACCTGGTTCGCCGGCAGGGGTGGCACACCCGCAAGCGGCGGGACGAGCCGCCGACCGCCTACGACGACTGGTCAGTCCAGTTCGTCGTCTCCGTGCCGGACCGACCCGTCGAGGACAAGGACGGCAAGTGCGGGATCGACGTCGGCTGGCGGCTGCGGCCGGACGGCTCGCTCCGGGTCGCCTGCTGGGCCGACGACCGGGGCGGCCGGGGCGAACTGACACTGCCGCCCGACCTGCTCGCCCTGTGGACCCGCCGCGAGGAGGCCCAGGCCGAGCGGGACCGGCTGTTCAACGCCGAGCGGGACCGGCTGGCCGACTGGATCGACGCTTCGCGAGAGTCGCTGCCGGAGGCGTTCCTTGAGGCAACCACCACTGTCCGCCAGTGGCGCGGGTACAACCGGCTGCACACGCTGTTGACCCGGTGGGACGAACTGACGACGCCCGACGGCACGGGACAAGATGCCGACATCGCGCCACGCCACAACGAGTTACTGGAGTGGCGGGACGCGGACGTGCGACTGGAGATGGCGTTCGTGTCGTGCGGCCGGCGGGCGATCCGTCGCCGGCTGGACGTCTACCGCAAGTTCGCCGCCGAGATGGGCGGTCGGTACGGCCGGCTGGCGGTGGAGAAACTGGCCGTCGCCCGGATGGCCAGGGACGACCGGCCGGAAGAGGACAACCCGACGCGGGCGAGGAAGGAGTACATGCGGGCGGCGGCCGTCGGCCTGCTCCTACAATGCCTGCGGATGAACGGCCGCTGCCCGGTCGCCGAGTTCGCCCCGCACGGCACCACCTCCCGGTGCCACGCCTGCTGGTCCGACCAGACGTTCGACCGCAGCCGCCTGACCCACACCTGCACGGCGTGCGGCGCGGAGTGGGATCAGGACGAGAACGCCGCCCTGAACCTGCTGACCATGCTCGCCGAGCGGCCCGATGACGGCGATACCGACGACCCCACTCGCCCGCCTGACGACCAGGCTGGGCAAGCGGTTACGAAAAAGAAGCCGAAGAAGACGTTGCTCAAGCCGAGGCGGAAGGCGACCCTCTCGCAGACGATACCGCAAAGTGTGTAGCAGTAATAGTTTATGACCTTTGCTATCAAACAACCTGGGCCAGCAGGAAAATACTGGCACCCCCAGAATCCGCAAGACCGACGTCAAACAACCTGAGCATCAAACAGCCTGGGCCAGCAGGAAAAGACTGGCACGCGACTTGGCCCACGCCACTGGGCTACTGACACTAGTCGTCAAACAACCTGGGCCGGCAGGAAAAGACTGGCACAACCGCTGGCTCGAAAATGGCGGTGCCAAGTGACACCGTCAAATAACCTGGGCCAGCAGGTAAAGACTGGCACGCCCTGGGTGGCAACTGGGCCACGCTCACGCGCCGCAATCAAACAACCTGGGCCAGCAGGAAAAGACTGGCACCCCGGCCCGATATCCACCGTCCCGACACCCGCCGACATGTCAAACAACCTGGGCCAGCAGGAAAAGACTGGCACACGGACGAGTTCGGCGGGGTGCCGAGGCTCACGTGCGTATCAAACAACCTGGGCCAGCAGGAAAAGACTGGCACCCCGACTGGAAGGCTTTATCGACCTTGCGGCCCACACGGTCAGTGATAAACTGTATCTGGAGGACACCATGACGGACGTGCCGGAAGACGTGCGGGTGCTGGCCGCCGCCACGCTCGAAAACGACGCCGTTCGACTGGTCCTGGCCGACGCCTTACAGGAGGCCGGCGAGGAGCGGATGGCCGAGCGGTGCCGGACGGTCGGGCTGGCCAAGTTCGAACTTGAACGACTGGCGGCGGGGACGGCCGTGACGCCGGATCGGCTGCGGAGCCTATGGCGTGAGTACATACCCGGCTTCGGCCTCAAGGTGTCGCTGGCCGAACTGCTGCCCAGCGACTGGGACCGGGAGCGACTGGATGCGTGCGACCTGGTGCCGGACGCGGTCTGCTCGTGGTGCTACTCGGAACTGGAAGTCGACGTCCTGAACCCGTCCTCGACCGAGACGTTCGGCAACCACGACACCAAGCAGATCATCCTGTTCGCCGACGGGTCGATGCAGTACTGGGAGGACGGCGATTGGGAGAAAGGCCCACAGTGCCACACCGACTGGCGGGTGTTCGCCACCGATCTCGTGAACCGATTACGGCGGATGGAAAGGTACACTTACTGGTCGGACGATCCGGACGAGCAGGACGAGCCGGACAACGTGCCCGAGGCGTATCGCGGACTGCTGTCGCACCTGTTCGGCAGACCACAACAGGCGTGCGAAGAAATCGGCAAGCCGTTCGGTGAGGCGGAGTGGGTTGACCTGGACGACGTGGATTGGTCTGGCGACGAGATCGGCGACTGGGCCGTGATCCGCGAGAGCGCCGACGAGTGGCTGGACCCGCCGGAGGATGTCGCGTGAGCGTGTGGGACAGCGACGGGTATCAGGCCCTCCTGCGGGGGATGCGGGACAACCCGAGGTCCGACCTGCACCGGCTAGTGACGGCCGACTACCTGGAAGAGAACGGCAAGGCGGAATACGCGGAGTGGATCCGACTCGGCGTCGAGTACGGGGCCGGCAGTCGAGAGAAGAAACTGCTGTGCAGAATGCACGAGTTGGCCGAAGTGGTCGTTACCGAGTTGCGAGTGCCGTACCTGACGGATGATTCGCGAGGCGGCTGGCGGTGTTCCAGCGTGGGAATGACGCCGACGCCAAACCGGGAAGGTACGATTTGCTACTGGGATCGCGGGTTCGTGAGCAAGGTGCGGACGACGTGTCGCCAGTGGATCGGCGAAACTTGCCCGGTGTGCAACGGGCAGAAGTACATGGGCAGTCTGGCCGACGGCCACAGGTGCTGGAACTGCCAGGGGACTGGCAAGGTTCCGCCGATGGCGGCAGCACTGGTGTGGCACCAGCCGGTGGAGACCGTGGAATTCGCCGACTGCAACCCGACGACGCTGTACCAGAGAAGACAGCATCGTGGCCCAGGATTCGAGTGGTGGTGGGCGGACAGCGAGTACGGCGGCCGGTACATACCCAGAGAGTTGCACGCCGAGCTTCAAGCCGGCACTCACATACAACACGGGTACTCGTACCCCAGTCGGGCCGACGCGGAGTGGGATCTGTCACGGGCGGCGATCAGGTGGGCGTCGAAGTTGCTAGCACAGCGAGGAACGGTATGAGGTTCGAGATAGACAGGAAGGCGTTCGCCGCCGCGCTGGCGCTGGCCGCCAAGGCGTTGCCGGCGCGGCCCGTCAACCCGGTCCTGGGCCGGGTGCTGGTGCGGGCCGACGCGGCGGCCGGGGCGGTGGAACTGGTCGCCGGCTCGGCCGAGGCGACGGTCGGCCTGACCGTGCCGGCCGACATCGGCGAGGGCGGCGTCACACTGCTCTCCAAGGACGCGGTGGCGTGCGTCAAGGAGACCCGGCTCGGCCGAGTCGAGGTGACGTGCCTGGGCGGCCTGCCGGCAATGAACACCACGCCGGCGTACCGGGCGAAAACCGCCTTCGACCCGGACTCCCACCCGTGGCGGTGGCCGGCCGACGACCGGGTGCGGGCGACGGTGACGACGGACGCGGCGACCGTCCGGCGGCTGATCGGGGCGACCGGCCTGGCCTGCGGGGTGTGGACTGAAGAGAACCTGTCGGCCATGCACGCGGCGGCGGTCGTCCTGTTCGCCACCCCGGACGACGACGGCGGCCCCGGCCGGCTGATGGCGGCGGCGACGGACAAGAAGGTGTTCGCCGTGGCGGCCCGGTTCGACGGCCCGCAACTGGCGGCCCCGGTCCCGGCCTCGGCGGCGGACCTGATGATGTCCTTCCTGGACGCCGGGCCGGTAGCCGTCCGCGTCCTGGCCGGCCCCGACGGGTACACCTGCGGGGCGCGACTCGACGGCGACGGGTGGTGGGTCCGGTGCCCGGTCAGTGCCAGCCGGCCGCCGCCGTTCGCCCAGGTGCTGCGGGCCGTCTCGCCGCTGCCGAACCGGTTCGTGGCCGACGCCGCCGGCCTGTCGCGGGCGGTGAAGATGGCGGCCTTGGCGATGGACAGGAGGGTGGCCCGCATGGAGGTGCGGGTCGGCGGCGGCCGGCTGGCGCTGACCGGGGTCGGCGACGACGGGGAGACGACGGCCGACGTCCCGTGCGACGGCGAGTGCCGGCCGTTCGCGGTCGCCGGTGACGTCCTACGAGACGTGACCGGGGCGGCGGCCGAGTTCGGTGGCGGGTTGGTCGAACTGGCCGTCGACGCGGCGGCCCCCGACTCGATCGGCGTGTTCAGTGGCGACCTGTGCTACGCCTTCAAGGCGCTGGCCCGGCCGCCCGGAGGTGACCGAGATGGTGCGTGACGGCAGCGACGACCGGGACCGCGACTGGGCCGAGGCGTTCGGCACCGTCGTCGGCCGCCTGATGGCCGACCGGGACACGACCGCCTACCGGGTGGCCCGGCGGATCGGCCGGCCCGTGAACACGGTCAACCGGTACTACCTCGGACAGCGGGTGCCGCCGGCCACCGTGCTGGCGGAGACGGCCCGCGTGCTGGACATCGACGTGTCCGCCTTGGTCGCCGCCGTCGGGGCCGTGGCCGACCGGCTGCACGCCGAAAGAACTGGAGGAAAGGCATGACGATGAAAACGACCGAACTGATCCAGGAACTCGCCCGCCGCATCTACATCGGCGGCGATACGCCGGTGAAGGTCAAGATCGGCGAGGAACTGTACGACGTGGTCTTGGACCTGCACCACGGAATCATCGAGGAGCCGGACCACGTCACCGGCACCCAGAGCCGGCTGGCGTGCATCATTCCCGTCGTCAAGAACGGAGAGTAGACAATGGATGACCGACCGGCAATCGCCGTGGTTTACCAGTTAATCGAGGACGGGGTGCCGGTTCTAGCCGGGCTGATGCACCGCGAGCCGTTCCGGCCCGGCCAGTGCCGGCACGACGCCCGCATTCCGGCGGATGTGATTGCCCGACCGCTGCCGGCGTGGTGGGACGGCTGGCTCGACCTGGGCGACGGCTGGTTCGCCGCCGGCATCGACCTGGAGCCGGCCCTGCTCGCCGCCATGCTCGTCGGGGCCGACGACAAGGACCAGATCCGGACGTGCTCCCGCCGGGCCGTGGAACGCATTGTCGCCGAGGCCGACGCGGTCCTGAAAGTGCCCGCCAGCGGCGACGACCGACACAACCCAGACCTCGACGACATCTTCGCCGCATGAGGGCCACCAGTGACCCAAGAGCAAATGGACGAGTACAAGCGACTGATAGAAATCTCGATGGCCAACGATTTGGCCGGCAGAGACGACGATCCGGAAACCGAAGACGGGTTCTGCCGACTGGGAATGCAGATGGACCTGACCGACATGCAAGAGGCGACCAGGTTCCGCTACGAACTGATGGCCAAGTGGCCGGCCGAGGACCGATACAAACAGGCCGTGTCAGTCCTAGAAGGAATCGAGTCCGCCAAACTGGAAATCATGGCCGGTTCCGCCACCCGTGGCCCCGAAACCAGACGGCGAGTCGACGAAATGTTCGCCAAAGCCGTTGCCTTTCGAGTTCGCCAGCGGGACGAGGCGATGGCTGAAATGAAGACAGACGCCGAGGGCCACCAGTGATCGACCACAGCAACATCCGGTCGTGGCTGCGCGGCATCGACCAGAACCCGAACCGACTGACCTGGCTCGTGGCCGCCGACTACTTCCAAGAGGAAGGCTACGAGGCGTTCGCCGAATGCCTGCGAAAGGCGGAAGACACCGAGACGGCCAAGAGCATGATCCGCTCACGCTTCGTCAGCTTCCACCCGTTCAACAACGCATTCGCCGGTAATCTACAGCAATCACTGAAACACCTGACGCCGATTGGTGTGGCTGCTATCGCTCTGAATACGCCTGAGTTTTCCCGATTGAAAGGTTCGTCCGGTCGCCTGTTCCCGCAGGTCAGGTGCGTGCCAAGAGAGATGGACGGACGGCACCGAAGAGAACCATTCGTCGTGTTCCGTCGCCCGGAGTCTCGCGATCTCGAAACCACCATCGTGTGCCCGTACAAAGTGCAGCAACCGGTGCCGCTGTACTCCACAGACGAAGACAGGCATGTGGAACTGACGTTCCACGTCGGCCGGTGGAACGAGCCGGACTCGCCCGTCTACGTTTCGTGGCCCATGCGGCCGACGGACATTAGGATTACTGACCACAGACTCGCTGACCTATTTATCGTATTTCCGACCAGGAATTGTTCATTGGAAGAACTGCCGCCCGAGATCTGGGGCGACCTGTTCGAGCGGCCGACACCAACCCAGCGAGAACTGGACGACGAGGTCTACAGGCGAGTGGATGGCGACCTGCGAATGGCGATGGAGTACGCGGCATTGCGGTAACGACAGAAAGCCGATCCCGCCAATCGGTAGGCGAGACCGGCCGGTGATTCCTGGGCCAGCAGGAAAAGACTGGCACTGGGCAGCACGTTCGCGGGTTAGCCGCCACCAAGCTGCGTCAGCGGGGTCACGTCGTCCGAGTAGATGGTCACGTCGGCCGTCCCGCTGGACCAGGCCGTGGCGCGAACCCGAAGCCATTTCAGGCCGGACCCGTTGATCTCCAGCGTCTGCGAGGTGGACAGCGAGGACAGGGCGTCGTCAACGTCACGGGCGAACAGCGCTCTGTTGACAAAACTGACGGGGGCGTAGGCGCTGGGAGTATCGGTGCCAGAACCGATCGCCCCCTCGACGGTGAACGCCAGCCCGGTGAACGTGCCGGTGACGGTGACGAGGCAGAACGAATCTGTACTCGGTTTCTGGAGCGTGACGGCATCCGTCGCGGAACCCAGCGTGCCGGTCTTGAGGCCCATGTCGTCAACCTCGTCGGGGGTCGGAGCAGTCAGACCACTCTAACCCCCACGCCGGACTAATTCTGGCTGTCGCGGATCAGCATCAGCAGTTCATGCAGGACAGACCCGAAGTGTCCGTTGTCCGCCAGGTAGTCGCAGACGATCCCGATCGGCGTTCCCGATTTGAGCGGCACATCGACTCCACACTCACGACAAATCGAAACGGGAGAGAAATTGACCACCTCCGAAGTTCCTTCAATCACGAACTGCACGTCACCGCACTTCAGCACCAAGAAACGCAGTCTCGGTCTCCAGAATGAGTTGCGACGGAGTGAGAGAGACCGTTTTGCCACGACCTTCATGATCCTGGCTTGCAACTTCACCGGCATGACAAGAGGAATCTCACTCGACCGAGCGTGCAACTTCCTGGCCCGGCTCATCTCTTCTTCCTCTTCGGTTTCGGTTTAACTGCCGCCGGCTCCACCTCTTCCAGCCAGACCCGCACCCCGACACCGCCGACGAACGGTTGGTAGTCGTCACTCCCGCCCCGCACGCACCCCACCTTGTCGTCGGGAATCACTTCACTCTTCTTATTTCTTTCGGCGGTAATTGCCCTTTCTGGTAGGAGTTCCAACAACCCGCTCAGGACTCCATCCGTTCTTGATCCTGGCGCGGATAGTAGGCTCCGCAATGCCGGTTTTCTCGGACCACTCGGGTAGTGTCATCGACACGCTTCCGACAGACAGCGTCATGGCGTTTCTGCCCGACTTGCCTGCGTACCCGAGAATCGTAATTCTCCCGGACTTGTGGCCAGACAAGTCCGTCATTCTGGGCGGCAAAGGCACGAACTCAATCGGTTCCACCTGTCTTCCTCCTGCGGGCCGTTTTTGGTTTCTCAGCCGTCTCTTCCGCATATTCCCACCATACCGTCACGCCGACTCCGCCCTCCACCGGCCGGTAACTCCACGTCTCGCCTACGATGTGTCGCACGTCGTCCGCTGCCAATATCCCCGCCTCGACCATACAATCGACCAGGGCCTTCTCCGTGTTCGCCCCGTCTCGGTTCACCCTCACCCACTCGTTGATCGTCCAGTGGACCGTCACCGGATACCTCTCCGGCTTCCGCATCGCCTTCAGTTTTATCACCGCCTCGTCCTTCCACGCCCGACCAGACGGCGTCAACACCCTCCGCCCAGTTTTCGCTGTCAAATACAAGTTGTTGACCGACGGCGGGACGGAGATTGTCACCGAGTCCTGCGGCTCGCCGGGAACGACGGCCGACGGACCTACGGTGACGGCCGCCGTGCCGCCCTCGATCACCGCCAGCCATCGCGGGTCTAAACCCATTAATCGCCCACCATTCGGCATCGGTAACGGGCCGCGTCAATCGCCCTCTTGCCAAGTTCCATCAGACCGCTTGGAAATACCACTCTCCTGACAGGATGGACACTGACGATTCTCGTCCCGTGGTCGCCAACGTATCCGTTATCGCAACTGGCACACGCCTTGTAAAACATCAGCCCGGTGTCACCACTTGCCGAGCACCGGCCGCACGGCATCCCGTACCACCACCTCTCGTCACACCGCACCTCGTCAACGAACCCCCGCGACCACAGCGTATACCCCGGACTGTCGCCCCACGACTCGCTCCACTGGACGAACAACTCGGCCAGCCGGAACGACAGCACCTGGCTCGGGACAAGCGGGTCCATGTCCGTATGCTTGCTCGCCGCCGCCGTGCGTGCCACCGCCATCGAGAGTGGACCCGGAAACCCCATCGACGCCAACTCACAGCCGACGCGAATGAACTCGGCCCGCTCCGCCCGGCCGTCACTGACGTACCCGAGCGTGCAGGCCGCACACACCTTCTGCCGGCCCTGGCCGGACTCGATGACACCTGTCCCGTCGCACGCCTCGCACATCGACCGCGTCGCCGTCTCTTCGAGGTAGTCCGCGTACACCAACCTCGGCACGTCATCGGCCGGGTACGCGATCACCGTGTTGAGCAGCGCCCGCTCGTCCTCGGACATCACTCACCTCCACGAAGGCCGATCCGGGTCGCCTTGGCCAGCCACTCGCCGTTTTCACGCTTTCCGACGCCAGCCAGATCACCGCTTGACAGACCCGACGACCCCAGCATCGCCTTCAGGTGCTCCACCTCCATCCGGCTCAACAGCAACCCGCCCCGCAGCGGGTGGTAGTCCTCCCACGCCCCGACGGTCGCGGGCACGATCGGCCGGATCAGGTCCAGCACCGCGTTCGCGTACACCCGGATCTCCTCCTGGGCGTGGCCGTCGCACCGCAGCGCCAGGAAGTGGTTCAACAGGTTGTGTAGGTCGATCGTCCAGTAGAACTGAGTGTATAGGTTCAGCGTGAGCAGCATCCTCGCCTGCTCCTTCGCCACACCGTCACGGACGTGGACGGTGTAGTGCTCGTGCGCCAGCATCGGCCCCATCCGGCTGCGGGCCGCGAACTCCTCGGCCACGTCGCCGCCCAGCACGCCGGCACTGCCCTGCTTGTTGTCCGTCGCCTGCCGCCGCACCTGCTCGGCCGTCACCTCGTGGAACTCGTCCTTGAACTCGACGTATCTGCCGCTCGCCTCGGACTTTGCGGCCGTCCGGTTCTTGTCCCACTGGCGGACGACGTACACCGGTGCCTTGGCGTGAAAGGTGAACTTGACGTGCTCGACCGGAACCGTGTGCCTCTCCCGGATCAAGAACCTGATCAGTTCCTCATTCTTCGCCGCCGGCTCGAACCGGTTGAACGACGCCCGCGCCGCCTCCGCCACCCGAAAGTCCGCCGTCCTCTGGTCCGCCGGCACCATCCTCGGCATACAGTCGATCAGACTCACCGACCCCTTGTCTAGGCACCGCACCGTCCGGTTCGGCACGTTCCCCAGCACGTCGATCAGTTCCACTTTCCGCCTCCCCGTGTTTGGCAATCCGCAGGCACTCTTCCATGTACCAACTGATCAAGTCCCAGCCGTTGCCAACCCCCTTCAGGATCTCTCGACTCCCGTCCCACTCGGCCGCGTCCACGCCGACCCCGATGGACGACTTGAATTCGTCCATAGCGGCCAGCACGTCTTTCATCGGCTGGCTCAGTTGCCAGGCTAGCACCCGGCACGCCGAGCGGAACCGGTCTGACACCGCCGGCCTCGGCTCTTTAGCTTTCTTGGCCACCGCCCACCTCCACGACCGTCGGGACTGGATCGGACTCCGCCTCCAACCTCGCCACCACCCGTCTGTGACACGCCAGGGCCTCCGCCTTGGTCGAGTGCCTCTCGTAAAACTCCTCAGACCACGACCCGCCGCCGAACACCATCGTCTCCCACAACAGCGGCGGTCCGCCCCCAAACCCGTGGTTCAGGCCAAGAAACACCGTCGAAACGGTGCGGCCAAGCACCTCCGTCCGCGTACTCCAGCCGCCGCCGCCGACCGACTCCGGTGTCCTAGACCCCACCCACTCGGCCCACTCCATCACGTCACACGGGATCGCCGTCTCGCCGTCGTCGGCCAGTATGAAATGACCCACAACTCACCTCCCCTTTCTCTCGGTTTTGTACCGGTCGCATCGCGGCATGTGCCGCTTCCACCGCCGCCCCCGACAAGCCAGACAGCAGGTGTGCCCGTTGCCGGTCGTTGCCCACCGACGCATCAGCTTCTTCAAGTCGTACTCGCGGTCTACGGCCGGCATGGCATCATCTCCTGGGTCCGTGTCTTGACCAGCACGGCCTGGAAAACATATGCATCGCAAATTGCGTCCGTGACTTTACCAGCACGGCCTGGTTAATCAAAACCGCCTCGTGGTCCTTACATCCCGCGTCCGTGACTTTGGCCGCACGGCCGGCTACCACTGCCGGCTGTCGCCGGTCGCGTCCAGCGGGTGCCATAAAGCATACCCGCCCTTCACCCTGGCCTCCAGCACCTCCACCCGGTCCGGCCCCGGCGGCACGTCCGTCGGCGGCGGCAGCGGCTTCTCCTTCCGCTTCGGCTTCTTCATCCCCTTCGCCTTCTTCGGCTTCCCCTCCGCCAGCAGACCTCGGACGGCCGTCCGGTCGCGAATCTCCGGATCGACGTAGCAGTGGACGCACAGTCCCCGGAGGCCGTCCAGTGTCACCGGCCGACCGCACTCGGCGTTCACACACTTGGGCAGCACCGCTTTGGCCATTCTACGACAAATGCCTCCGGGCGTACCCGACGACCACCCCGTCGACCAGATCGAGGAACCGCCGCGTCCGGTACAGCCGGTCCAACTCGCCCTCCGCCCTCGACTTGGCGTCCGACTTCGGGATCCCGGCCGCCGACACGGCCAGCAGGTGCGGGACGAACGAGAACGGGACCAGCACGTCCTCGCCGGTGCCCAGATCGCCCGAGAAGTCCAGTCCCATCACCGTCGGCCGCTTGCCGTCGCGGAAGGCGTCGGTCAACTCCGGCACCTGGTACGGCAACTCGTGGTCGAACCGGTCCAGCCCCTTCTGCCCCAGCGGGCACCGCACCGTCAGCGTCCGCCTCGGCACCAGCTTCACGACCGCCCCTTCGCTCGGCCAGTCGAACGACGTGTCCAGCGGCACCGACTCGTCGGCCCCCCGCCGGACCGCCTCCGCCGCCCACACGTTCCCCCACCCGTTCGCCGCCTCCGCGTCCCCCAGCCAGTCGGCCACCGGCCCCGGCGGACACGCCTCGCCGAAGTTCGACACCAGGTCGATCACCTTGACCGCCGACCCGAACGAGTCCATGACCAGGGCCGCGAACCCGGCCTCGACCGAGTGCGAGTGCGTGCCCAGCCACAGGTGACGCCGCTCCGAATCGTAGCAGCACGGGACGACCGCCTTCTTCAGCCACTTGCCGGTCGCCCGCGCCTCCTCGGCCATCGCCTCCTTGGCGATCCTGGCCGCGTCCCGCCGGTCCTGCGGCCGGGCCGGCCGACCCAGGGCCATCGCCTCCAACTCCTGCCGGGCACGCGCCGCCACCTCCGCCTGCGGGATGACCAGCTTCGTCACCCGCAGCGAGAAGCAGACGAACGGCCCCCGCACCATCAACTCGCCATCGAACCGGTCGTCCGCCGGGTCCGCGTTCCCGCACCACCCGTAGTGCGGATACCCGCCGTCCGCCTCCAGCGAGATCGGCTTGTGGAACGACCGCTTGGACAGTTTCTGGACCATCTCCGACAGGTCCACGTCGCCCGCCAACTCGCCACCCTCGACAGTGTACCGCCGGCACGTCACCGCCCCCTTCAGGAATCCCATCACTCCCCTCCCGGTTTCTTGCCTGACTTGACTGACTTGTACGCCTCGCCGACCCTATACATCGTCGCCTCGAACGGCTCGCCGACCGACGACTGGAACCCGGCAGCGTTCGGATGGCCACCGCCCCCCAACTGCTCGGCCACCATCGACACGTCCGTGCCGCCGTCCTTCTGCGACCGCAGCGACCACTTACGGACGCCACGCTGCCTGTCGTCCCAGTAGGTCACGCTGAACGGAACCCCTTTCGACATCCGCTCGCCGACCTCCGAGTACAAGTGCGTGGTGTTCATGATCGAAACCATTTCACCTTCGGCGAAAGACCAGTAGGACGACTTTATCACGATGCCATCGATGTACTGCTCGTTCGTCCGCAGGATGGCACCGCCGATTTTGGCTGCCGCTTTCAGCCCATCTTCCGTCTGGAACTCGACATCAAGAGCGTCCCACGCCTCCATCGTCTTCGGCACCGACGCGATGTACGCGCTGATCGCCCGCGAGTCTGGCAGTTCCCATTTCCACAAATCTCGATCTTGAACGAACCTCACCAGCCACGGGACCAGCCGTGGCTGGTCCTTCTTGTCCTGGTTCAGACACTCCCACACCAGCATCGCCCCCGACTTCTTCTCGTCGAACCGCCACTCCACGTTCGTGCTCCACCTGCCGTACCCGTCCGGTGCCCCATCGGCGGCCAGCACGACCGACTGACCGTCCCACTTGCGAATGGCAGAGCGATGATGGTCAAGGCAGACCACCGACTTGGCCTTCGCGGCGATCACCGCCATCTGCTCAGGCGGGTAACTGAAGTCGGCGATCAGGACTCGCTTCCCGTCGTACCAACCCGCGTCCGGCAGCAGGTCGCCGTAGTTGGCGAACAGCACTTCCACGTCCGGGAACGCCTTTTTCACCTGCCAGAAGCAGCAGAACCCGTCGGCACAGTCCTTGTGTGTGATCAGACAGTCGATGGCGTCACTCGGCATCGTCTTCCCCCTTGAAAAGTCCGACGTCACGCGGAAACTCGACGGTAGACCCGGCCGGAGTGGCCGTCACTACCATGCTCGGTGCCCACCGCCCCTTCACGAACCGTTCGGCCTCCGCCCGGTCCCGGAAGTCGCCGCGCGTGGTGAGGTAGTCGATCAGTTCGCCTTCGGTGGCGAACGGCGGCGTTACGGGCGTCCCCTCCGACACGGTCGACCAGACCTGATACCACGTCCGGTCCTCGTCCCGCCACTCCGGCCGGTATCGGTGTGGGTTCGGGGGTGGCCCGTGCCACTTGCAGAAAGACCGGTACGGCTCCGACTTGGGGTACTCGCCGGCCCGACCCGACTCGGCCATCTCGGCGATCACTTCGTCGTGCCCCACATCGACCCACTTCGCGTACTCCGCCTGCCAGTCCAGCCACGCCTTCTCCAGCGAGCGGTCGTACATCGGAACGTACTCCGACTCGTACCGCATGTTCGGGAACGGCCGGAAAACGTTCAGCTTCGGGTGCTCCCAGTTCGGAGGCACCATCTTCACCTCGCGTCCCATCACCTGCCCCCCAGTACGAATACGGCCCCGTCGCCCTCGAACACCAGCGCCTGGCCGGCCGCCAGATTGGCGATGTCATCGCGGCACAGGACCACGCACGCCGTTTTATTCTTGGCCACCCAGAACATCCGCGACCGACTGCCCCGACGGATCATCGCCGTCCGGATGAGCGAGTACCCCTTCCCGCCCGTCTGCCCGACCGATATTTGGAACCCGTTCTGCACCTGCCGGATCAACTCCACGTCCAGCCGGAACACCTCGAACCGGTCGAGGTCCACCGACCACTCCACGCTCGTCGGCGGGTGGCCGGCCTCTGCCACTTCACTGTCCATCTTCTCCCTCCCTTTCGAGTCGAATGTTCTCTTCGCACCTCGGACAGATGATCGCCGTCGTCCCGGCCTTGAACGGATCACCGCACTGCTCGCAGGACACGTCCTTCCACTCCGGCGGGACGCCCTTCTTGACCCTCGCGTGGAACGTCGGCTCGCTGCGGACCAGCACCTCGAACGTGTGCCACCGGTCGCCGACCAGAACCTGCACGTCCGCGTCGAAATACTCGGCCCGACGGTGACACCGGGCGGACCAGAAGTCCTCGGCGGCCACGGCGGCGGCCACCGTCACCGCGAAATGATCGCTCACGGTGACGACGACCGTTTCCGTGTTCGACCCGTCCCGGTACGACTCGTCCGCCGGCCGGCACTGAAACTCGTGCCTCATGTCTGCCTCAACTGAGTTTGATCGCCGAAGTCAGGCTGCTCACCAGCGACCGGACGGACACCTCGTTGAACCCATTATGCTTGAACCACTCCCTGGGGTCTTTCACCACCCCCGGCATCCGCCGCACGAATACCGGCAGCGGCACCTTGTGAAACGCCAGACTGGCCCGCACCCGGTCGGCCACCGCCACCGCGCCGGACAGCCCAGGTGCCAAGCCCGACGGCTTCTCGTCGTTCTCGGCCACCACCACCACCACCTTGCGGCCCGACCCATCGGGGTGCGTGCGGACGTACAGGTCGATCAACTCCGACCCGGCGATGTTCGACGGCCTACCGACCGCCGGCAATCCGGCGTGGACCATCGCCGCCACGTCACTCGCCCCCTCCACGACGTACAGCACCTGCCCGGCCGGCTGCGCCACCGGCAGGAACAGGCCCGCCCGGCCGAGCGTCTTCTTCTCACGCCCGTACCGCCGCGAGAACCCGCACCACCCCCAGGAGCCGTCCGCCGACGGGTCCGGCGACCGCATCGGAAAACCGAAGTACTGACCGCCCTTGTCCGACCCGAGGAACACCCCGTCGAGGCCGTACACGGCCGCCGCCGGCAACCCGAGCGATCCGGCCAGCCCGTCCAGGTCCGAGTCGCGGGTGCCCTTGATGCCGGCCCGGATCATCGCGCCCACCCGCCGCCGCTCGTCCGCCTCCGCCGCCCGCCGGTCCGACATGTCCGACTCCTTTCCCGTTCGCGCCTTGTGGATCCACCCCGTCGACGCCGGCCGGTCGGACCACAGGCTGGTACACAGGACGTCGCCGTTGGAGTAGTAGCAGCACCAGCGGACCCGGCCGCACAGCGGGCACGGCCTACCCGCCGTCACCCGCTCGGGAATCTCTCGCGTAACCCTCGCGGAACGGGCACGGGCCATCGTCAGTCCCCCCACAGACGCGGTCCGGGACGCCCTCGGCGAACGCCTGCCAGGTCACCAGGCCGCCGCACCGGAAACACTTCGTGTCGCACCGGCACGCCGCCGGGACCGCGTCCACGTCGCCCGCCTGGATCGACTTCACCATCGCCGCACAGGCCCGCAGGGCGGCCGTCAACTCGGGCGTCAGCGACGTCGGCCCGGCCACCGTGCGGACGAACTTCACCCCGCGACCCGTCTCCTCCAGCCGGAACCCGGCCGCCGTCATCCGCGCCACGATGTCCGCGACGGTGCCCGCATGGCCTCCTCCGCCTCCCCCACCGGCACGTCCCGCTGCTGGAAGCCGAACAGGGGCCGCACCCCCGCCTCCTGCGGCGTCTTCTTCGTGTCCCGCTTGAACCGCATGAACGCGGCCCCGCAACTCATCCCCCGGTGCCGCGCCCACCACAGAATTCGGTCCCACGCCTTCTGCTCCTTGCTGACCGCCTTGGCCGCCTTCGCGCCGGCCGGGGCCAGCCCCTCGGTGTCGAACTCCAGAGCCACTTTTTTATTGCTCACCGGGATCGGCTCCCCGCAGTACGGACACTTCTTCGTCCCCGCGAACACCGCCCCGCACCGTCTACAGTCGGCCGGATCCTTTAACTCCCGCTCCACCTTGGCCCGGTGCCGGGCCGCGAACTCGGCCCCCGACTCGTCCAGCCGCCAGTCCGGCTCGACCGCCGGGTAGCCGTGGAAACTGGTGGCCGCCGTGTGGTCGAGGATCACCGCCTCCGTCTTGCCGACCCACGGGGCGGTCCGGAACGCCCGTCCGGCACCCTGGATGAGCGCCCACAGCGAGTCCCACTTCCGCATGATCTGACACGCCTCGATCTCCGGGCAGTCCATCCCCTCCGTGAACAGATCGACGTTCGCCAGCCACATCACCTCGCCGGCCTTCAGCTTCGCCAACACGGCCGTCCGCTCCTCGTCCTCCGACTTGGCACTCAGCACCGCCGACGGCACGCCGGCCGCCCGGAACCTGTCGGCCAGGTCGTTCGCCGTCGCCACGCTGGGCAGGAACGCGATCGTCCGCTTTCCCCTCGCGTACCTCATCCAGAACTCGATCGGGTCGCCCGACGGCTTCACCTTGCCGCCCTCAAGGCGACGCTTCCTGAGTCCCGGCGGCTCGTAAATCCGCGCCGGCACCAGCCGCCCGTCCGCGATCAGACCCTTCAGCGTCGCCCCGACCACCAGCGAGTCCCAGTTCTTCGACCCGAGGCCCGACCCGTCCGGCCGCACCGGCGTCGCCGTCAGCCCGAGGTGGTACTGGGCCGGACAAGATTTTAACAGTTGTGAATATTTCTGCTGGTCCCCTCTATGACAGTTGTGAACCAGAATCCCGCTGGCGTAGAAGTTGTGGTCTTCCTCAACTTCTATGTCGTAAGTGAGGCCGTCTTCCGCACTTGATACTTTTGACACACGCTGCCAGCTTGTACTCCATGCACTTGGGCACGAAGTCTCGCACGGCGTGGTAAATTGCCCGTTTCGACTCGGCCCGCATATAGATAGTCCGGTACTGCCTTCCGTCCTTCTTCTTGGCCAGATTGACCCGGCACGAGCCGTACTTCTTGCCGATCCATTCGGCAATGAGTTCGACCTGGTCGGGGTGAAAACCCTCGGTGTGCAACTGCATCCCACTGACGGCACAACTGCCATCGTCACCGATCCACCAGGCCATGCCGATCGGCCCGAGTGCATCGAGCCACTGTTCGGTGACACACTTTTTGCCGTCCCGATAGCACATATCGTACAGAGGCACGAGGCATGGCAGGCAAGACGATGCCGATCCGATGATCGGCCCACCGTACCCGGCCTCGTTTGAGAACTCTCGAACCGTAAAGTCGAGTCTGGATAGCACCGACACCTTGTGATCGACCCACTCCCTCTGCTTGACGGAGTGATTAAATGCCAGTCGGGGCGACTCACTAGTTCCATGCGGCCACACGAGACTTCCGTCGCCGATGAGAGTACCGAGAATCGCAGATCTCTCGGACTCGGTGAGAACCAACTGCCAGTTCTTCGGCCTGTTCTGATGCAACGGCAAGTACCGAGCGTAATACCCCTTTCGCATTCGCAAGTACGCCTCGAACGTCCCGCCGACGATGCTGAGCCGGCCGCCGCACCCGCACTCACAGTATCTCTCTTCGGCGCACAGGGCGTCGTACTGGGCGCGTATCTTGACGAGCTTGGCAGCCTTCTGCTCATCGGTCCTTGGCCGCTTGTGCCCAGGCAGGAAGTTGTAGTATCTTCTGTACTTGTTCCTCCACGCGCGAACCCCGCACCCGCATCGGCAGTAGCGAGTATCAGGTCCGTAGTCGATATCTGAGCCGCTTCCACCCATCCCCTCTGCGTCCACACCGGGTGGTTCGGCGTGCATGTCAATGACAGTCCCGATACCGTCTCGATCTTCATGCACGCCTTCGACCCCTGCCGAAGGAATCGCAGAATCCTCTTCATTCTCGGTCCGTACGGACCCTGGCTCAGAACGTACTGACATCCCAGTTCCTCCACTTGGTCAATCCTGACTTCGCCAACATCGGTCATCACCTTGGTTTCGCCGACGACGCACTCGTCAGTGAAACAAAGATCGGCTTGTATCCTGGGATCCCACCGGCCGTGCTCCATCCACGAGATCAGCGTGTCCTTGCTGCACACCCAGCACTGCGGGTTCGGGTCGGCGACGGCCCACGGCTCCTTCGGCATCTGGCTCATCACCGGCGCGTACCGGATGCCGAACTCGCCCATCCGCTCGCACAACTGCTTGACGAGGTTCCGCCGGTGGACGAGGATCACCGACCGTTTGCCGTTGGCCGCCGCCTTCCGCACGCTCAGGGCCGCGCACGTCGCCTTGCCGGCCCCACAGGGCATGACGAGGACGACCCGCTTTTTGCCCTTCCGCCACTCGGCCGACACCATGTCGAGGGCGTCGGTCTGGTACTTTCGGTCCTCGATCACGGCCACGGCCTGACCTCCTGTCGGTTAGTACGGCACGTCCGAAACGTCGTCCCCGTCGCCCGCCGAGTCGTCCTCGCCGACCTCGTCGTCCGCCTTCGGGTGCATGTCGTCCCACCGCGCCGCCAGGGCGTCCCGCAGGCCCTGGACGTGGGCCGGCGTCATGCCGCCGCCGCCCGCCTGAACCACCGCCTTGATCGCCCCGGCCACCGACTGCCACTCGGCGTCGCCGGCGACCGCCTTGATCTGCCGCACGAACTGGTCGTACGCCTTCTGCCCTTCGGCCGGGCTGACAGGGTGTGGCGCTGGGTTGCCAGCTTGACCGGTGGCACCCGGTTTGGACGCCGCCTTCGACTCCTCCTTCCTCGCCCCGAACCCCGGCAACGCCCACGCCGGCAACTGGGGGATCTCGGAGAACTGCTTCTTCTTCGCATCGTACCTGGCCCACACGCTGGGAACGCGGTAGAGATACCGAGCCACACCCCAGTGAACGGCCGCCCGCTTCAGGGCGTCACTCACGGCCGACTTCGACCGGTCCCCCTGGTCCGGCTGCTCGCTCTCCGTGCCCACGTCGCTCTTGGTGATCCACTCGGCCGTCCCCGGCAGTCGGACCGCCAGCCGGCACATCACCGCCCGATCCGGCAGGAAGTCGTAGCTGTCCTGCCAGTTCTCCATCCCCAGCACGGCGTCCAACCGGTCCATCACCGTCCGGCTATCGACGTACGGCATACCGAGGGCACTGTCCTGCCGTACCACCTTCGGCAACCACTTGACTTGTCTTGGCTCGAACGGCTCCGCCAGCCACGCCGCGATCTTGTCCCACAGGTCGTCTTTCTCGTCGCTCACCCCTCACCTCCCTTGTCTGACTCTGAAGTTTCCTGACGCACGCCGTCCACCTCACACCACCACCGCTGATACGCCGCCGGCCCCATACTGCGTACCGTTCGCGCCCTGAACGCCGCTACCTTCTCGACCCAGTTCTTGCCCGCCTCCGACTCCGCGTCCCCATCGAACACCACGTCGGCCACACCCGTCTTGAACCGCCGACAGTACACCTTCAGGGTCGGCATCACGGCACCTCCGATTTCAGTATCCCCTCCATCGACTTAACGGCGTCGCAATGCTTGCAGCCGATGTCCTGATTCGGCCTAAAACCGCGACAGTTGCACGTCCACTTGCCGTCCTTACACGCCACCCAGTACGGGCCACCATCCGACGCCTCTCGTCCCAGCGGCCTCAAGTGGGCCAACAGGTACGGACGGTCACGGTCGTAGTCCACCGCATACGTCACCGTCGTCGTCTTCTGCCCCGCCCGCGTCGTGATCGTCAGGATCTCGTCCGAGGCGATCCCGTCACCGGAAACGACCACCGCCACCCTTTCCTTGTAGCTTTCTGTTTTTCCAAGGTTGTACTTCTGGACCTTCATGGCGCGTCTCCTGATTCTTCCGCGTCTTGTCCCGCACGGCCGGGAGTCATCCGTCCGGTGCCAGCCGGTGTCGCCCGTCCCGGACGAACACCGCCGTCGCCCCGGTCACAGCCCGCGCATCACGGCTCATCGGCGTCGTTTTCTTCTTCGGCCTACCCGTCCGCCCGTCCGCCACCTCGCACCACCTCGCCGGCGGCTCCACCCCGTACTTGCGAATCTCCGCCACGATCTTCTTCAGGTTCGACACCTGCACCCGGTAACCGACCGCGTGCGGGTACACCAGCACCGTCGCCGCCACCGATGTGCCCATCCGAGTCAGACACGGCAGACAGGTCGAAACCCCGTACACTCGGATACGTAAGCACGTCGCACAGTACTTCTCCGACCGGTCCCGCGCCTTCCTCGGCGGCTGAACAGTCGCCATCACCTTTTTTGGCCGGTCACGCCACTCGTTGGTCGATCCCAACACCTCACCGTCACCAGAAAAGGTCAGCTTCAACATCGCCTTCCTCGACGCGAGTTCTGCAATTATTCTACTGTGTCCCGAACGGGTGGCAACAATTATTTTGTAATTCCGCGATTCGCCTCGATGATCCGCCGTCGGGCCTGCCACCGGTCGGCCGGAAAGTCCCACCCGTTGAGGACGTGGGACGCCCACTCGACCGCAAGATCGAGGTTGAAGTTGTCCAGCAGCGGACCGGACACCGAAATCGAGCCGCTGTGCGTGCTCACGGAGACGACGGTGCCGCCGAACCGCCGCCGCTCGACGTCCAGACGCGAAACTCGGTCTTCTTCCGGCATCTGTACGCCCCGACAGTTTGCGGAAAAGGAGATCCGGGTAGTAAGATAGGCGGAGTGTGACCGGCCGGCGACCGAATTGCAATCCCAGGAGCGACAAAATGCGGGAACCGGAACTCGACGAGTTGGCCGAAGTCGAGACGGACGCCGGAATGGTCGTCAGGGCCGCCTTCGACTACGCGAAACTGAAGCCGGCCGTCGCCAGGGAGGTCCGCGAACGCGCCCAGTGGATCCGCAACCTGTCCCGCACCGTCGCCGACGGCATCCGCCACATGGGCTGCCACCTGCACGCCGTCCGCCAGATGCTGCCCGACGGGTTCTGCGCCTGGGTCGATCTCGAATTCGCCTTCGGACGGGCCACCGCGTACAAAATGATCAACGTGTGGGAGGCGTTCAAGGACGCCGACCTGACCCGCTTCGACGCCACCGCCCTGTACATCCTGTCCGAGCCGCGCGTCAGCGAGGAGACCCGCAAGCTGGCCCTGCTGACCGCCAAAGGGTCTCGCGTCACCGCCGCCATCGCCAAAGAGATCGCCGCCGCCGAGCGGGTCAAGACGCCGACCAAGAAAGAAGTCCGCGCCCACTTCAAACTGAACCCCGAAGAGAAACACCCGGACGACCTCGGCCAGCACGCCGACGACCTCCAGGGGATGTCCGCCGAGGACCGCCAGTCCTACCTCGACCGCCCCAAGCACAACCTCGTCCGCGACCACCGCCTCGTCCTGTCCGTCCTCCGGGCCGTCATCGCCGGGGCCGACTCCGTCTGGATCCAGCGGGTCGTTGACCTCGACGCCGACGACGAGAAGGTCAAGGCCGCCGCCCCCGCCGAGGGTAAACACGGCAAGGGCCGCGAGGAGGAACAGAGCCTGGCCGTGCCCGTCCTGCTCACCGTCTACCGCGACGGCCGGGCCGAGACGTTCGGGTCGGCCGAGTGCGTCGAGATCATGATCCTCCGCGCCGGCGGCGTCCGACCCACCCAGCGGTGCGCCGGGTGCGGACAGGAAAAGGAACTGCTCGTCCACTTCGGCAAGAAGGCCAACAAGAACAACGGCCGCACACTGAAGTGCAAGGCGTGCGAGGCCCGGCGGGTGAAAGGGGCCAAGAAGGAAGGGCAGAAACGGCGGGAACGGCGGGCCGCCGAACGATCCCTCGACTTCACCGAGGTCGAGGCGGCCGGGCCGGCAACGGCGGTATAGACTTCGGTAACCGCGCCCACCGCTCCAGGACGACACCGAGCCTGATCGGGCACAGCTTGTACTGCGTCACCAGCAGCCACAGGTCGCAGTAGATCTCACTCGTCAGCCGCCGGTCCCAGGCGTCCGACCGGTAGGCGTTCCACACCGACTCCATCATCGCCCGCTTCGGTTTCACCCCACTGCCGCCCGCGTTCACCATGTCGCAAAAGTGCCGCAGGACGACGATCCGGTCGGCCGGCGAAAGCGAGTGGAGTTGCCGAAAAATCTCGCGCCTTGAATCGAAATCGTCCATCGGCGAGAAGACGGTTTTCATGATCTTGTAGTCGGTGTCCGCGCATTCACCCGCACGGCCGGGTCAGCCCCACATGGCGTCCCGCAGGGTGAGCGGGCTGTTCACCGGCAGGCCGGCGGCGACCAACTGGCGGATCGCCCACCCGGTCGCCTCGTTGCGGTCCGCCGCCCCGACCTCGTCCGTCTCGACCACCCGGACCACGCCCGTCCGCAAATGAACCAGCACCAGGCACGGGCCGAACTCCCTCGACACCACCGCCGACCCCTCCGACGGCCGACGCTCACCGCCACGCTTGCGACTGCCCATGCCCACCCTCCGGTGACGACCGCAGCCACTGGCGACTCACGCCGGTCTCGACCCGCCGGCTCGGGATTTCCGTCACTACTTCGCCACGACGCCGGCCACGACACCCTTCACCACCCGCAACACGTTGCGAACCGGCTGACCCGGCGTGAACGTGACGTGGCCGCCGACGACCGGGGCCGCCATCCGCTGGGTAATCACCGCCGGCGACTGGACGTGCCACGGACTCACCGTCGGGTCCGTCCACACCCCACGAACCGCCTCGGCCGTGTTCACGACCGCGTTGTGCGCCGCCGTCACGGCCGTCTGAACGGGCCGACACCCGGCGGCCGTACACACCTGCTGTCCGCCCGACACCGGGTAGGTGAACTGGGCGTCCGCCACACCCGCCGAAATCGCCACGGCGGCCACCGCCAGAAACGTCTGCTTCAACATCCCAACCTCCTTGGTTTTCAGACCGATCCATCATCTCCGGTTCGCCAGCCGGCAGGGCCACTCTATCCGTGTCTTATCCCGCACGGTCAGGATTTCACCGCCTCAAACAGGCCGTTCCACTCTATCACCTCGTCGATCCGACCAAGCCGGCGACGACACTCGTCAACGTGGATCACGAAGTACTCGCCGTCGTCCAGTTTTTCCTTGCCCTGAAGGCGGTAGTACGCGAGCCGGTGGTGCCCGTCCCGGACCTCGTACTCGCCGTCCGGACACAGGGCCACCAGCACCGGCGGCAACCCGTCGTCCTCGACACCCAGGTCGAACTGACGCATCCGCCTCTTCGACACCGGCTGCGTCGCCCACAGGTCGAGGATCCGCATCGGCACCTCGCAATCGGGCACTGTCCGTGACTTACCCCGCACGGCCGGTAACACACCTCAGTCGCCGAAACTCGCCAGCCGACGCTCTCTGATTCGCTTAACGATCTCATCGACGATGGGTCCAATTTTCTGTATCAGGTCGAAAATCGCAACCACCAGGGCGATTATTTCCGTCACGCTCATGCCGCCGGCCCGAAGCTCGCGGACCACCTGCCGCATCGTCCCCGACGGCCGACGGCCGAACATGACCGTCGTCCCGACCTGGTGGTCGCAGTGCGCGTCGTCGCACGAGTCGAGAATCCGGTCCAAGACCTTCTCTTCCGACGAACGGAACCAGCCCATGTCCACCTCTCAGTTGTTACTTCACTTCCGGAACTTGAACCAGCGTTCGGGCCAGAGCAGCACCGGAGATCAGCCCGGACCCGTAGTCCCGGTCGATGCCCGTCGCACCGGCATCGATCGCGTACCCACGGAACACCGTCCGGATGTTCGCCCCCGGCATCCTCGGCAGGCCGGCCTTCACCCGAGCCGACTGGTACGCGGCGATGACACCGGCCACGAACGGCGTCGCCATGCTCGTGCCCGACATCTGCTGGTAGCCTCCGCCGGGCATCGCCGACCAGATGCCGACGCCGGGGGCCGCGATCGCCAGTGTCTCAACCGTCTGACCGGGGTTGCTGAACGAGGCGAACTTGCCGTTGCTGTCCACCGCCGCCACCGCCAACGCCGACTCGTATCGGCCAGGATACGTCGTCTGTCCGCCCTGCTGCCGCTCATTGCCAGACGCCGCCACGATCACACACCCGGACGCCGTCACCTGCTTGAACAGCGAGTCCATCTGGGCCGAGTACCCGCCGCCGCCGATGGACAGGGAGATGACCGTCGCCCCGCTCTCCCACGCCCATTTCACCGAGTTGTAGATCCACGAGTCGAGTCCGCTCCCCTGATTGCTCAGGCACTTGCCGGCCAACAACTTGGCCCTGTTCGCCACACCGATGCCGGGGGTGGATCCGGCGGCACTGCCGAGGCAGTGAGTGCCGTGACCGTGACCGTCCTGATACGACTCGCCCGGCACGAACGACATCGGCGTCGCGTGCCACCGGCCGACGAACTCCGGATGGTCAACCGTCGCCCCCGTGTCCAGCACAGCCACCACCTCGCCTTCTCCGTCACCGCCGACGGCACGCAAGTCGGCTATCTTGCACGCCTCGATACCCCAGTTGCCCGGAGCCGCCGCCTCGCGGATGCCGCTGATGATCAGGTCGTCCGGCAGGCGGTAGTCGGGGAGCGTCTGACTGTCCTGTTGCTCACTCACTTGATAAGCCCTCGGATGGCGTCATCGGATTGCGGAACCGGTTGTGGGTCGCCCACACTGCTCATCGATTTCCCATCGGCAGCTACGCTGAACGCCAACAGACTCGGCAGAACGGGCGGCATTTTCACGTTCATCGGCAACTCGTTCGCCGGCACGTCCTTCATCAGATGCCCCTGATTCTTCAAGTCCTTCCATGCCGGCAGGTTCAGCACCTTCTCGAATGCCGGCTGGATCGGACCCGGTGCCCGAACGATAAGGAAGAACTTCTTCCCGCCCGTCACCGGCGGCGGATCAATCGGCGGCGGCTGAACGGCACCACCGATCACGACCGTCGTCGTCACCGGTTCGGACGCGCCGTCGGCGTTGCCGGCGTACGCCAACACCCGGTATCGACCCGGCCGCTGGGCCACCACCACCGTCACGGTCTGATCGCTGAGGAGACCCGATGGGAACACCGAAAGACCGGCGTCGAGCGGGAGAAACTTGACCGCCTTGGCACCATCGACCTTCGCCTGTACCACCACGAAAGCGGCTACTTCGCCCGGCACCTCGGACGGCAACGTGACGACAGGTGGAGCCGCCCCGCAGAATGTCGCCGCCGACAGAACCCACACCGTAGACCACTTCATACTGGCTGCCTCTCTACGAGTCGAGTTGACACCCGTGACTTCCACCGCACGGCCGGTCTGCAATATTATAAAGCAGTACCGGAAATCGGCCGCGACTTTCGACATTTCCGTCGGCTACAATAAGCTACCCGGCGATGCGGGACAAGACATCGACTACTTCAACTTGTCCAACGTGACCGCGAGTTTCTTCAAGTCATCAAGGCCGAACCCCTTGGCCACCGCCTCCTGCATCACCGAGAAGGCGTTCGCCCCGCCGCCGCACGGCTTCTTGGCCGCCGCCGCTGCCGGTGTAGGGGCGAAAGTCAGGCTCGACAGGTCGAACCACGAGCAGTCGCCCTTCACCCCCTCGACGCACGGCCACACCTGGACGTACTGCGACCCGTCCGTACACGGACTCGGGAACGGCGCGTCGCAGCAGCAGTCCTTCGGGGGGATATCGGCCGCGCCGTCACCCACTGGGTCCGCCACATGGTCCGCTGGCTTCATCGACTGTCCCTCGCCGTGTGTGTCGTGTTCATCGGTGCCCTGATGACAACCGACTTCCAACCTGGCCGTCCCGCCGCCGGGGCCGAGAAGGCCGTCGCCTGGCCCGTGTACGACCTGCCCAAGGCCGTCGCCGCCGGGGCCAAACCGCACCTCGTGTCCGTCGCCTTCACCCACCGCCCCACGCCGACATCCGACCCGCTCGTCTGGCTGTACCACCCGACCTCACCGCCCGCCGGGCCACCATACTACGAAATCCACTTCACCAAACCGCCGGAGTGGAAGGACACCGCCCCGTTCATCGTTGAAGGGCACGCCGCCTTCCGAAGCGACGCCAAGCGGCGGATCAGCCGCGTGCCGGGGGCCGTCATTTTGAACTCTGCTTCGCCTCGATGAGCGCCTTGATCTCCCGCAACTGCTCGTCGATCCGCCGCCGGTCGTGCCTCGCCTCGCACCCCTGCCACGTCCCCACCATCGCCGACACCCAAAGGAACATCGCCAGCAGGAACTTGGACGGGTCGCCCCACCCGTCACTGCCGGACGGGTCGGTCGGTCGGTCCGGTGGGGTCGGATCCATTTGCACCTCCGGCCGGCGGCGGCGGAACCTGCAAAACCGCAGACGGACTCGGTTTAACATCCGATTTGATGTCCGTCTTGGTCTGCGAGTTCGCCTTCCAACCGGCCGCGTCCAGTCTCGCGTCCACGCCGTCGATCAATCGGTCGCTCGCCCGTTGCATAACCTTCATCAGCAGCTTCATCAGTTCAGACACGAACAGGCCCACCCCCGCCCCGGCACACGCGGCCAGGTGCGGCGGCACCCGGTCCGAGTACAGCCACATAACGATGAAGCCGGTCACCACCCCGAAAAACGTCGCCGTCACCACCGTCGTCCAGAACTGCCGCTTGGTAACGGAAGGGGACTGAATGGCGCGGACGGCACCGCCCATCGCGGCGGCGACACCGCCCCACACACCGCCCTCCGTGATCGCCCCGTTGTCGGTGTTGTTCATTAAGAAAGCCCTCCTCGGGCCGCCTCGGGCCGCTTGACAAGCGTCACGGAGCCGTTGGCGACCGTCAAAGTTCCGGTCGTCAGGGCCATCTGCGCCTCAGTCGGAACGGAAAACGTGTCCGGGAGGCGATATTATGTCCCCAACGCCGACTCAGCCCGAATAGGCAGAGCCGGAGAGAGTCGCTTGCAGGCTCAGGGCCGCCGAGTTGGCCGAATATGTTACGGAAAGGCTGTCCCCGACCGTCACCAGCACCGGCGAAGTCGTCGGCGCGACCGTCTGAGGCGTCGTCGTCGCCACGATGTTCGTCCACCCAGGGATCGCCGTCCCGTTCTGATTGACCGTCACCGTCACCGAGCCGGATGCCGTCTGCAACAGCCGCATCTCGGTCAGGTAGAACGGCGTCGGGTTCCAGGTGATCAGCGGGTGCACACCATCCTCGACCACCTCTTCGGTGATCTGGACCCCGAAGCCCGGATTGTCGGTCGTGGCACCGCCGACGCCCGGTGGCAGAATGATCACGGTCGGGGCCAACCCGTTTACGAGGAATGGTCCGTCCCACGTCGGCGACAACGGCACGCTGCCGTACGCCATAGCGATTTTGTAGCGGTACGTCCCAGCCGGGATCGCATTAACTATGGAGGCAGGAATTGAAAGAGTGACCGTTCCGCCCGTGCCGCCGGTCAGATAACTCGCCAGGTTCGGCACCGCCGACACCGACCCGTCGAACATGTCAAGAAGCGACGCGACGAACGTGGCACCCGTCAAGTTGGGCAGCGTGCCGGGACTACCGTCTTGGTTTGGGTTTGGGTAGGCGCGATAGTATAAATACTGGGTGCAAATTGCTCCCCACTGGGCATAGATTGACAATGCTGTGGGGAGGTTGGATCGCATGGACTCAGACTACCGGCTACTCCCCTCCACGAAATGACCGCACAGGCTCACCCGACACTCACCACGGGTCCGATGTTTCTTTCATCATCTCCAGCCTCTTTTCCCTCGCGTCCATCGCCGCCTGCTGTCCCGGAGTCATCGGAAGTGACCAGTCCGGGCCGTCGTCAGGAGGTTCATTTCCCTTGTTTCCTAGAGGCTGGACACAGGTAATACCTAAATGCCTTTCCTGCTTCTGCCGAACGTCTACTTCCGGCATCGCTGGCTCGGGTCGATGAGGTCCATTGAATGGTGAAGCCGACCGGATGTCCGCGTCGGTGGCTCGGGAAGACCCGTCTCGCTCCCCGCCGGCCTTCTCGGCCGCCGCGTCGCCGACGGAAAACAGGCCGGACACGTCGAACACCGTCGCTAGCCGGTCGAACGGAGACGCCTCGCCCTTCACGACCAGCCGAATCACGTTCCTCTTCAGCAACCGGTTGAACCACGCCGCACAGGCACTTTTGGAAAGGCCCGTGCATTCCGCCATGACGCGCGCCGAGATGTACACCCGCCGGCCGAACCGACGGGCCATCAGATGCGCCGCCCGGCAGACCGCCGATTCACCCGTCAACCCCTCCTTCTCGATCTGCGCGCTGATGGGAACGACAAAACTCCTCGGGCTGTTCCCGTCCGCGTCTTCGTAGGCACGGACGAACTGCGGCCAGACGCCTACCGCGCCGCCCGGACAGGCCACCTTCAGCCACTCCGATACGACGGCCGCGTAGTCGCCCGCCGCGACCGTCCGGTCGATACACTTGAGCGACCGAGCCAGCCGCCGGACGCACTTCGACAGCGGCATCGACCTGCTCGGCATCGACCGCAGCACGGCCTCCCGGACCTGATCGTCCGGCAGCCGCTCGCACAACTTGTAGAGTCGGCTGTTGGCCGAGTTCGACTGTCCCGGCAGGCGCGCCGCCGCCCGACGCCGGAGGTATTCCCTCTTGGCGACCGTTCGCGGAACGCACGGAATGCCGTGACGGACTTTCATTCGCCATCACCCCTCTTACGGGCGATCTTCCGCCGTATCACCTCGCCTTTCGACCTTCAGCTTCTTCCTGTACCTTCTCACCCACTTCGGTCGCCTAGGCATGACGACCTCCGAAAACGAAAACGCCCGCTGCGTCCCAAACGGAGTGCAGCGGGCGTAGTAGTTTGTGAGTCATTGGGGTTGAGGCCGACGAAGGAAGCAAGGTCTGTCGGCCTTACTTCCCCCACTCTGGGCCTCAACTCCCAGAATGACGATTTCAGGCCGACCGTCGGGTAGCTACTCCCGCCGTTGACTTTGCTTTGTCATATTAGAGAACTGCTACCGGTTCCGTCAAGAGAACACAGAAAAAAACCGACCGGTGTTACCCAGTCGGCTCTCCCGGTCGTCCCCACTCTCGCGACCGGACGAGGGCAAGCCGTTTGTCGCCGCCGGAAGGTCCGTCAACACTCCCGACGACGGCTCGCGGTGTGGACCCGGTTCACGCCACGGCAATTTCCTCGGCCGACAACGAGCGGTCCCAGCAGTAGGCGTCCGTGATCGACCCCGCGAACCGACCGCCGCCGGGGTTGCCCTGCGAGCCGACGCTCCACAGTTCCGTAGCCCAGGACCAGTCGGACGTGCGGAGCGAGTTGTCGATGTCCTGCTGCGTGCCGAACGCCTGGATGTCCGTCGGAATCACGGTCGCCCCGACCCGGAACAGTCCGGATCTCGTGTCGCGGTCGATGGACACCGCCACCCGGTACGGCACGCCGGCTTCAACCGTCGGGTCGTCAATCGACCCACCCGTCCACTCGGCCCGCCACTGCCACTTGTCCGGGTAGTTCAAGATGCGGAAGCCGACCCCGTTCGCCACGAGCATGTGGTGGTTGTGCGTCACCGCGTCGAACGTCACTGTGAACGCCACCGCGAACGACCGACTTCCCTGCGTCGCGGCCAGCGGCAACGGACTCGGCACGCGGTCGTAGTAGTAGCCGTAAGCGTACGACTCTCGCGGCACGACCAGCGGAATGCGACCTCGCATCACGTCGTCGGGCGGCCGAATGATAATCTGCCGCTCGATGTTGCCACCACCGATGGGCAGAATCCGCTCGCTGACGCCGAACTCCCGCAATTGCAGGTGCCCGGCGACCCGCACCGGCTTCTGCTTGGTGTCGTTCTCGGGCGGAGAATATGTCGTGATCGTCAGGCCAGCAATGTCCACCGATCCGGGGTCGTGGTCGAACACGGTCACGGACGGGGTGACGCCGTTGGTGCCGCTCAACTGCACCGACTCGAACCGGATCGGCCCGTTGCTCTGGACGTTCACCGTGTCCGCCCCGCCCGGCACCGGCAACCCATCCCAGGTGATGTTGCGGAACGTCACGCTCATCGGACTCCACTCGCCCGACGTCAGGTACAGCGACTTACTGCCCTCACTCCGGTGCCGGTCAATCAACGTCTCCACCCAGAACGACCCGACCACGAAATCCACGTCGTTGCCGGTACATTGCCCGTCCGTCCAGTGCCAGTAGTTCCCCCGTTCGGCGTACAGACCCCACTTGCACGACATCGCGTTACACCGGCGGAACTGAATCCGGTGACACTGGCTGCCCCAGATCCTGAACCCGGCCTCCACGCAGTTGGACACCTGCACATTCTCAAACAGGTGGAACTCGTTATTCGCATCTCGCAAACGGCTGTCGATGAAGATGCCGTTGACCGCGTTAACCACGGACACGTCCTTGATCCGGTTGTCGCTGCTGATCGGCCAGTTCGGGGGCGTCGCCGCGTTTCGGATCGACAGCCCCACCTCGCCGCCGGCACCGTTGATCGTCATCCCTTCGACGTGGCATTCCAGGCACTGCTCGAACACGACGGTGCCGACGATCTGCGTGGCAAACCGCCCAGCACCAACCAGCTTGCAGTGGGCGCGGTTCGAGATCACCAGCGGTTGGGTTAGGTAAATCGTCCCCGCCGGCAGATACACCGGCGGACCCGTCGGCCCATAGAGGCCGGGCGTTGTCACAGCCAGAGCGTCACGCAGTTCGGTTTCGGTCATAAAAGTCCTTGGAGTTACGGATAATCGTCGAGCGAGAGATTAGCGGCCACGATGGTCGCGGTGCCGCTGGCGTGAGCGACCTGACTGAAGCGGGGGATGAACGTGCCAGCCGCGTTGCACACAAGGTCGAACGAGATGACGAAGCAGTTGACGCCGGTGCCGTTCAAGGCGGTGAAGGTGATGTCCGTGGCGAGTGCGGCCGAGACCGTGACACCCGCCGTCGCCCCCTGCACGTTGGACGTGACGGCCGCGTTGAAGGCGGTCATGGTCCCCGCCCCACCGTCGAAGTCGAACTTGACGCCCTCTGCCGCCTGATCCGTACTCACGAAAAGCGTGAGCGTCCCGGCGTACTTGCGGCCGGCGATGAGCGTCGCGGACAGGCCCGTGATCGCCGCCATCGTGTCCGTCGCGTTCGTGACGGGCGAGGCGGTGTTGACGCGGCTGCGACCCGTCTGCTGGAACCAGTCGCCCGTATCCATGCCGGCGACGTTCGCGGCCTTGCGGATCATTGCCGTGTCTTGGGTGCCACTTAGTGGACTACCCGGACCCCAGGCGACGACGGCGTCCGCTCCCAGATCGATACCGTTCGCCGGCGCAGCCCCGAATGCGGATAAAGCCACGCCGCCGCTATTACCCAGCCCAACGACCACTGCACCAACCGCATTTCCCGCCGCCGTTTGGATGTTCACACAATTTGTGTTGTCAGTACCCGGCGAACGGATGGACAAGAATCCTTCCTTGCATTCAACGATCCCAACAGTCCCGTCGTGGCTGATCTGCAACTCGTCCGTGCCAGGAGTGCCGCCACGCTGCCGGACGACCAGCTTGCCGTTCGTGGCGTCCACCGTCAGCACGCAGTCGGCCGCCGCCGCCACCCGCAGCAGGCCGTCGAGGACCGTGTCCATAGTCATCTTTTTCGACTCTGGGACGCTCATGTCCGAGACGAGCATCAGGTCGATGGCGGCCACGCCGGCGGCCGTCAGGGCCGTCAGGCCGGACAGCTTCGAGTCGGGCATCTCAGCCCTCCAGCAGCAGGAAGGAACCGTCTTCGAGCAGGAGGAAGGCGACGGCCGCCCCCTCCAACAGCAGGCCGCTGCCGGACGGCGGCCCCGGCGTCGGCGCACCGCCGGCCACGCGGCCCATCCGACAGATTCTCAGGATTCGGTTGATCCGTTTGCGGAGCACTTCAGTACCCCGCCACGAGGACGTTCACCCCGGTCGCCGCCTGAGCACCGGTGCAGATCGGCTCGACCAGGATGTACTTGAACCCCTTCACGTCCAGGCACAGGTGCGCCGGCGCGTCGCCGGTCGGCGAGATGATCATGTCCGACACGTTGGCCGCGTCCGTCACCGCCGCGATCGTGTCCGCGTAGTACTCGGTCGCCGTCACCACCCCGTCGGCCACCCCGGTCAGGTTGTCCGACAGGACGAACGTGTAGTCGCCGAGAAGGACGTGCGTGTACGACTTGACCACCGTCCCGTCCAACAACCCGCCCTCGCACAGGGACACGCCGTAGAACCGGCACCCGCCGGTGTCGTTGTCCCCGTTCGTGCCGTAGAACTTGACCTTGATCAGGTCCGGACACTCTTCCTCTTTCTTCGGGTCCAGCCGCATGTACCCGTTGGTCGTGTCCTGGATGCCATCGGCCGAGTTGGTGGCCAACAGCGCCTCGAACGCCGAGACGGACAGGTCGATGCGGTCGACGTACGACGTGAGGACGACGTTGGTCGCGTACGCCCTTCTGAACCTGGCGTACATGGTCTGCGTGGTGGTGGACGGCATTCCGGCGGCCTCTTCGGAGGCCGAATCATCCGTCCTACGCCGTTACTGGCCGGGATCTGGCCCACTTCAGAAGGGCGTCCGACAGGGCCTTGTCGGCCGATTTCCGGTCGCGGAACGAGACGCCGTGCAAATCCCGGTTGTACTCGCCGCCCGCGATAAGTGCCCACACGTCGTCCGGGACCATCTGCGGGTTTTTGCCGCTCGCCCGCTCGGTCGGGAACCACGAGAAAATCCCGTCCACGTTATGCTGGTGCGGTGCCCGGCAGGTCGCCACGACGGCCGTCAGCGGCCATTTTCGCACCAGTTCCGGTCCGTTCGCCGGCGTCCGACCGGTGCCACCGCACCAGTGACACGGACCGCTGTCCGGACCGACCGAACCATCAAACCGACCGACGGTTTGAAACCCGTTCCCCTGACAGCCGACACACGTCCCGCCAACCCACCAGTCTAGGGGTCCGCGAGCCGTGTGTGGGAAGCCACGGTCGACCAGAAGGGCGACGGCCTGCGGTGACATGTCGCCGAACCCGTCGAAGTCCAGACACAACACCATGTCGCCGAACCACTCTCTGCCGAACTCCATCCACATCGCGTACTCGCGGCGGTACAGTCGGTGGCCTATGCAGTCGCAAGTGCCGCCCCACGAGCAGTCCGTGGCATCCTGATCACGCTTCCACTTCAACAGGTTTTCGTCACACTGGATGCGAATAAATTCCCCTCGCTCCGGAAAGCCGGACTCCTCGAAGAAGTCGGCCATTACCAGTCGTGGCAGGTCGTCGTCCGGGCTGTCGATGATCGCCCCGAGCAGGGCGTTGTAAACATCGGTGTCCATGCTACTTGGGCTTCCTGATAACCGCCTCGATGCTGTACTCGCCGCAACTGTGCACGTCCGGACCGAGGTCCACCCAGCCCTCGTCGCAAACTTTCAGGTAGATCAACTCGCCGGCCGGGATCTGCTCGCGGATCAACTTCCGCAGGCCGAGCGTGTGCGGCGGCTCGTCGTCGTCCGGAAGGAAAAACCACTTGTGGTCGCCGTTCCACCGACTTGGCAGCGTCTTACGCTTTTCATACAGGTCGCGATGCGGCGCGAAGATACAGAGGAAGCCGCCTGGTGCCGTGATCCTGTACCAGTTGCGAACCCCGGACCACGGGTCGGCCAGATGCTCAATCAGGTGGGAAACATGGACGTGCCAGAAAGCGTTGTCCGGCAGGTTGCTGCAATGCGTGGCGTCGCCGCAGCCGAAGATGTGGTCGTACTGCTTGAACACCTGGTTGATCGGATCGTTTCCGCACCCGATGTCGATCCCCGGCCGGTCGAGCGGCACGAACTTCTCGAAGAACCCGTCCCGCACCCGCCGGGCGAATGCCTTGCTAGTCTCGGCCATCGTTCCACTCCTTGGCCCACCGGATCAGGGCGTCCGACAGGGCCGACACCGCCAACTCCCTCGTCGGATAATCGACCCAATCGCCACGGACCTCGCCACCCGACAGCCTGTCATGGACCTCTGGCGGAATGTAATGCTCCTGCCCGTGGACGCTATTCGCCAACGCCGGCGACCGGTTCGGCAGCCACCCCCACACGTCCACCGGCGGGTCGTAGAAAGGACGAAAGTAGTGCTGCGGCGTAAGGAAGTTGACGACCACCTTCGTGACCGGGTGGGCGGCCATCACTTTCGGTCCGTTGGCTTTCGGTCCGTTGGCTGTGGTTGTGAACCCTGTGCCGCCACACACAGGGCAATCCCGCTCGTCCGGCGGTGGGAATCCGAACCGTCCATCGGTGCAGTGCGGACATCGGTTTCCCATCCACCAGCCGAGCGTGCAGCGGACCTCGTCGAGAAGCCCACGGCGGAAGACAAGTTGGAGGCCGTTCGGTGTCGAGACGACGGCCTCGCCGGGGCGGCTCACTCTCTTCGTCTGATGGGGCATACACCCCAGAAGCGGTTCGTAATCCATCAGCATGACGAGCGACACACTAGGCATCACCTGCCCGTCGATCTGCGACCGGATGAACCGCTCCGTGTGCGGCTTGGCATTGTTCTCTTGCAGAAAATCCGCGTACACGAGCCTCGGCAGGTCCGCCTCCGGGTTCGCCAGGATCGCCGCCATCAGGGCGTCGCGCGTGTCAGTGTCCATGTCCATGCGACCCCCTCGCCCATGCGATCAGTGCCCGCGACAGGGCCGACTCGGCGGCAGCCATCGACCTGTACCTCTTCCATTCGACCACGTCGTCGTCCACCAGGAAGTGGTCTTCGGAGTGACCGTCCATCAGACGAATGACCTCCTTCGGCATCCAACACCTCATCCCGTACTGCGTGGCCGTCCACCGCCAGGTGGCCCAGGACAAACGGAACTGGGTATCGGCGGCAATCGCGGCGTTCATCTCTCGAAAGTTCGTGGCCCTGTCCATTCTCCGAAATCGCCTTTCCATTTCGTCTTCGGAAACCGGTGCCGACGGGTCTCTTTGAATGGACCCGCTAGTGTCGCACACCCGGTCGGTGGCGGAGACGAACAACACGGGGTGGCGGGAGACGATTTGCCGGCCGAACCCGCCGTCGCCATACCACCAGTCGAACGGGCAGGCGATGCGGTCGATGAACCCGCGACGGAACGTCACGTCGATCCGCGTCACACTCGGCCACGTCTCTTCCGGCGAGTAGCAGACGACATCGTGGTCCCAGCCGACCAGTCGAAGTCCCGGCATCAGGCCGGCATGAAGCTGCTCCTCCCGCGTCA